CGCCCGCAACCCGCCGCCCTATGCCCTGCTTGTCTGCCCTGCTTGTCTGCCCTGCTTGTCTGCCCTGCTTGTCTGCCCTGCTTGTCTGCCCATAGTTCGCCTTTATACTTTTTTGCAAGGGTGGGATTATAGGGGCAACATATTTTATTTTATTCCGAATTCCGAATTCGTCGGTTGACAACAATGCTCGCCCATAGTATGGTTTTAATAGAGAGGAAGGGGCGCAATGATGAAACAAGCAATTATGCCGGACGGAAAGAGAAAACGCCGATCAAAAGACAGTATCAGGCAAAAGTGGTATGCCCACTGGCGCAATGTTCGTTTTTCGCAACGATTCTGGAGGGTTTAGCAATGAGATACAAGATTATCGACCTATCCGCCAATGATTCTATGGATTTTATCAATTTGACGGTTGCGGCATTCTCCCGCAAGGATAACGCAATTGCGGTATGCCGTGAATTGCCTATCCATGCGGAAGTTATCGACGCATTGGAAAACACCACCCTATTTAATAATTGGAGGGTTTAGCAATGCGCCCGATTCTTTTTCGTGGAGACCTTGCCCTATGGTATAGCCCGGATGATAGGGGTTATTATTGGCAAGAGGGCAAGGGGTGGGGCGATAAGACAAGCAAGGTTTATCGCACACAAGCGGGCGCGCTGCGCGCCTATAATCGCGTGATACGGGAATTCGGAATTCAGAATTCTTGATAAATTTCTGAATTCGGCTTGACAACAATGCTCGCCCATAGTATGGTTTAGTAGAAAGGGATTACAACAATGAACGAAAAAATCAGTCTGCAATGGATTCCCGCACAATGGCTAGAGCTTGCTTGCTGGAATCGGCCTATGGTGGTTTATTCGCGCACTATCGAAATTCCCCAGCATGACCGGCGAATTTCTGATAAGCCGACGGCCGCCCCATCGGCGATTGCAACCTTGCTTGCAACCCTTGCCAATTAGTCAACCACGAAACCACAACCCCGCAACCACAATAAGGGGAAAACCATGTTTGTAGTGGCAGCATATTTTGACGGCGTTTTTTCGGTTTGGCGAGATAGTGACGGCGGGTGGGTTACAATCGCCGGCGCAGAATGGGAGCAAATTTTGGGTATGGGTACACCCAAAACCCTAGCAGAGGGAAAAACTGTTTTGGCGAGAATGGCGTATCAGTGGCCGAATTGCTCTTGCTTCCTAGTTTCCCTTATCTAGTCAACCACGTTTCAACCACAACCACGTTTCAACCACAACCACGTTTCAACCACAGAGGAAAATTATGGTAATTGACGCTAACGAATTTGTTGTCGTTGCAATCGCAATTTGCTTTACAATCATTGCAACCGTCCGCGCGTGGAAAAGTTAGTCAACCACGTTTCAACCACGTTTCAACCACGTTTCAACCACACAGAGGAAAATTATGTCAAGAAAGCATTTTTCAGCCCTTGCCCTTGCCATTGCCGAAATATCTGATAAGGAAGAGCGCGCCCGCGCGGCGCGCCTTATCGCCGATGTTTGCGCGGAAAGCAATGGCCGGTTTGATCGACAAAGATTTTACTATGCTTGCGGGGTGCGGAATGATTAGAGAATGCAACCCCAATTTGCTTTGTAACCCACTAGAGCGCGCCCTTGCAAGGTTAGCTTGCATAGCTCGGCATGATTGCCGAGAGGGTGGGGCAAGGGCAAGCATACTGGCCAATAGACTGGCCAAAATGGGGCGCGCGGAATATCAAGATGTAGTTAGCGCGGCTTACACAAATTCGCGCGGGGAAGCAATAGAATATCTTGCTTTTCAATGTCCAGAGTGTGGCAATGCTTGTATGGGCAAGGATACGGCCGCGCAGCATTGCCAACAAGAATTCGACGATTGCGAATTCGACGATTAGCAACCACGTTTCAACCACAACCAAAACAAAATGCCTAATTACAATCCCACAACCGGAATTCCCTACGGCGTCATATCGGGCAACAATTTGCCGGAATTGCTTGACGATATTTCCCGCAATGGAGACAGCCTATCTTATGCCGCATGGAAGCAAGAGCTAGAGGAAAAAATCAAGGGCGCAATCGTTGGCGCAATCGACGATTTTACTTGCAATGCGAAAACGATTGCCGATTCTCTTGACTACGGCGAAATTGTCGATAGCTTGCTTGACGGCGGACTAGCCGAAGATTATCAGCAAGAGGAAGAGGAATTTGAGTATTCCTATAATACCCCGCAAGGGAAAGTTAGTCTCTTGCAAGGGTGGCTAGGGGGCGCGCCTCTTGTTTGGGTTCTTGATTCGCCCTACTATGCAAATTGCAAGGGGTGTTCCCCTTGCGTTCCGGGCGCAGGGGACCTAGACAACCCTTGCGAAAATGGGCTAGAGTGTTATTGCTTGCCACCCGATGATATGCCGGAAGAATGGGCAGGGCAAGCGCGGCTTATCGCCGATAAGTGACCACAACCACAACCACAACCACAACCACAGAGGGAAACAATGGTAACTACGGAAATTGCGCTTGACGAATTCACGCGCGCTTATGTCGAGTGTGCCCTATGGGCGGAAACCGACGATAAGGGCAACCCCCTTGACGCCAATTATGGGCTAGAGGATATTTCGCCGGAAACCTTGCTTGCTATGATTGCCGATTGCAAGCAATTCCAAACCGACAATTACAGAATGATTGCGGCCGACCTATCGCGCGCCGGTTTTAATTTCTGGCTAACCCGCAATCATCATGGGGCGGGGTTTTGGGATGGGGACTATTCCAAAAAAATCGGCCAAATTCTGACCGATAGAGCGGACGAATTTGGGGAGTGTTCCCTATATGTTGGGGATGATACCCTTATCTATTCCTAGACTTCACAACCACACAGAGGGAAACATGGTAGCTACTGAAATTCGCAAATATGGAAATTTCAATAGTGCTTGCGAAAAAGCAATTGCCTACGCAAACCGGCATAAAACCGGCTTACGGGGTGCGGAAGAATTCTTGCGCCGCGCGGGGTGGGGCGGGGAGACTTTCGGCGTCGAAAACGTGGAATGCACCGGCCGTGAATTGTCCTATCTCAATACGGGCGAAACGTATGACCTAACCATAGGGCAGGAAGGGGGCGGCGAAGTATTTTCTACATCATGGGGCGGGTGGTATGAGGAAGTAGAAAATAAGCATTGTGAAGAGGAAGGGGAAACACGTTGCGGCTATTGCGGCGAATTTACTCCCCTTGCCGACGGCGAAGAATGGCGCAAAACAATATGCGAACATTGCGGCCGATACGTCAATAATGGCGAATTGCCTAGCAAGAGCGAAGAGGAAGAGAAAGAATAGACAACCACCCGCAACACGCAACACGCAACCCGCAACCCGCAACCACACAAGAGGAATAAAATGGAAAAGACTTGCCACACTTTTGACAACGAAAAAGAATCGGCGGCCTTTATGCTTGGCTATATGCTCGGGCAATGCAAAAAAATCTTTGCGCGAATCGACGATGAGGAAACGCAAACCGTTTTAATTGATTGCAATGGAGATAAGGCCGACGGGGTTTATTTTCAGGCAATCGCCGATTTTCAGGAATTGCGCGTCAGTTTAGGTATCGGTCGGCCAGAGGAACAATACGCGCACGATTGCCTATTGCCTAATGGCGAATAGGCAACCCACAACCCACAACCCACAACCCACAACCCACAACCCACAACCCACAACCCACAACCCACAGAGGGAAACAAAATGGCTACTTATCTAGGTTTGGCATTGTTGAACGGACCGGCCGGCGCAGCCGATACCCCTGAAAAATTCCTGCCCAAAATATGCGAGGGTGCGGTCCCTACCGAATTCGCGCTTGTCATTAGTGCGCAATCATTGGAAGAGGCGCGCGAAAAACAAATTCTCTGGCATTGCGTCATGGCGAGAAAATGCCGGTTGCAATCCACCCCCGCCCCTCTTCGCTATCAGGAAGGGCGGAAAACGCATTGGCTATGCTCGATAGGTTAGCCGATAAGGTTTTGCAATAGTTTCCGCAACCCGCAACCACACAAGAGCAAAAAATGTTCAACAGAAAAGAATATCAGGAAGAATCGGGCGCAATGCTTGCCTACGCTTTTCCGGGCGGATACCCGATATACTACGTCACTACGGACAATGGGGTTTTATGTCCCAAGTGTGCGGGGTCGAAAGAATGCAAGGAAGCTACGGCCGACAATTCTCAGTGGTTCCTTGCGGGCGCAGACTGCAATTATGAGAATCCAAATTTGTATTGTGACCATTGCAACAAGCGGATAGAATCGGCTTATTGTGAAGAGGAGAATTTGGACGGAATGGACCTATCAGACTTACAAGCATATTGCCAAGTGGAAACCCACCCCGCACCCTTGCGGGAATATGCGGCGGTCCGTGCGCGCGCAATGGAAGCGCGCCTAGCAGGGAGAATCCCGCAAGCATTAAAATGGGAAAATGCTTGCGACAATCTGTATAAATTGCTTCCCAGCAATTTACAATGGTAGAGAATGCGCGCGTTTCCCCTTGCAATGATAGGGGCAATCCGCGCGCACTTCACAACCACGTTTCAACCACACAGAGGAAAATGGAAACAACCACAACCCCCGTTTTATTTCGTATGGATAGGGACGGCGAAGTCTTCGCCCTCTTTCCCACAATTGCGGCCGATCATTCCGGGCATTGCTCTTGCTATCAGCATATCGGCCAGCATAGCGCGGCCGATTATCTAGGGTGTATCAGGGAAAGCAAACCCGCCGCCCCCGCCCAATATGCCGCGCTCTTGCAAGAGTTATCGGCTATTGGCTATTGCTTGCGGGTTGTGTTTCGACAATCCCCAGCAATGCGCCGACAATGCCAATAGACTCCACAACCCACAACCACGCAACCACAGAGGGCGCAGCAATGTCGAAACCGACTAGGCAAGAGTTAGTAGGCATGATAGAAAATTTGTTGCTATGGGCAACACGGGGAAACAAAGTGGGGAACCCCTATTGCAAACCCGAAATTGAAAACGCATTGCGCTTGCTTGCACAAGAGCGCGGATTGTCGCCCGATAGCTGGCTAGATTTTAATATCAGGGCAGAATAGGCAATCACAACCACAGAGGGACAATAGGCGCAGACTTCCCGCAAGGGCAGGGCGCAGACTCCACAACCACAGAGGGACAATAGGCGCAGACTTTCCGCAAGGAAGGGCGCAGACAATAGGCGCAGACTTTCCGCAAGGAAGGGCGCAGACAATAGGCGCAGACTTTCCGCAAGGGAAGGGCGCAGACTTCACAACCACAGAGGGCGCAGACTTCCCGCAAGGGCAGGGCGCAGACAATGCAACAATACTTTCCACCCCTGCTACTCCGTCGCCCTCTTGTCTTCCTCTTGATTGCCCTTGCTTGCCCCTATTGGCCCATTCTAGCCCCATCATTGCCCCGCCCTTGCGTGATTGCCCCGCCCTTGCCCCATTCTGCCCTTGCCCCATTCTGCCCTTGCGTGATTGCCCCGCCGCCCGCACCCCGCCCGCACCCCGCCCCCTCCCCGCCCGCACCCCGCCCGCACCCCGCCCGCACCCGCCGCCCGCACCCCGCCGCCCGCACCCCGCCGCCCGATACAATACGCCGGTTGTATGGTATTGTCCGATTGTAATGGTTGCAATGATTATAACGATTATAATGATTATGCTGATTGTTCCGATTTTGACGATTCTGCCCAACATGCCGATTTTGCCACTCCTTTAACCGGGCGCGAAAACCGCTAAAGTTCGTTTAACCGGGTGGATTTTCCGCTAAGGTCGGTCGCCGGCAGAAAATGCCGGCAACCGGCGGCGACTTGATTTTCTTTTTCTGGCAAATTGTCAAGTTTTGTGTCAGGAAACCTTGACATTGCTTGACACAAGCGGAATTGTGGCGGGCAACCTTGACACAAGCCGGTCGCCGGGTGCCGGCCGGTCGCCGGGTGCCGGCCGGCGTCCAATAGGTGCCGGCGTCGAATAGGTGGCGGCGTCGATCATTTCGGCCGGCAACAATCGGCCGGCTTCCGCCCGCTCGTCAGCGTCGATCGTTCCGGCCGGCAACAATCGGCCCGTGGAAACCCTCTCGTCTATGCTTCCCCATACAATCCCGCTTGATTTTGTCGGCGGGCCGCGTCGATGTTGGCGTCGATCAATGCCGGCGTCGATGTTGGCAATCAATTGGCCGCTTTTTTGGCCGGTTGCCGGCAACCAATTATCTGTTTGGTTTCCTTGCCCACTTGATTCTCATTTTCTGGCAAAATATGCCGTGTGAACTCGCCAGCGTCGTTTTAAGCCATTGGGAGCAAAACACCCTCCCGGAACTCGAATTGCAGCCTTGCGTGCTGCCAGCGGCCCGTTTACGGGGCAACGGCGGGATATTGAAAGAAACGCTAAGCGCAATGAGGGGATAGCACTAAGCGCGGCGCGGGGATAGCGCAAAGCGCGGATAGCCGATAGCGCAAAATGGGGATAGCACTTGAACAAAGAAACGCATAGGGGGACAAAATGTAGCCCTTTGTGCAGTTTGCAACAAGTCTACAACAAGTCTGCAAAAAGAATGGACCCGGCGGTCAACCACTACCGCCGGGTCCAAGGGAAGCAACCACGCTTCACAGAATCAAAGTGGCCTATCCCGCAATTGTGCTTTGATTGCGTACCGCGTTTTATCAGTTAAGCGGCCAAACAGTTTTGTCAGAAATTCTTCATTTGAGTTTTGCCGGATGCTTTCGGCTAATGCTTTCAGCCCATCGGCTTCCCGCGCTAATGCCGTCGATTCCGTTTGCTTTTCGATTCGGCGTTGTTTTTCGGCAATGGCCCATGCCACGGCTTTTTCGTCATGCGCACCCGTGGCGGCAATGCCGAGGATCAAAAGCTCTTCGCCATTGTGTGGCCCCGTGCCAACATTGCCAGTGGTGAAAACACTATAGCCTAGCGCGCTCCAGTAGGTTCGCGGGGCCACAATGTCAAGTCCGTCGTGTCGATACGTTTCGGTAGTGGTAGTCATATTGTAACCTCTTGCCGGGCTACTACGGCCGGCGCGTTCCGTTGCAATGCCCAACGGTAGGCAAAATAAATGTTCAAGGGAAGCAACCACGCTTCGCAGATTTTACGTTCGGACCAACCTTGCGATATAGTAGGCAGTCGGCAAGTCGTTGGGCGCACGATAGGCTCCCACAATCGCGCCCGAAAGAAACCATTCGCCGGCTTTCGGCGGTCGGAATTCTCCCGTTCGCTCGGCTCCTACATTATCGTCTTTTTTGACGCCGAGTTGTTTCAATTCTTCGCGCGTCAGTGTTTCTCTTGTTGGGTATATCATAATTTGTCAACCAGGTCCCAAGTGTAAACGGGTCGCCGGTCGCCGACTCCCCGGAAAGCACAACGTACCCCCTTGCCCATGCCTAGCCAAACAGCATAAGCCATATCGTTGGTATCGTATTCGTTTACGCCGTCAAGGAAGTAAACTCGGGCCTTGCCCACGTCGGCCGCTTTCCACGCCGATAGTCGTTTCCGATCTTCATACGCAAGCATTCGCTCTTGCCCCAGCGGCGTCAAGTCGGCCCATGCGATTGTCGCGCTCATAATTCGCTCCCTTGATACGCTTCCTCTATCTCCGCAAGCGCGTCATCGGTCACAACGGAAACCACGTCGATGTGGAATCCGGCCCCGTTGCCGGCGGGCAGGAAACCTTTCCGGCATGGCTCGGCAATCATGCGGTCTACGCTGCGCTTGTCAAAATAGTTTGACGTGTCGCATTGGCAATTGCCCTCCCGTATGCTTTCGTCAAGTTTCTCCCTTTCATCGTCGGAAAGTTCGCGGCTCTCTTCCCATTGGGTGCCAAGGAAGGAAAGCCAATAGGAACCCGTGAGGCTACAGCAATGCGTCACTTGCCGGCGGTCGAAAACGTAAACGCCGAAAATGCGGCGGGTCATTTCCAAAACCTCTGGCGCAATCCAATGTTCGCGTTCCTCGATCTTCACAATCCAAACGTCGGGCAATAGTTGAACCCGTTCGCCCTCTTGCAATCCTTCATGGTCGCCGTTCCGGCGATAGATTCGCGGTTCCTTGTCGCCCTCCCACTCTTCCCGTGTATACAGCCAGCCGGAATTGTCATCGCTATCCAAGTGGAGTAGCGTTACGAGGTCAGGGTCAACGGCCGTTCGATTGCCGATCTTGAATTCGGCATCCGGTGTAATCAGGGCGGCGGTCGGTTTGAATTCGGTTTTCGTTGTGGTTGTCATGCTTTCACTGCCTTGAATGTCCAAGTGGGGTTTAGTCGTTGCAATTCACCTAAGCACCCGTCAATTCGATTTTCTGGAATGCGGGTAGCACGAATTCGTTTCGTCGTGGTCTTCCCGCGTTTTCCGTCATCGGTGCCGGCCAGCAATACGGCTCGCCGCATTTCCTTGTCTTTGCATTGGATGTAGTATTCTGTCATTGCTTTCCTCTTCTACAATCATACCACAATGCTACCCCATTGTCAAGTCATTTTCCAGAAATTTCAAGGCGGCGTCACGGTCGGCCGTCCTGAATTCGACGTGGAACCGCTCGATGTTCGGCCCCTTGTCGCTTCCATAAACGCGGAACGTGCCGGGGAATCCTGTTAGGCTTGCAATCAGTTTCAATTCTTCGCCACGTTTTAGGTCAAAACTTCTCACGAATTCTTGCACGGTTTCCTCCAATTAAATTGGGGAGCATACCGTGGTTAGCCACGTTTGGCAAGCCCTACCGTTTCCATCGCTTGCCGTGGCGGTTTATCGTAAACCTGCCAAGTGTTAGGTCGCGGTACTTATTCTGCAATTCCGTTTTCAGTGGGTCATTCACCACCACGCCCTGCAATGCTTCCCTCAGTTGCTTTTCCGTGACGCCGGCGTCGATGATTCGCGCGGCCAGTTCGGCAACGGGGTCAGATTTTTCCAGCGCGGCAATGCAAAGTTGAATTTGTCGTGGTGTCATGCTTTTCGTCGCCGGGGTTTTCGTGGTTTCCGGGGTTTGGGCGGAAACAGCAACTTATGTAAATGGTCGGCAATCAAACCCGAAAGTGAGAATGCCACACGTCGATCTCTTCGTCCACCGCTCATTGTTTTCTCCTAGTGTACTTCGCACCCTATGGGCGCACTGGTAATGTAAACCATCCATGTTCCGACCGTTTTCTGTTTCCGTAATCGGTGCATATCTTTTCTGTTTCCCTTGACGCGAACAATGCGGACGGGTTGCGTCATGGTGAACAGCGGCCCTTGCGCGCCAGCCGGCACTTCCTCAACAAGGGCGTAGGTTTCCGATTTCTTCATGGTCAAAATTGTGTTGGTTCGCGCGGCGTATAGCCGGGAGTGTTTTCCGCCGTCATGGGTGGGCCAAAGGTGGCCGGGTTGCCGGCGGCGTCGTAAAGCACGGAACGGAATCGGCGCACGGGCAACTCGATACGCTTGGCCGCACAATAGAGGGATTGTTCCGTTCCCCATATCTCGTTGACCGGCTCTGCCGGTCCGCCCATTTCCTGCCAGCGGTATCGGTACACGGTTTTGCTGGCGTCATATTGCTCTTTGATCTTCGCATACTCTTCCGGCTTTTCGATTGCTTGTAGCAAGTCGCCGGCAACGTATCGGTCGCCGTCTTTTGCTTCACGCTGCAAAGCGCGAATAAGGCATTGGAACGGCTCGGCATGTAATCCCAGCAAGTTGAAAATCGGGCTGGGGTCGGTTCCTGTTTTTATAAGTTGGAACATGGTTATTGCTTTGCTCGATTTTCCCAGTCAATTTTGGTAACAAACCACTCGGCGGGCGCGTTGCCGGCGGTCACGATAAGTTCGGCAAGTTCCTCTCCCACCGCTTCCACGGGGAAACTCGGATACGGTTCGTATCCGCCGGCAAGGGACTCTTGCACGGTTCCAAGCATGACCGGCGAATCGCCTCCGTCGTTGTCAATTTCCGCCATTAGCAGGCGTTTCAAGTCGGCAGACACTTCCGGTTGCAATCCGACCGCATAGGCGGCGAGAATGGCGTCGGTCGCTTCGCCGATCCAGTCATAATCGAGTTTTCCGCCGTTGTTGTGCGTTTCGCAAGCGTCAACCGCTCGGGTCAATGCCGCCAACATCTTCATAACGGTAGGCGGATTTTCGATATTCAGCCGTTCGCAAAGTTCGTCGATTTCGTCGCCCGATAGGCTTGTGTCGTTGTCGTTGGGGCAAACGATTTCCTGCAATTCATCGGAACGGTTGCCCGGTTCGCCCATTCCGTTTTCCTGATAGTAGCGCAGCGCGCCGAGAATGGTGTTGAATTCGGTATTCGATACTTCTAGCAACATGATTTTCTTCTTGTGGTGAAAAGTGGGAGAGGTTTCCGTTGGGTTGCATAGTTCGCACTTGACGCCGGCCGGGCATGGATGAATCCGATGAAATTCCACCACGGCGTCATTATAATCTTTCGTGGTCCATTTTCCGCCCTTGGCGCGGACCCGCCTATTGGCAAGGTCAAGGCCGGAAGCATACGCTACTTCGTTCGCGGGTATTTTTATCATTCGCCCCTCTTTAGCGCGGCAATCGCGGCCTCTTGGCTTACGTGAAATTTACACTTGAATTCTTTCATCGCAAACCAGTCGCGCCGGGTCAACGGTTGCGATATGGTGTATTCCCTTGTAATCAGGGCAACGTCAGGCTTGTATGGTTTTCGCGGGTCACGTTCGCCACGTCGCAACACTTGCGAATAGGCGGGAACCCATCGGTTGCTAGACCGTATTTTTCCGTTTGGAAACAGGTGTGCGGTTGTCATGGTTTGAATTTCTCTATCTTGGCTTCCACCATTTTCCTAATGCTGGCCGCTTTCGCGTTGGCGACGGCGTCTTCCGTGTCGGCGGTCGCCGACTTGCGCAGCCGTTGCAATTCCGTGTATTCGTCGCGCGTTCGCTTTTCCATATCCTCTAATTCTTCGCGGCGGTCGCGCCGTTGCTCGGCTTCTGTCTCCGCTTCGTCAAGGTCGATAGTGAGAAAATCGTAGCCGTCGTTAATCTCCTCGATAAGACGCTTGAATTTGGCGTAGACCGCGTTGCCGTAAGTGTAGACCGCTTGTGAGATAATCGCTTGCTCGGGTTCCAAACTTTCCCATAGGCCCTTGTCGGTTTCGATGTGTTCGCGCAATTCGCGCATCAAGTCGCCGGCCTCTGACAAGTTGTAATCCCCGTTGGCGTTGTTTTCGTAGTGGTATTGGTCGCCGCCGGGATAATCGTTTATCAAGTCATCGCCCGCTTTTCCATCGTCAACCAACATTTCGACGATGTTGTCAATAAAATTGTCGGCGGTGTCGGCGGCGTTGCGCCGGGCGTCGGCGTCATAATCGGGTTTGGAGGGTGTTGGGCGCGAATAGGGATAGACGGAAACAAAGGCCATTTTGTAGCCCTTGCTGCGCAACTTCACCTTATCCAATGCCTTGCATACGGCTTGCCGAACGGTTGTATCGAGTATCGGCCCATTGCTTGTCACGTCGATGGATACGATCAATTCCACGGTTTGCGAATTCATTAGACCGGCTCCACGAAATAGGTGTTTCCCAGAAACAATTGCTGCCAGATATGGACTTGCTTGTCGGCGGCGTCCCGGCTCGGGTAGCGACTTATTCCCTCTGTCATTGGGAACTCATCGTATCGAGTGTGCCATAAAATCTTATACATGGTTGCTTTCCCTTATACCACAATCATACCACAATGCTACCCCATTGTCAAGTCAAATATCAAACGTAAAAGAATTTTGTTCCCGGCTTGGCATCCTTGACGGCCGCGCGAAGACGTTGCAATTTCGCAACGTCGCCCGGCTCTTGCTCGGCGGCGTCTTTGTGCCATGCTAGATTGCCGTCGATTTCCGACAATATGCCGGCCTTGTGTTCCTCTGATTGCACGGTTCGGGTGGAAGAGAAGGCATACAACGGGCTGGCTTGTCCGCCGTGCCATGCAAAGGCCGTTGCGATAATTGGTTCGTAAGAGGCATCGGGTTCCGCTCCCTCTTCCGGCTCGGGCGGATACCCGGCAACATCCAATTTCGCATTGGCAAGGTCGGCGTATTCGATCATTTCGTCATCTGGCAGATTGCAGGGGCAAAGGTATGGGCTGGCTTCGTAGACCGCGCAACCCTGTTTCCATTGTTTGCCCCAATTATCTTGAATGCTTACGCCGTGCCCGCGCACGCCCATAAGCAAGTCGCTAAGGGCATCGTATTGTTCCTCTTCCCCCACGATTCCGCCGGCCACGAAAATGTTCATAAGCGATATGCCCAATGCCTTGTCGATCTTGTCGAGCAATGGCCGGATAATCGGGTCATGTTCGGCCGGCGTCAAGGTCGGTACAAGGTCGCATATTTCGGAACCGCCGGGGAAGTGACCGCCCCTAGACTCCAGCGCGTCGGCGAATTCCGATGAATAAATAACGTGCGCGGCTCGATAGATTACATTGTCACTAAACATGATTGCTCCCTTGTGGTGTTATAGTTGCCAACTTTTGCGATAGGCGTCACGGTCTTCTTGCGTGATATACCCCTTGCTTCCGCACATTCCGCAAGGGACGGTATGCCAGTTATTCATAAAATCTCGCTTGCCGGACAAGTCGCGCAGCCTAACTTCTAGGTGCCCGTTTCCTTTGCAGTCTTTGCATACGGTCGCGTTTTCGGGTAGGGTCGGCATAGTAGTCCATTCTATTCAGCGGTAGTATCGTAAGCCATCGTCGGCTTTGATCCACTTTTTTATGGTGTTGTCAGGTTTCAACCAGTCGGTAATCGGAAAGGTTCGGTAGTGGGTGGCTCCGTTGCCAAATTTGATTTCCGACGGCGTAGGTTGCCGGTGTGCGGTTATTTCCTTGTTGCGCCCATTCCACGGTAAAGCCATTGGTTACTCCGATATGGTTTGGCACAAGAGGCGCACGGTGTCGGTTTCTAGGCTGCATTCCGAACGGAATACAACGTCGGCACTTATTCGCCATGCCTTGCCGTCAAACAGATAGTAAGTATCGTCGCCGATAGTCCCCAGTTTGGTTGCGTGTTTCGCCAGCATTCGCTTGGCATTGGCTTGTTCTTTGACGTGGAACATGGCTTATCCTAATTGCTCGAAAGGGTGGCGTTCCTGATATTGCGCCGGGTTTTTCAGATAGGCGTCAAGCCAGTGGTTGACGAAAACATAAACGTAGTCACGGCCGGCGTTGCTTCGCCCTTGCAACTTGCTCCGCCATTTTCGATCATTGGCATGAAACCAACGGACCCAATGATCGACGTGGATTACAAACCATGCCGATTCGTCATCGGTCAACTTGTCCGCCGCCTTGCGGTCGCCAAGAATGGTTAGCGCGATGATTTCCAAGGCAAGCGAAGTCGCCCGGATGAATTCAGCGGTCGGCGTCGGCGGTAGTTTTGTTTTGGCAAGCATGATTTTGTGGTTGTTAGGCCGGGTCGCCGGTCGCCACGCGAATGACGCGCACAATATCGCTTCCGGCTAACTTGTTGTAGATTGTCGGAAATTGCAGCATGAATTCGCGCCGGGTCGCTAACGTCAAGTCGCCCTCCCGGCGGTCGGCATGTTTCAAGGCGACAATCAAGTCATCCATTCTGTTGTCGGTCGCGTTTTTTGGCAACCGATCTATCAATCGCTGCGCCGCGTTTGCCACTTCCACTAATTCGTGGCCGGGGCAACCTTCTCCGCCCATCGGCAGATAGTGGAGAAACCAGCGTAGCAAAATGTCTTTTTCTTCGCTTCTAAGATTTTCAATTTGCATGGTTGTTGTTTCCTTATACCTCTATCATACCACAATGCTGCCCCATTGTCAAGTAAAATCGGCCCGCCAGCCCAGTGACTAATTGGGCGGCGGGCCGGGAATCCGGCCGGCACGGGTTAGGGAGACTAACCGGCCTGTGCCGGTCGGTCTATCCTGCATATTCGAGTTGACCATTATCACAATCCACATAGGGCGATTCGTTGCTTTCGCCGGCGGTCACATTGCGGTGTAGCGTTCGGATTAGGGCGGCCAATTCCGAAAGGTCTTTGGCCCCGCTTATCCCACGTCGCCACCACCCTGCCCCGCCTTGTGGCCCGCCAAGCAAAACGGCGGCAACGTCGGCATGAAAGTCTCTGGCTTTCAACCACGCAAGCAAATTGTGCCATACGTGGGAAACCTTTTTATCGTGCGCCGACGCTTTGCCCGATCGCGCGTTTTGGTTTGCGTATCGGACGGCATGAAAGAATTCCAAGTCGGCCTTTTCGTCTTTCGTCAGATAGGCCGCTTTGCTGAAATTTTGCAATTTGGGAACGATTCGCGCGACCGTAAATGTTCCCGGATAGTTGAATCTGCCCGTTGTGTCGGCGAAGTCAACCAGAGGCTCTGACGTGCCCTCCACATACGTATCGCGTAAAAGTCCACAACGGTCAAACGTGAGAAATACTTTTGCGTTCACCCTATTCTCCTATGTTTCGGAAATATCCCGCATAAGTCCAAAAAGTTCGCAAGTGTAATGCCGACCGTTCCACTCGAAACAAGGGAATAGGCCGGGATAGTCTACCTTGATTTTCCAAAGTTGCAAAACTTGCTCGGCTTCCTTTCGCAACTTTTCGCATTGCTTATCGCAACGGGTCATCGTTTCGGAATTGCCGCTGTTGTTGCCGCGCGCCCATGCGTCGGCCGCGCGGTGAAAAACCTTGTCGAGATAATCGGCAACGATTGCCGGCGCGGACTTTACCACGGCCTTTACTTTTTCCTCCAGGTCCGCCGTGGAGAGTTTCTTTTCGATTCCAGTCGCCGCGCAAACGATATTGGTAAGATGTTTCGCGTAGGTCATTGTTCCACCTTCACCGATTGCTCGGCCAGTTGTTTCATCGCGGTCAGGAACGGGGCAAGTTGTTCCTGATTTTGACCGCGAAATTCAAGTTGCTCGAAATTTCCAAACTTCGTTATTGGTGCCTGAATGTCAACCCCGGCCGCGTTTGCCAAGTCTTGCCACCCGCCAAACGCGGCGGCAATCATTTCGTTCCACTCGCCCACTTCCTCGATCAAGGCTTTCACATTGTACTTGCCGGGGTGCCAAGTGTAAACGCGATTCTTCGCCCACGGGTCATCGGTGTAATTCGACGGGCCATATTTGCCCTCATCGTTGTAATCTACTTTGACCGTGGGCAACTTGGCGATTCTGTCCAGCAAGTGGATTGCGCACAAGTGGCAACGTATGAAATTCGGTATGCCGCCGGCCGCCGGTTCGCTTGCGTATTGCGTTTTGCAAAACGTCCCAAAACGCCATCCCGGCTTTCGTGTTTTGATTTTTCGTTTCTCCGCGAATTCGCTCGGGCGTTTCCACGGGTGGCCATTCTTCACAAGCCACTTTTCCCAGCGTCGGCCGTCAAATTGTTTTCTAACCATGCCGCCGTCCTTGACCGATTTTCTAAACCTATCGTCTTCCATCGGGTCATAGTCAACTTCAATTTCGTCGGCGTATCGGGCAAGTCCCAGCGTCAACCATTCCGATCCGGGGCCGGGAATGGCATCGAACAGGAAGATTTCAGTCGGTTGAATTCGTAGCGTCGTGCCTTTCATCCACGGGATGCTTATACTTGTGCCGGCGTCGAGCAATGCGGAAAACAATTTCGGTTTGCTCCGCACACTTTCAAGCGGTTGCTGGCATTGTTTTGGCCCATAGTAGCGCACTCTATTATCGACATGCTCGAAAGGCAGGTCTAGGGCAAGCTGGCGCATCTTTTCGACAATCGCTTTCGCGCCGGCGGTTGTCTTCGCGCTTGTTTTCAGATTGTAGTGAATTGTCAAACCCATAATTAGCTCTTGGTTTTGTGTTCGGAAATTCCCACAATTATCATCATGGGTTCCACGTCGGCCACGCCGATAGAAACGTCATCGGCAAGGTCATGCTCGAATCCGTTGTCATAGGCGAATTGCAGCGCGTTTTCAACGGCTTGCTTTGCGGCCAGTTGTACCTTGTCATCCGGCAACGGTATATCGTGGTCAAGTTGCAGGGTAACTTTCAATTCCACTTCGGTTATCATGCTTTCACCTTTCGGAAGTCAGAGGGTTCGACCGATCCTTGAATGGTTGGGTTCGCGTCCCACGCGGCCCGTGGCGTCTTGAATCCTAGCCGTGAATGCAAGCCATACGTTTCGGCGTATCGCTCGAATTCGGCAAGGCCGGCATAATTATTTTGCAGTCGGCATTGGTAGCCGGTCAGTCCGCTTTTGCATTTTACTTGGCACATAGTTCTCTCCCTTCCGAAAGTCGGTCGGTTGAAACCCATTGCTGCCCGGTTCCGTTCAACGGCGTCACTAGGCAATCGACTCGCGCAAAGACTTGCCGGCTATCCAATACTTGCACGGCAATCTTTAGTGGGCCGATTGTGAGAATGGCCGGTCTAGGGTGCAACGGTATCATTTCGTTCGTGGTTCGCATTTTAGACTCCAAAGGTTAGCGGAAAGAGGCTTGTGTGTTTCGGCTCACGTATAGCAAGGTCGCTAGGGACCCGTAAACCCGCCGCTTTCCAGCCGCTTTCCAGCCGCTTGCTATGCCGGCCGGGGCGACGTTGCACAAGTCCCTTTCCGCTATCCCTCTCTTACTTCGTATCCGGTTGTTTTGATCGTGTTGAAAACAATTTCGTGGCCTTCACCCGCTTTCACGGCAAAGTGAAACCAGTCGAATGGGCGCGGTTCCACTTGAAACCATGCCGACCGATCTATCAGTTTTTGTGCCGCTTCCATTGCGCCGCGCGTTCCTTCCACTTGCCAAGTCGCTAAGTCAGTAACCATTTTATCCCTCTCTTTTTCCGCCAAGGGTGAAAGTGTAATCGTTGCCGTCCGCGAATTCGGTTAGTGATTCGTCGCTAGTCTGAGAATCATAATCCTCTTCCAAGTCTTTGTAGATTGCCCGGCAAAGAGCAAGGCGCAGCGTTTCGGCATCGCTCTCGAATTCGTTTAGTAATGCTTCCACCTTATCCGCCCGGCCCACGGTATTGAATTCGATGTTCACGCGGCAAGTGCGCTCGTGGGAATAGTTGTGGCTCGTTCGTTCTACCTTAGACGGATAGAGGAAGTAGCCTAGCGTTACTAGCCGGCGATATTTTGCATTCGTCGCCTTGTGGTTGCCGGCCTTGTCGGCAAGCCACGGGCGGAAGTCTTCCGGGGTGCCGGCAATCGTTTTGCTTGGCGTTATTTCCGTTGCCAGAAAATTAGCCAGTTTTTCTATGTCGATGTTGGCGGTAAAACTAGCCCCGTCGCCTTGGGACCAAAACCCGCTGAAAGCAATCTTCGCGTCGGTGAAACCTATTTGCGCTAGTGCCTCTTTCCAGCAATCGGTGGTGAATTCGTACCAGTCGTGGTCGGTGGCCGATTCCCGCAACCATTCGCGGGCATTTTCGATTGCCTTGCTTGTCGCCTTGCCGGCCTTGTGCAAGTCGAGCAATTCTTGAAACGTGTAAATGGTCTTTGTGATTTCGCGCGGCATGATTAGGTGGTCTCCGTCAAGCCCATGCGCGCAATCCATCGCCGCGCTTTTTCAGGGGTGGTGAATGCGGCGTGTTCCACGCCGTCGCAACAAACGGCAACCGTTAGGGTTTGCTTTCCAAGCCGGTTGCCACGGGCGAATCGGTCGCCACGGTCGAAAGTCCGCTTGATTTTCTTGATCGTGATTGCGCCGACGTGATAGGCGGGGTGTTGGTAGAGAGTGCGCCGATTGTTGCCCGTGGTGGTTATCTTCACAATACAGCCGGTCAGTATTCCACCGCCGCCGTTTGATCGGACGCTATGGATTAGAAGAGGAATTTTGATCGGCCCCATGCTCCGCTCTATGGTTCCCTCCGCGTCATACTCTTGCAGCCAGTCGCGCCCGTCGTTCGGCGTAGAGTAGCAAAAGTGAAGACGTACCCGCTGCCTTTGCAACCTTGCGGAATGCAAGGCGGTAATAACGTCCGTTGGCGTATCGGCAAAATAGAATGTGCCGTCGCAAACGCGGTAGGTTTTGCCGTGGGATTCCACGGTTTCGATAGTCGCCATGTTAGTCTCCCTAGCCGGGATAGTCAGTCCCAACTTTGTGTCGTGATTATTCGACGGTCAACCCGTCGGCTTTCATCCCTTCCAAAACGTCTTCTGCCATTCGCGTGTCGATGTTCAGCGTTTCGCCCATCCATTGCCACGATTCGGCTTGGCAATTCTCCGCAATCCATTCGCGGCCGGCGGGGGTCATTGGCGTCAAGCCAACAATGCCACCGCAATTATCTACTCTTACGTCGGTTGTCATGGTTTTGTTTCCCTTTTCTAAAGTATACCACAATGCTACCCCATTGTCAAGTGGAATCTCTTTATTTTTCCAGCCTGGCGCGCAATACGGTCAATTCCTTTTCCAGCCCGTCGCAATCGGTTTTCAAGTCGTCCGCCATATCGTCGTCGATGTTGGCGAGGGCAAACGCCACGGCGTATTGGAGCAAGCGCAATTCTCGTTCGTTGGTATTCATCGGTTTACTTGTTGGTTGTGGATTCCAGCCAAACGGCTAGGGCTAGGATTGCATCATCCGGCGGTTGCACAATGCCCGCCGCGATTTTCTCATTCGCTTCCGTGGTGTATCGGATAGCGCGCTTCTCTTCCGGCCGGTCTTCCCACTTTTGCCGCCTACCACGCAAGAAGATTGTGCCGCCGACGCGCTTGGCCCACGGCATAAGTGACGCGCCGCCTTGTTGGTAATCTCGAATGTGGCCCCATTCGTGAATGGCGACTTGAAAAAAGTTTTCAGCCCGTGCCAGCGGGTCAGTTTGACCTACAATCGTTGGCAAAATTTGTGGCAACGTGATTGCAAAATATCCGCCGTCCGTGTTAATGCAACGGCCCCGCACGCGCTTGCCGTTTTTTCGGGTTTGCTTCATGCGCCGCAACTTGAATTCATACACCCCCGTACATTCGTGCGCCATGCCTTTCACTTGCCCCGTGCGGCCGGCCGTCACGATTACAATTACCCCGGTGGTTCGCACTTTCCCGCAAGCCCGCCCGGCCCGAACAAGCAAGTTTTCAACAATCTCGTCAGGGCATTGGGTTTTGTTGTAAAGTTTCACGGCTAGATTTCCTCTGCCAAGTGGGCCAGTTTCACGGCCACTACGCGGTAGTTGCGACACGTCACGTTGTCAGGGTCTATTCGTCGAATGGTTTCGTCATAATTCGTAAGCCATTGCGCTAGGCCGTTTAGGACGGTTTCCACGTCCGTTGCGTTAATCAATTCGCCTATGCGTTGGACTACTTCGTCTTCTTCCACGGTTGTCTCCTAGCCGGCCCGCCCCGGCCTTTCGACCGGGGCGGACGGGCAACGGGTCATTATACGGCAATCTGGCAATGGGCGTCAAGCAATCCATGCAAGGTCATGGTTCGCTTGATTGCCGATTGCGGCGCGGTGCCTTTCAAGATTTCGGTGAAGTCGTTGAACAGACTCCACACGTTGCGGGGCGCGAAGTCTTCATGGGCCGGTTTCCGCCATTCGCCGACAACCTTTGCGACTTGCTCGCCCGAAACGATACGACCCATGAGGGCGCGAATCATAAGGTCATGGGCTTCCAAGTCGGTAAGTTCACGGCCGCGATAGGCGGAAAAACGCGCCGCTTGCTTCACGCGAAGGTCGGCCAACTTTCCTACCGCGTTGTAGATAAGTTGGTTCAAGTCCCGGCTGATAAAGCGGGTATGCTTTCGACCCACAACCACGTCGCCTGAGAAACTCAGGTTGTCGCAAACAGTGACGTGATTGCCAAGCGAAAGGCCAGCGGGGAACGTCTTATCGTGCGAATTGCGAATGCCGACCACGGTATTGCCGCCGTCGTTGTTGTCACCCAAGTGAAGCAAGCCGAAATATCGGTCGCCGTCGTGATACAAGGCGTGTTCCTCTTTGACGATGTTCGCGCCGCTCGACACAAGGGCGTTCTTGACGCTGTTGACAAAAGTGTCATGGGGGACCGGGGTCCAAGTCGGCGTAGCTTCCGGGGTGGTCACGTCCCGCAATTGTTCCATTTCGATGATTTTCGCGCCGGCATGTAAGCAAAGGCTACTCATTGGTTGCAACTCCGTGTAAGTGGTTGTTTCTGTCTTATACCACAATCATACAACAATGCTGCCCCATTGTCAAGTAGAATCTTTTTATTTTCCAAAGTTTTCTACCGGGTTAGGTAGACTCGCATGGCGCGGTAGTTTATCGCTTCGCACAAGTGGCTAGGCTTGATTGTTTCCGAACGGTCCATATTCGCAATGGTTCGCGCTACAGCAAGGATTCTCTCCCGTGCGGCGGCGTCGATGTTTAATTCGGCGCACGCGGCTTTGAGCAAGTTGCGGCACGTTTCGCATAAGTCAAGGCTAGTGAAAGTGGCCACGTCGGCAAGGGCGCGGGATATGTCCGCCGAACACGTCCCCGGACGGCCTTGCAAGTCGCGTTCCGCCGGCGGTACTATTTCGATAGTAATGTCGGCCACGGGCAACTTGGCGCGGTGCCGGGCGACTTGCGCGGACGTGCAATTACAAGCCGTCATTGCGCTACCGATGAAACCACACGGGCAGGGGCGGGCCTCAAAAGTTACGGGGCCGATATGATGGATTGCCGCTGCGCGGAACATGCTTTTTCCGCTGTTGGGCGGGCCGACGAAAAGAATAGAATGGTTGCCGGCGCACGCCACGGTCAAGGCCCGTTTGCCCATTTCGTTGCCACGGATGATTGCTACGTCATCGCACTTGGCGGCGTTTGCCCGCCGGCGCAATTCGACGCAACACGTATTGTATAAGGTCGCAAGGTCGGCGTCAGATTTTCTAAGTAGGTCCATTTTGCTCCTCATTGTATCGTCGGCGTATCGGTTCCCATTCGACGTAGGGCAGATTGTAATAGGCATCGAAAGGCAATCCGTTGTGGCGGGCTACTTCCTCTTTCAAGTCGGCCTGATACATCATGGCCCGCGCTTTGCACGATGTTTGCAAGGCCGCGATTGCTTCACATTCCGCAATTATTCGTTCTATGCTCATTGTGGTTATCTAATTTTATCCGGTTGTGGTCAAGGTCATCTTGCAAACGCGCGGCGTGTTCGCGGGCGGTGGTTTCGCACCACGGGCCGCGAATAAGGAAACGTGGTCGGTTGACGTTAAACCCCACTACGCCGACGTTGTAGCGTTTGGCATCACTGGCACTAAGACGTTTTGATTCTGTTAGGATTGCTTTCATAATTAGAAGTCTCCTAAGTGAAGCGCGGCGGCGAAGTCGCCTTTCGCGGCTTTTTCGGCCGTCTTCGCATGGTCGCAAGCAATGGCATGATTTTCCAATATCTGCGCGCCGCACATAGCCATGAATTTCGCCACGGCCGGCTTGCGCCCGTTGTAGAGCCAAACCCGCTGATTGCCGTCGCCGTGGTGCCGTGCATCGGTTAGCGTCACGCGCTCGCGCATGGCGTCACGGCAACGTAGTTCCGGTCCAACGACATATTTCCCCGTGCGCGAATGAAAGATAGAGGGAGCCATTCCGGTATTGAAACACCCATAGAATTCCGGCCCGCTAATCCCGTGGCCTTTCGCAAGTCTCGGAACAACGATAGGTTTGCGTTTTGTTTGCATGGTGGTTGCTTTCATACTACAATCATACCACAATGCTACCCCATTGTCAACTAGAAAAATAAATAAAATTGTTGAAATTTTCCTATTGACAATGGACTAGCATTGTTGTATGCTTGTGGTATCGGCGGAGTTTTAATTCGCCGTTAGCGTGCCGGTTGACTACCGGCCGGGGACTACCCAACTACGGGTTTCGCTCTTTGACAATTCGATTTTGATGAATGGGCAACCGTTCCGGTCCACGTTCCGGTCCACGTTCCGGTCCACGTTCCGGTCCACGTTCGGCACAATCCGATCATACCCTACAATCGGTATAACTCGGAAAACTGATACAATGTGCAGAATCGGAATAGACGGAATAGACGGAATAGACGGAAGAACCGGCACGATCGGCACAACCAGCCCGGCGCGCCCAACCCAGGCCGGCCAACATCATATATTGTAACCGTGCCCCAAAACCCCTAATGACATTTAACCGTGGCCAAATTCCGCTAAGGCCACCTAACCGTGGAAAATTCCGGCAAATTGAATTTGTAACCGTGAACCAAATTTCGTCAGAGTATTTGCCGGCAACGGCGTCGTCTTCGGCCGAGCCGGCGATGGCTTTGTTGATTTTTCAACGATCGACAGTCCACTGTCAATCAGAAGCCGATAGGCATCCCGGTGCAGGCGACGTGCTATCGTTGTCATGCGTTGGATGTCGCCTAAGCCGCTGATATTGGAATAGTTAGAAGAAAATGGTTTCCAAAGGCGATCATCAAGAAACAAAGATAGGATCGGACACAGCATCGACAGGTGCAGCCGTAGAGTCAAAGCGACTTGGTTTGTGCCACCGCGATCCCTATGTACCGATCCTATCTCTGGCGTTGTCAGGGCTACGACGAGTAGCCAATCGACAAACGACTGGCCTGAGTTTGACGGTCATGCCCCGACCCAACGCAGAGCCGGCCGACGCTCAAGTCGAAGGATAGAATAACAAAGACTGGCTTATTTTGGCAATATCAATAACGATGGAATGTCAGAGCATGTCGTGGTTTCTACCGCCAGTTTTTGATTCATCTTTTCCTCCCGATCGGTGGAATGACGAATGGCAACACCCCGAAAGTGCCAAGCGCAATGAGGGGATAGTGCCTAAGCGCGGCGCGGGGATAGCGCGAAGCGCGGATAGCCGATAGCGCGTAGCGCGGATAGGGGATAGTGCTAAGCGCGAACGGTGGATAGGTCTAAGCGCGAACGATGGATAGTGCCAAAGCGCGGTGTGCCATGATGCACTCGATTGGTCAACTCCATTGCAAGACGCCGTTGGGCGATGCGTTTGCAAGGATCAGATTCATGCCGAGCCATAAGGGCGTTGATCTCGTTCATGTCCAAGTCCGTAAAGAAACATAAGCACTGCCGAACATCGGCATCGTCGATATTTACCCAGTATTGAAAGAAGTCATAGGGCGATGTTTTGTTGGCGTCAAGCCACAATGCGCCGTTTTCAGTCTTGCCCATTTTCGTGCCGTCGCTCTTCGTTAGCAGCGGGCAGGTCAAGCCGTACAATTGTTCGCCGTCCATCCGTCGTGCCAGGTCGATGCCGGCAGTGATATTGCCCCATTGGTCAGACCCGCCGATCTGCAAGGTGCAGCCGTAATTGCCCCACAGCTTCACGAAGTCGTAAGCCTGTAAAAGCATGTAACTAAACTCGGTGTAACTCAGCCCCGATTCCATCCTGCTCTTCACAGAGTCTTTTGTTAGCATCACGTTGACCGGGAAATGCTTGCCCACGTAGCGTAGAAAGTCAAGATAACGGTAGTCGCGCATCCAATCGAGGTTGTTCACCACAATTACACTTACAAGTCGTGTGATCTGTTCCGTGATGCTAAACGCATTCATTCCAACGTCTACCTGGTTCAGCAGTTTCCGTTCCTCATTCTTGCCGCTTGGGTCACCTATCATCCCAGTAGCGTCACCAATTAGAACAATGGTCCGATGACCGGCTTGCTGAAATCGCCTCAGCGTCAGAAGCATAACCAGATGGCCGACGTGCAGACTGTCAGCCGTGGCGTCGATGCCCAGGTAGACCGTCCGCTTAGTTTGCAGATGCTCAATCAGGCCATCGGTCGTCTGATGGATGAGTCCACGCCACTGTAGTTCAGGTATTATTTGCATTTGGCATCGGATAGTTCTTCTCCTCGCATGACTCGCACGATTGCGTTCCATCCGAGAAGAAATACCACGGCTCATTGCCTTTACGTTTCCGTCCGCATGAGTTGCAAACCCGTGGTGGAGTTGGTTTCTTGATTCGTTCCGTCCACTTCTTATTGTGTCCCGCAAGCATATAACTCAATCTCCAAAAAGAATCGGAGTCGGCCAGGTTGAAAGGCTGGCCGACTCCGGTGGAATCCATTGATTTGGTTCGTGCTCTACCGCAAGGCTCAGCTTTGTAATCAGAAGTGCCATTGAGCTACCGTTGTTAGCGGGCAGGTGTCGAACCTGCAACCCGTCGAACCAACTGTCTGACTCACACGAGGAACTCGCCATACAACAGCGTTTTCCGTCAGCACACCAGGCAGCGTTGCTCATAACAACGTCGGTCTTACATTCTTTCGACCGTTCAGGGCGGTCATGTTCAGAATGTCTTCACTGGTTCGGTTCCATCGCTGTCCTGTCGCAATAAGCGGTCCAAGGGACAGGATGCCGTCTGCCAAAATCCGGTATCGCATGTCTGAATCTCCTCACATGATGGTTTGGTTGCCTACAACGCCTTGCAAGGTGGGCATAATAGGTATCGGAAGGAAGATACAGAAACCATAGAAGATACGTTAGATTTCCGTTTGGCGCAAAGATAACGGTTATTCTTTTTTCTTCTTTTCTCTGGGTCGTCGATCTTCAAGGTTGATATGATTGACAATCAGAACGATGTTCAACGAGGTCTGATCCGGGCTTGTGATCTGCATGTAATCGTGCAGCCCATCCGAGGTCTTCGAGATTTGGATTGTAACTGTTTCCATTTTATTTTCCGTTGGTAAGTGGTTTAGTAAAATGTCCTGATTCAAGTCGTTTGATTGCCTCGATCAGTGGGATGTGTTTTGCATTTTCGCCGGCCAGTATATTAACCAACCAATTCTTTGTTTTGTCACGTAACACCTGTTGACCAAATAAAATGTCCATGATAATTAGCGATGGTTGTTTACCTTCCTTGAACCCGATTCCTGCCGAGTGACAACCATATTCAGGAACTTTTTGATTGTTGGCATAATACCACTGATGATTTGGAAATAGAACACTCCCGACCGCACCACACCACGGTGCAATGCTGTTGCAACCGCCTGATATACGATACCAGAATGGATTGTTCGATTGTGGCAATAGATTATTCAGTATGGACCAATTAACGCCTTCTTTTCGTGAATATCGCCAGGGTCCTAATTGTCGATCCCATTTTTTCTCACTACAGGAACAAAGTGCATTCATTCCTGCGTCAAGTGCCCGTAAAACAAATGGCCGGTCAACAACTGCCAAAACTTTTTTCCATTCTGCTGGGTCGTCGAAATCAAAAATGCGAATTTTTACGGGTTTCATATAGTTTTCCTAATTAAAAACCGTGGCGGTCCAGGGATCGCGCAACCCTTAGACGGAGTTCGCCGGAGTCGTAGTGCATCGGCTCTCGATGTCCGGCTATCCGCAGTGTGAGGCCACACCACCGCCACGGATTAGTTTTCTTTTACAGGTACGTCAATAGTGTCAATAAACTCTACGCCTCGCTCAATCAATGCCTGTCTCCATCGCGCCTGCACGTCAGGCGTACAGTGCGCCATCGCATCAGTCCACGTCGGCCAGCGTCCATGCGTTCCGTAGAACGTGTACTGATAGGTGATCGACTGCTGGTTGTGCGGTTCATTCGGACCATGTTTCACTGCGCATTCCGGGCAGGTTTCCGGCGGTGCCTTCAATAGCATCCACCCGCCAAGATAAGGATGTTCTGCACTCATTTGTTTCTCCTCATGGCGCGAACCTTCGCTTGCACGGCTGGTATGAATACATTGTCCACGTAAGCCCGATTCTCTTCTGATTCAGCCGAGAAGTCGCCGAGTTTTTCGTCCGGTCCCGGCAGATCGCATTCTTCAATATCATCAGGGTGAAGACCGAAGACGTTTTTGGCAAACATCACCCAGCAAAAGGTGCCATCGACGGCCAAGGTAATCGTCCCGTCCTCGTTGTAGGCGGAAATCTTACCTCGATCGCCTGACTTCTTGATTCGATAAAGCCGATCGGCCGGAAACTTTTTGGCCAGTTCTCGGACGACGGGCGGACGGGACGCCACCCATTGGTCCCAGTAATCGCGTTGTTCGGCAGTCCATTCAATTGCGTTAGCCATTTTGTTCCTTTTTATTCCTTTGCGTTCCATACCCAGATTCGGTTCAGACTTTTATCAAGGCCACGCCCGGTCAGCCACGGGAAAGAGAATTCAAGGTGGCGTCGTTGCATGATTCGTTTATCTCCATGCGGCTTGGCATTGCCGATGTGGATGTAGATCGCACCCGTATCCAGGATTGCTTCTTCATCCGTCCCGCCTGGATTCGATTTACCATCGGCACCGTCGCCCAGTTCCGTAACCCATGCGCCAATGACAATTTTCGGCTTATATTTAATGACGGCTTCATTGCTTGTGATCCGCTCAACGTCGTCAGGCGGCACGGTAGGCGTCTGACCAAACATTTGGTAAACACGATTCATGCTGGGATCGCCGTGAAGGAATGAGTCGATCATCGGGATGCCCAGCGGTCGTCCCAGGCAAGATCGACCAGAACATATCTCGATAGCACTTCGACCGTTTATTGCCGACCTCAGCCATTCGATCAACTCCTGCGTTGGAATTTGATAGACGCCATTGCGAACACACCAAACTTTGATGTCGTTGTGCGGGACGTTGCGTAGTTTCTTCCATTTGACCGGACGAACCAGCCTATCACGATCAAGTAGAATCTGGTCGAGCCAGGTGGTGTCAACGTCTTTGAGAAACTCGAATGCCATCTTCGACCTCCGCCTTTGGTGTAAACAGCATCAGTTGTCCGCCCACAATGCCAATTCGCAAATCCAATTCATGCCCGGCGAAGTGCATTGCGTAAACCTTACCCTCGTATAATTCATTCGTTGCTTTCTCAACCCAGGTTAATGCTCGGTCGCCCATTTCCATGAACGTCTCAAGGTATTCCGGCGTACCAATTCTATCGCCGAACATGGCTTTAATGGCGGCGTGTTCAATCCAAACGTGCCGGTCGCGCACCACGTCCAAATGGATCGCCCAGTCGCATAAATATGTTGCAAAAGGCGTAATGGGTAGCGTGGGATAAATTCGATGACCTGCGTGTTCGCTAAATTGTGTGCATTTTGGCAAGTGTCCAATGCGAAAATAGTCGTCGCACTGCCTGCAATAGTTTTGGCAGGTAGGTTGACCGCATTCCGGGCATTTGATTGCCGGGAGGGAAAGCATGTGAATGATGTCAGCGGGATTGAGCATCATGTTATTTCCTCGGTATGACGACGATCAATTCTTCAACGGCTTCGTAACGCACCAGTCGTATCGTTTTGCCATAAACGTCTGCCTGGAGTTGCATCTGATTGACGATCGCTGGCCAAGTGACTTTCCTCTTATCGTCGAGCACGCTGACGATCGGTATCATGCCAGCCGGCACGAGTGCCTGTTTAATGCCGATCTTACCTGAGCCGTGCTCGTCCTCCCCGATCCAAGCAATCAGGTCCGGTTCCCCTTGATGAGTCCCTTGATATGTCATCTGGAATCAACCCCTTTCGTTTGATTTCCTCGTAAATTGACTGGTAAGGCGGCATGTCGCCGAGCCACACGGGCGTCTTCAATGCAGCCGCTTCTCGAAGTAATGCTCTATTTTCTTTGCCAAGTTTCTGGCAAACACTGGACATTTCGCGCCGTGGCTTGGCACGGGCCGAATTGTAGATAATGTGCCATACGATTGAGAATTGAATGTCGCAGATTCGGCAAAATCTTCTACCTACGAACTTATTGACCTCGGCCAGCATGATCCGCGAACAGTCGTCGAACAGGTCATCCTCACTGCCCCAGAAGCCCAGGCACGTCGTTCCGGCTTGGCGCAGGGCATCGCCAAACTCGACCGCCAATAAATCGGCCTCGATTCGCTTGAAGTATTCGTCTCGGGTATCTTCGCTGTCAAAGATCATTTGTCCTGAAAATCGTTCTTGTGGCACAACAATGCAAACATTTCTGGAAAGCAATCAAAACTCCGGTCTCATCCTTCTCGCCTTTTTCCAGACTCTCAACGTCGTCCGGCCACTCGTGTTTGCATGATTTGGCCATAGCAACGTCTAGTCCAAAACCGGCATAGAGTGGCGTGGTAACGTAGGTGTCCGGTAACGAATGGTGCGGTGTCGTTATCATAATCCGTAAACCCTGGCTCGTTCGCCCATGTCGCGTGGGCCGGCATCGCTGATTCGCTCGCCGATTACGGCGTCAGCAATAATCGTCAGGTTAAATTCGCTGTGGCAAGTCAGGCAGATGCAATTGATCGCCAACCCGCCATGTGGACCTTCCTTGAATTCGCCTCCGCAATCCGGGCAACGTGCCGTGTCCCGAATAATTTCCTGCTCGTGGAACGTCAGTTTGTCGCCTTCCTTCGAGCTTCGCATTTTATTGTGTTTACGTTGCCACCACATCTTGACTCGATTCAGCATGTTCTTCCTTAATATCTTCCATGATTTCTTGAAGTATTCTATTTCTATCTGGATTGCACATCGAACAGCAACATCCAGCCCCAAATGCCGGCACCATGCTGGCATTGGGTTGGTCTAAAATAATTTCGTTGTACTTACCACATAACCACCTTCCGGGTTTTGGACCTGGAACCAGAAACCGGCAGGCTCGATCCGTGGGACTGGTCACATCGCCGTAGGGGCATGGAGCAATTCGACAGCAGAAGCCACAGTTTACACAACTCATCGGTTTAGGTAAATAGGATCGAAAAGGCGTTTCAGCAAGACGCAGGCATAAATCGAGGCATCGCGGTTCGGGCGGTACAAAACCCAGTCAGGCGGTTGCTTGGCTGGGCACCACAAATATCTAGGAGGATTGGGCGCAGTCCAGGACATTCCCAATTCCGCAGCGGCTTCTTTCAGATGGCGGACGGCAAAATCTACGATCTCTTGGGTGTCCACGATACCCACCCAAACGTGCATTTCGGGAAGGTTGCCGAAGGCTACGGACAGTGCGCTGGCGGGTTCCTGGGGACTCCACTCGTAGGCAAAATGCGTGTTCGTAAATCCGTCATCCTCGGTTTTCCGAATTCGGGGCCATTGCAACGAGCCGGCTTGGATCACGGCTTGGTAGCCGTGCCGATGCAAAACGGACGCCGCATGGTGCGCGTAGTAGAGGCAAAGGCCATGCCGATTTTCAAGTTTCGACACGCGCCGCTCTATCTCACTGATGATGTTGGCTTTCTTACCCACCTTGAATTCCTTGAAATCCTGTTGGAACGTGAAGTGCAATATCGCGGTGGACTATGCTGCCCTTCCGCATGATGATCTTGGGAGTTACTCTGCCGTGCCCAGTCCAGACTAAAGCCGGATGCGGTCGGCGAATGTGCGGAATGACTTCAATACCTCTGCCGATATTGAATCCGAATTTGCCACGTCGCCTCGCCTTCTCGGCATACTTGGCGTCGTGCGTGAGATCGTACTTCGCACGATCTTTACTAAGCACGTCCGGCTCAATCAATTCTGGATCATTCTCCAATAAGCAAAGCGTACAAGCGAGTCGAGCGCAGGCTGTGCGAATGTCCTCTGGCAATATCATGCCATAGTAGGCACTTGAATCGTAAGGCAGAGCCTTTAATGATTGTTCAAGCGTGATTCCCTTTTGCAATGGGAGATTGATATAGGTGTGGATTGGATAAGGTAGACCATCTGGACTTATGCCCGTTTCTCCTGTGTCAATCCATAAAGTGAAACCGTCGAATGTTTGCTGATCCTTTTCCAGGGTAGTTGGTCCAACCAAAATTGAATGGACGTGCCACGGTTCGCCTTCCCATTGAAATTGAAGCGGCGATTTTTGTTTCGGGAGTCGGATGCAAAAATATGGTAAGGGAAGATGGACCAGGCTGGTATCCACATTCAGGTTGAGTCGAAGAAGCATTGGCGCGATGGCTGGGTACACGTTGTAGTAGGGCCTTCTATTCAACTCCCATCTTTTTTCGGAGATCATTTGGATAGCGCACGACTTGTTGCCTAGATCAAATAATCCAATTGCCGCTTTTCGATTATAAAAAGCCTCGGCCTTTTCGTTGACGAGGCCGCTCCGATTGAGAATATCGCGGGTTGTCGGGTATTCATAGAATTCCATCCCTCTAGTATAATCAGGGGTGGGGCGTTCGTCAAGTGCCCAAGAAATAGCATGGGCCGGGGCTTTTATACCCCGGCCCAGCCGGCAACCATCATGCCATTGTCATGCGGTCGTCATGCTGCAAGACGTTGGCGGAATAGCGTCTGGCGGAACGCATCCCGTTCGTCTTCCAGTCTCCTTAGTAGGTCCATTCTTGGCATCGTCGTGGCCAGCATGTTGACCTTAAAGTGGATCGAATTCGGCAAGTTCTCAGCGGACTGATTGTGGGTCAGGCACCACTTGACGAATCGACCATCCCTTTTGTCTGGATTGGCGAAGAGTTTCCGGTAGCGTCCCGGATTTTCACCGTCAATCACGAACAGCCATGCTCCCCACCATTTCAAGTTCTCGTCTGAGGGCCAGATTGTTCTCGGCGAGCCATAGGAGACAAAGCGTTTCCCTGGTGGCAGTAGCAGACCTAATGCCCTGTGGAAGGTGGTCTTTCCGCTGCAATCCGGCCCTGTCAGGATCAATGCTGGCTGTGGTTCTTGAGGCCGCATAGCCATGCCATGAATCCATCTGTTCAATTCCGGCGTCCGATCCGATGCGTGAAGTCCAACCGTTTGGCGGCCGATGCGACCCAAGAGCCTATCCCATGTAGGGTGGTTGGCAGTCTTGAGGACTTCTGAATGAACCATTCGAGGAATGAACAAGCCGGCTGTAATTGTCGCCACTGCCGCGCCAGCACCTTTCAGCAGTGTTCGCCTGTTGATCTTCTTTGCAGTCTTCTTTTTTCGTTTTGGCATGATGGTTGAGTCCTTTCTGATAATGGTTATAGGGAGTGACCACTGTGCGCTCACTGCGCTAGAGCCGTTATGTTTTCAATGGTCATTTATTTTATATTACTTCACAAGAACAGGCACGGCTCGCACACCTTTGACGTAATCCATCGGACGGCACGATAGACAGTCGTGCTACCCTAATCAAGAGGTCGTCCCGTTTGGAAGGCGGGCCGTGCGCTCTTTCCGCTCCGATCCTGGTATGACATAGATCGGAAGGTGGAATGGTCCCGTGGCATCTGCGGGACGCAAGATTATTGGTTCACGTTTGGGTACAACTACTTCGGTCTGGTCTCGTGCATTGTGCCCAGCGTCCGATGCGGTATTCGTCGGCCTAATGAGAGCCATCGGAATAGTGACGCACGCGGTAAGGGCAAATGCAAGCACTCCGAGTCGCTTCATGTCCTTCTCCTTCTTACAAACTCTTTTGATCCTTGAAATGGTCGCCTATACTAATTGCACGGGATGTTCCGGGACGAGTGTTGGTCGTCTCTTTCGGTTGCCCAATCTGCGTACAAAGGGTATCGACTATCAATTGAGAAAACTGAGGAATCTACAGAAAGTTTCCGGTTGGCACGAAGTTTCCTAGAGTGCCAGCAAGAAACGAAAAGCCGCCTGCACGGATTATTCCGTCAGGCGGCATAGAACCTAAAATTACATGACCATACCAGACCGGATCGCAACACACATCACTTCACTCAACCTAGTCTTAACTTAGGTTTGCTAAAGGAAACCGCTTCTTGCAAAGCGGTTTCGTTCAGAGAACCAAATTCCACCCTTCCAAAATCTGCCATACCAGAACTGACTCTACTCTACCACAGATTCGTTTGAGGAAACCATCTCTTGCGAAATGGTTTCGTTAAACGAACCTTAACTCATCGCAGCATACATCACCATACTACACATTGACTGACCGTACCATAGTTGATTCGCTCAAGGAAGTCGTTTCTTGCGAAACGGCTTCGTTCAGAGAACCCAATCATGCACAGCCATGCGTTGCCCCACCCCACCGCAAAACAACCTCGACAGACCTGATTCGCTCAAGGAAACCGTTTCTTGCGAAACGGCTTCGTTCAGAAAACCTCGCCCTTACTTACCGTATCAGACCTAACATAACCGCCACTCAACGCACCGAACCTTGATTTAGATTCGCTAAAGGAAACCGCCTCTTCCGAAGCGGTTTCGTTCAGAGAACCTCACCGTTCATTACATCACCTCACCACAACCTACCTTCCACGACTCGACCAAAGTTGATTCGCTCAAGGAAACCGCCTCTTGCGAAGCAGTTTCGTTAAAGGAACCAAACCGTTCATTAGGATACCCCACACTACCTTGGTGAACCGCAACATATTGCACAGGAACCGACCATATCAAAGATTCGTTTGAGGAAACCATCTCTTGCGAAATGGCTTCGTTAAAGGAACCCTAATTTATCGCAACTTACATGACTCCACCACACATTAACTGACCATGACTGACCGAACCGCAGATTCGTTTGAGGAAGACGCTTCTTGCGAAGCGGCTTCGTCAAAGAAATCAAATAGCCCGACCGTACTTCACGTCACCATACCACAAAATACCGCAGGTTCGCTCAAGGAAACCGCCTCTTGCGAAGCGGTTTCGTTCAGAGAACCATACATCATCTTGACCGACCAGACTTCACCCAAGCCAACCCCAGGTTAGATTCACTCAAGGAAACCGCCTCTTACGAAGCGGCTTCGTTCAGAGAACCTTACATCACACAACCTTGCCGACCATACCGTACCAGACCGCATCGAACCACAGGTTCGCTAAAGGAAACCGTCTCTTGCAAGACGGCTTCGTTAAAAGAACCAAACTTCACATCGCCCCACTGGACGGGATCAGACATCACCTAACCCCAACTTATTCGTTTAGAAAACCGCCTTTTGTTGTAAAGCGGTTTCTTAAAAATGGGCGGTCGCCGGTCTCCCGACGACCGCCCTGCGTTTTCACGCTTGAACTGCAACCGGGAGACCAGGCGTCCTTCGCTGAAACGATTTCATGCGGTATTGCCGCTTGATTTGTTTCGCGGAAGACAGGATGGTTCCTTGGACTTGCAAGTTCCGTAGGTGCTGGTGGTCTTCTTCCTGAGACAGGTTGTTCGAGTCAACGGCTTGGTTGCGCTTGTGAGCGCGACCCATTTGCCCAAGGAGTTTGTTTCCTCGGTGGGCATTGTATTCCGCTGCCTCGCTGTCCGTCAGAAGACGCAGACCTTGGTCTTCCTGTTTGATTGTGACTGGGTTTCCAATGGCCCCTAGCCTGCGCTCAAGGTCATCGCGTAACGAAAGCATAGCGAAGCTATAGTCTTGCGTGTACCGCAGAAACCCGGTCAAACCTTCCAGGAACTCTGGCGAAATATAATCACCTTTCGCCAACTGCCATACGTCGATAAGCGACGGATGGGTAGAGGTTACAACTGGCATAATACCTCCTATGCAGCCTGTTGGAGAACCTCAAAGCGGCCATGCCGGGGACGCCAATCGCCCCAGCCACAAAGCCGCCCTGCGTTTTCAACGAATGAGATCACATCTTCTTCGCTGACCACATCCGGTAGATAATTGACCACGAACTCACATTCCCATTCCTTGAAGATCGGGCGAGTTCGCATGACGGCACTATTGCCGACACGGCATCGAGACGTGTTGCGGAAGTTGTCGTCGGCGAACAAGCTCTCCGGCGTCTTCGGTCCCTTGTACTCAAGGCGGAAGTTGCCGTCCACGATGATACCGGACTTTGCCGCCGGCCCCATCTTGTTCTTCTTGGCACCGGCTACAATAGCCGCTTCGATCGTCTCACCAGGGATGCACGGTTTGTTGTCCTCATCGAGATAAAGACCGCCGAGGAACTCAATACGCGCCATCTCGGCGTAATCTTCGTCGGTCTTCTTCCTCTTGCTGGTGATTTTCTTCAAGTCCTTGGAAAAGGAATTGAGCGGGTCTGCCAACTGAGGATTGTGCATAATCAGCGGCGAGACACCACGGACACGGAACGTCATCTGCTTGTACATAATTCTTTCCTTACTCTAGGGAACCTTAAAACCAGTCAAACCGAAATGGTTTGTGAATCTGGGTATAATGAGTTTCGTCTATTACATAGATAAAGTTTGACGGTTACAAAAACTTTCCGGTTAAAGTGAACTTTCCTATCACGACGACAATCCCTCATCTGACGGATACAGCAATGGTTCTATGCCAAGGCATTCCATCTTGGTTTCCAACTCCGTCCGCTCCCGGCTACTCATGGCCTTCTTGCAAACAGTCCAGGTGGGATGCAGGGCTTGCCTGATCTCGTTCTGCTCGGCGATGCTCAATGTCATGGCATTGAGGCAGTAATCCTCAAACGCCTCCCACGTCACGGGCACGATGGGTTTGATGAGTTGGGCAATCGCATTGGCGTACAGTCTAATCTCGAACTGCGCGTGTTTCTCCATTCGCAGTTCTAGGAAGTGTAGAAGATTGTGAAGGTCGATCTTCCAATACGCCTCGGTGTACGTGCTTAGTGGCAAATCCTTGCGGGCCTGCTCGCGGGCAACGCCGAACTTCAATCGTTCCTCGTAGACGTGCCGTGCTTCCTTCTGGAAGATGACTTCCCTTGCAGAAAGATATTCGTTCGGCGTCATCGTGTCGCCGCTCGTGAGCATTCGGGGACGCCCATTGTCCAACACCACGGCACCGGACGATCCATCGTTCGGAGGTTCGACCTTGTAGCCTTCGGGCCACATCAATTCACCGGGCATTGATCCCTGCTTGTTGGTGTCGGCTTGCAATCGCCAATCCTGCTCGGTGTTTTGCATCGAGTCGATCGCCACGCTGTAACGGGTCGAGTATTCGTTGACACTGGCCGTTCGGTGCCTGATCCATTGCCGCCAGGTGTCCATCGGGACGCGAACATGGAATTTCATCTCACACATTTCCAGCGGCGTCGTATGTTTATGTTGAACCAGGTAACGGATCAGCGAACGATCGTCGCTGACACTTTTCGTCCCGTCCCCGTAACTCACGCGGGCAGACTGGACGATCGCATGGTCGCCTCCCATGTGATCGACTAGGTGGACAAAACCGTCGTCAAGGACTTCGACCGCCCGGCCGGCGTTCCGCTCGTCACGCATCATCAATAGACGGCCATGTTCGGCAACCTGCTGGTCGTTGGCACCACGGATACATTCAATTTCTGCAATTCTTGATTCAATACTCATTTGGTATTCCCGTTCGGTAATAAAGGGTTAGGTTATAAGGTTTGTACGACACGTTCGCGGTACTTTTTCATCTTTTGTTCCCGATCGGGATCGCGTACAAAACGCAATACGAGATCGTTCATGGCAATATCGCAGTCTTCGCACATGCCTCGGTAGACACGATCATCAGCGCAAATTTGCCATTGGAACACGGATGGCCTGCCACAACGAAAGCAGGGCACCCGGCTGATTCCTTTCTCGGTGTAGGGTTTACGTCGCATTGGCGTAACTCCAATTCAGGTCACGGTAGGTTTTCCCGTGATTTAGGGAACAGTACAGCCGGCTAGAACTGAACCCCGCTCTCACCGCATCTTGGACAGTGGGAAAACTGTGAACTACTTCGCCAGAACAGTTGGTGGCGTTGACCGGCCTCTTTGCCGGGCGACTCTTGGGTTTTGCACCTAGAGTTTTTCGTAGTGTTTTGATTCCACGTTTTACTCGCATTTCGATCGTGGTTTCCAATGTTCCTAGTATTGTTGCTGTTTCTCCTGCCGTCATACTACGACAATGGCAAAGTTCAATTGCCTCTTTCTGTTTAGTGGGCAATACGTCAAGTGCTATTCGTGTTTCTTTTTGTAGTTCTTTGGCACGAACTTGAGATTGCGTTAATACGGTATCCTTATCTGGAAAATTAGCGGCATCAGTCCTCCGAGCGGCAAAACTATTGTCCTCTTCCGAGTCCAAGATGGCATCAAGAGAAACCATTCCGTCTCTTATGCTTTGCTTTTCTGATCGTTTCTGGTCAACGTAGATGTTTTGCATCATTCGGAACAGGAAACTTTCGGCCGATCTGATAGGTTCGTTGGGCAGATCAAGTTCGAGTAGTTTTAACATCGCTTCTTGCACGATGTCGTCGGCATCGTCGCGGGATCGAGTCAGGCGCACTCCAAAGGAATGAAGTCGAGGTCGCATCTTTTCGTCGAGAACCGCATAGACTTCATTGTTCTTGGTCTCCAGGTACTTGGTCAGCAATTCTTCATCAGTCATGTTGTTCATACATTTCCTCAAGGGGTAAGGCGTGACGTTTATTTCGATATGGAAAGGTAGGTTGCCTTTTTCGGGAAGCAAATACGATTAGGAAAACTTTTCCGGGATAAAATACAAAAAGGTAGGATTGTATTTGTTTTTCCGATTTTTCTAGTCTTCCATCAACTATTTCAGTCTGGCATAAAGCAATTCGATCTAATAAGCATGAACAGAAATCATTACATGGCACTCGGAACGATTTTTCTGCTGTTTGGGATTACGATCCTAAAGGTGGATGCCGTCACCCTCAATGAGGAATCCACAAGGTTCCTCGCACAGCAATCGGAAACGCCCCCTAGTGAAGGAGGACTTCTGGTCTCCACGGTCGGCGTGAAGAAAACCATCGTCATTCCCACCTGGCCGCGTTTCCTGTGTATTAGCCTTGGCGCAATCCTCATGCTTCATGCGATTGGAATGCAAAAACCCGGCGGGTGACCAACTGTAACGATTTTGCAGGCGCGTGAATAGTTTCCACAGTTTCCCCAAGATACCAACCGATTCCTTGGTTAGGCGCATCCGCACATCGCGGAAGCCAATTTACTTTAAGGAGAAGCGAGATGAGAAGTTTCTATTTGTTGACCGCGTTGTCGGTCTTGGCGTATGCGTCGGCTGCTTCGGCCGACAATCTGCCGCCAGTTCCGGGAACCGTCACTGCGACGGTCACCGCGACTGTCGCGGAACCAAAGGTTGAAAAGACCGAAGCGAAAACCGAAGCGAAGACGATCACATCATTCCGTTTGCACGAAGTTGCTCCGTCCGTCTGTGGTCCGGCTGCTCATTTGCCGCCCGTCACTGCTCCGGCTTCTTCGCTGCCGCCAGCCTGCGGCCCGGCTAAACACTTGCCGAAAGCCTGCGGCCCTGTTGCCAAGTTGCCACCGGCCTGCGGCCCGGCTACTCAGTTGCCGGTTTGCGATAAGGTTGCAAAGCACGAGTGCAAGAAAGTTCTGGAAAAGTCCGCGCTGTTCGTCACCAACACGTTGGTTCGCAAGCCGGTCTACGACGTGGAGAAGGTTCTTTGGGAAGCCGAGGATTGCCGGCTGAACAAGGAGAACTCCCGTCTGGACAAAGAGGCCAACGAACTGATGACCAAATCGGAGAAGTTGGCCGAGAAGATCAAGGCAACTGACCAGAATGATCTTCATGCCAAGTTGGTTTTAGCAAAAGAGCAACGCGCGTATTCGGCTCAGACTAACAATCTGGCTGTTCGTCGCGCTGCCCTTGAATTGAAGCAGGCTGAACACGCCGAGTTAGGCAAGAAACTCGACGCCAAGCACATGAAGTTGTTTCACAACGCCGGATGATCCCTTCCTGCGTCCCTCAAGAAAGCCGTCAGGCGACCCCTGGCGGCTTTCTTTTTATGGAGAATCAAATGAAGACCTATCGAGTTGAATACAGGGTGAACGGTGAATGGATTCCAGGCAACCTCGTCCAGATGAAGCCCTCGCATCTCAAGTGGTATCTTGAATTTCTAGCCGGCGATCGACCTCTAGTGTCTTTTGACAAGGCGAACGGACGCTTGGTGGCAAATAAGATCGTCCATCGCGTGAAGAAGAAGTGTCTGCCAACACGAGTACGATGTGTTGAACCAGTATGGATAGACGAGGACGGTTATTACCTCTTCGATGGCACGAATTTGGAATTCATCAGCCTGGCTGAACTGGACGGTCAAAGAATTCCGTTCCCTAAGAATCATCAAGCCTAAAGCAAGTCCTCCAGGCAACTTTCAACGTCAACCCTACCTCCTAGTTGATTGTCTTTCAATACTTCTGCTAGGTCGTTAGCCAGAGGGTTATCGTCGTTGGCTAACTTTTGCAGCAGGTCGCAAGTTTTTTCGTTCGACTTATACAGTTTCTTGGCGACCTGTTTGATTTGATAAGGCGTCATTGCGCTACCGCGATCGTGGCGATCGGATTGTTGCATTTGGCGCACATAATTGAAAGTGTGCCATTGACGTAGAAGACCTTGACCGTACTATCGTGGCATTTCCCTTTGAGAAAACCAAAGCCTTTATAGTCTGTGACTTTCACGTCCGCGATCGGACGGCCGCATTCCGCACAGGCTACTTCAAGCATTTCGTTGTCATAGAAGGCTGTAACGCGATCGCTTTGGTGGCATCGACCATGAAAAAAGAATCCATCGCGCGAGTCGCATTTGCAGCCAGGTATGCTGCATTTCATCTTGTCAAGTTTTTCTTTGGTGAGCATCAATTCATCTCCGCTTGAGTTGCGATGATTCGCATCCACGGCTTTTGCAGAAGTTTCTCGATCGCCTTGTCACCTGACAGATTGAGGTCTACTCGTTCCCGATGACTTCCTCCGTTTTGTTCCGAAACCTTCTTGGCGAGCATATCAACGCCGAAGATCACCTTTTGGATGTCTACATTCGACTCGAATGAGACATTCATCCAACTTGAACGGATGTGTCTTTCTCGGTTGTCATAATAGGCGAAGCGATATTTCAGTTCATACCGTTCATCGGGATTGCGCCAGACGGCGGCGATCCAGTTCATGTTCGCCACGCCGGTCAACCTTCTATAAACGTCGGAAGGTTGATCGACGAACCAATGGGCAACGAAGAATTTATTAGGAGCATATTCGATCATACCCCTAATTTAACTAGGAGATCGGCCCGTGTCAATCATAGATATTAAATGTGGCGGCAGGGTGTAGAAGCCGGAATTTGGACTTGACCCAGCGGAGAAAGCGTTGAAACTCTCAAAACGTGGGACTAGCATCCCGTCCTCATTCCCCACCGCCACAAAATGACCTGCACTGGCTAATGGTGAGTTTGCCGAATGCGAGCCACTCCAACTGTTGATCTTACTTCTTGCCGTTGATCTTCGCGGGCAACGTGCAAGTCCACAGGCACAACACGACGCCTGCGCCAATGTAGGCCCAAGGCTTCCAAGGCTCTGGCGTTACGACCTTGGGTTCCGGCGTAAAGCCGAACGTGCTTGTCGCCTCGACTTTCGGCCGTACAGTATAACTGTCAACAGCATGTAATGTCAAACCCAGGATTAGTAGGAATGCCCCTATTCCGAGGGATACTGATTTTATCATGGCTTTGCCAATGCCTCCTGATGAATCTTGTCGAAGACCTCCCGCCGGTGGACTGGCACTTCCTTTGGGGCTTCAACTCCAAGTCTGACTTTATCGCCTCGAACATCAATCACTGTGACTATGATGTCGTCGTTGATTACGATGGATTCATTCCGTGTCCTGGATAAAACGAGCATGGGTGGCTCCTTCCATAATAAGTATCGGCTTGGTTGCCTGGATAAAATAAGGCGTCTGGGCAATTTTACAAATACCCGACGTTTCACGAGACAACTATAGCACACAAATCAATGTCAAGCCGAGAAATTTTGCTATTGATTCTTTTTTGGCAACCCGATATTCTACGCCATCAGAAAGGAACTCACGGATGGACAATTTCCACAAAAACTGGACGGAAGCAATGAAGGATTATTGCACCGAACTGACAGGCAAAGAGAACCTTGAACCAACGATCGTAGCCCTCCTATCAGTGGGTGCCGTAAGTGGCGTTCTGGCAGGTCTCGGTTTCGCCTTTTGGGTTGCTTGGAATGGAGTTGCCGTCCTTGGGTTTCTGACTGTGAAGTTGTATCGTCGGCCAAGGACGGCCGTGGATTGAAACGATACGGTGTAAGAAGGTTCAAGTATGCCTCGGAACCTTCGCGCAAGAGAAAGCCCCGGTCGAAGATGGCCGGGGCTTTCTCGTTTGTTGTCTAAGCGTTCCTCGGGAGGGAACATTTAGACAACGATTTAGACAACTCTTGGCTGGTTGTTTTGGGCTTGCAAGGTTGCAGTTTGTGGTGTAGTATTGTGTCGTCTTCCTTTTACGGGACGGCACCCCGGATGACGCTCCTGCGTTGTTGCGTGTCGTAGGGAACCTGGCTGGAAACAGTCAGGTTTTCTTTGGGGGATTAGCTCAGTTGGGAGAGCGTCTGAGTGGCACTCAGAAGGTCGAGGGTTCAATTCCCTTATCCTCCACAGGTTGTATCGGTTATTTCGGCAAACACCACCCATCTTACGCAATCTATGTGTCTTAAAGGTATCCTAGAGGTATAAGTGGGGGAAAAGTGGTGGCAAGCCAATTTTACGACACCAGAAACGGTCGTAAGTTCTTATCAGATAAGGCTTTGTGAAAATCGACTACATCACAATGCCATTGTTTTTCGTACCTTCTTCTGGGGTACATACCTGATACCTTTCATTACCTCTAAATCCTTACCGTGTAACAAGTTACTAATTCTGTAGGTACTAAAATGTGGTGCCGGGGTCTGAGTTGTACTGGTAGGAAAAGTGGAGGGAACGCTTGACATATACGCTATTTGCGTATATGCTTAAAAAGTCATCTGACGGTTTTTCAATCTCACAGCATATTACACAAATTATTCACGAGAAACAATATGAAAACTGTACGTGGAGTCAAGCCCGATCGAGATGGAAGCAAGAGTTGGGTGGTTATCCTTTCAGACCCTTTTGAGAAGCGTCAACGACGATTTCATTTGGCGACGACTCAAGAGGAAGCTGTAGCCAAAAAAATCGAAGTTGTAGCCAAAATCAAGCACATACAAAATGGCACAATGACCATCCCAGAGGATGTGACGGATATTGTCTGTTGGTTGGTTAAGGGAGGTCAAAATGGTCGCTCTAATGTGGATCAAAAACCTGTCACCATTGGTCATTTGGTTGATGCCTTTCTTGAACGCCAACGTGAACGAACTGCCACTTCTGGGGATACTAAAATTTCAGTCGGCCGGTATCAGGATTATCGTTTTCAGTTGAATCTATTTCGTAAATTTTGTGAAGAAAATAAAGCCGCTTCTTTAGCAGTTGCAATTCATGCTGACACTCTGGAGAAGTACAAGGATTTTGCCGGCGACCATTTCAAGTCCAAGTACAGTCTTTCCCATGCCACCTTTTCGGTTAAGTCCCTAATCACCTGGGCGTGGGAGACAAACAGGATTAAGGAAATGCCCCGGAACTTATCCACTTTCCGAAAAGTCACTCTTCCTGAACCGGATGCCCAAGTGTTTACGATTGAAGAAGTGCATTCTTTATACAATAATGGTTCTGCCCGGTCAAAATTGTGCATTTTATTGGCACTCAATGCTGGCTACACCCAGATGGAAATCGCCGGACTAAAACACGATTCCCTCGATTTGGACACGGGGATGATTGAAGAAGTTCGTGCGAAAATAATAAAAAAGGCCACGGTTCCACGCCATGTGAAACTGTGGCCTTCTACGTTGGCGGCATTGAAAGCTCAAGCCACTGATCCAGATCAAAGTGAATTGGTCCTCCTGACGGGGGATGGTAATCCCCTAGTCTTGCGTCAATTGCGTGGCGAAAAGGTAGCACTTTCAGATAGTGTTGCGCAAAATTTTGCGCATGTGCGAGAAAAAGCCAACGTCAAAGGTAGATCATTCAAGCATTTCCGAAAAACTGGTGCTGATTTGATTATGAACAAATATCCGGGTGCTAAGAAAAAAACAAACACTGAGTTATTCAATATGTACTTGGCCCACAAACCACCCAAGATGCAAAAACATTATGATCCCGGTAACTGGGAAGAACTCTATGAGGCAACAGATTGGCTGGGTAAACATCTTGATCTCTTCTCGGACGGGGACATCTTGAATGGGTCCGGCTGACGTATTGGACGCCATTTATTTTTTCGCAATTCATCAATTGTTGACTTGTAAATGCAAACCTGTTTGCCGTTGGATTCCCCGTCGATTTGTCCATATCGAAGCCATTTTCGCAGCGTCTCGGCAGATACTCTTCCGCATGACATGGCTGCTACTTCGGATGGCCCATACCAGGGTTCATCCAGGGGTCTGATGGCCTTGAGTTCTTCTCGTATGACCTCTCGCAATGTCGGTACGAGGGCTTTAACTAAGGCCGCAAGTTCTGGCGTAATGATTGGGTCTTCGATAGCGTTCATAGTTAATTTCCTCAATATGGGTGCAGCAAACTAGGTCGCTCTAACCTTGGAAATTATGCTCGTTCTGATTTTGGAACGAACTCGTAATGGCATCCGTGCTTCCTGGCAATTCCATCCCTGACTAAACCCGTATGAAAATCAACCGAGTCATCGGTGGCTATCCAGGTCATGTTGGGCCATCGTTCGCCTGCGGCTTCGATAATCATCCGGCCGCAACCTTGATTGCGAATGCAATCCAAGACGAATAAAGACGGCATATCGGCAACCGGATAATCATCATCCTCGATCGTTTGCACTACGCCTAGACCACACGGGCCATAACATCCAAAATTGCCAACATGAAGTTCGACATAAAATCATTGGCCTCTTTTGTAGCCGTGCGGTTCGCTGTGATCGCTGCAAAGCCAACGATCAGGTAGATCGGGCAGATCGTCCGTCACTTCACGAATTGTCACTTTGTAGACTCGTTCTGTGTTCATGCTTCATCCTGTTGGAATGGGTATCTTTTCCCCGTATCAAAACAAAATAGAAGATAATCGTAAGCCACGTCATACGCCGTCGCGGTTCGCAGTTGGTATTTCCTTGCTTCCCATCCAACCAACAGGCTTAGTGCTAACTTTATGACTCCCCAAGCGTAGATGTCTTCGCGCTTCCTATGCAATCCAATCGCCAGACATTCCAGGTTGTTAAGGCATGGTTCTACAGCAACCAGGTCTGGCCACAATGGCGGCGTTTTTGGCTCGGGCGGATGTTCCAACCCTTCGGTTGCAGCCAATTCAGAACTGGTTATCATTGGAATGTTCATATTTCTCGACTCCCATACGGCGGGTTGGCCGGATTGTAAAAACTGGCTTCCAATTCCAGATCGAAAATTGCCTGATACAATTCAGACGGAATTTGACCGTGGTGTTTCTGCGCCAACATTCTGACGCAGCGCGCTCGCTCGTGCAGGTCGCCTAGATTGTCGAAGGAGGTTCCAGCCTGGTAGGCAAGACGTTGTGATTTTTGTTTCTCTGTAAGTTTCATGGTTTTGTCCTTCTATTGGATTTTGGAACGGAATGGTACGCATTACTCAGATAGGGTTGCAACAATAGGCCACGTAAGCGTTCGAGCACGATTCGCTACAGCAGGTGTTGCCGTCATAACATGGATCGCCGCAGTTCGGACACATACCGCTCGGCTCGGGCGATCCCTCATCCCACGGAACGTAGTCGCCCTTGCCTTTCGATGGGAACTGGTCGGCCGTTGGGTCGATGATCTTGCCATCGGGAGTAGTCAACCACCAATGGGCACGTTCGCCCCACGCCCAGCAATAATAATGGCCACGGACGCGGGTGAGTTCTGGGAAGTCGTCGGCCATCTGCCGAGTGACTTCTTTGCAACGTCCGTAGCCATCATCTTTGACGTTATCGGCGATCCAATCGGCGTACCTTCGCTCGATACCACGGGCCTTGGCATTGGCTCCAGATATAATGTCGTTGAGTGCTTGTATTTCTTTTTCAGAAGTAATCATTTTAGTAGGCAGGTTCGCAGACAGGAGTTAGATCGTTAAGGATTGGCGTCTTGGCCAGGTCGGCAAACGATGTATCGTTGAACGATACCTTGGCCAGGTCGGCAAACGGTGTACCGTTGAACGATACCTTGCCGGCGTATGCTTTTTTCGGTTTCGGTTTTGGTTCCAATTTCGGCTTAGAGTATACCCAATTCAGAATCTTGACACCGTTGATTCGTTCCAGCCAATAATCTCGATCCACTAGAGAAACCTTTTCACACCATCCTGGCTGGTACAGGAACGCCCCGACGCAAACGTGATCGCACATGGACGATTCATTAACTGCTTCAATAATTGCTCGAATCGTGCTTCCGGTGTCGATGAAGTCGTCAAGTACCACGTATCTGCCAGTTACCCCGCCCTCCATCCTCCTACAACTATGCGCCGAATCGCCGGGTTTCCGCACAAGCACCCACGTTTTTTTCAATTGCAGGGCTACGGCGGGTCCAACAACCGCGCCGGAAAACCCTCTAAACACCAGGGTCTCAAAATCTATATCTTTGAGACAATTGACGGCATGGTCAATGATCGGTTCAAATTTAATGGGAGAATTAAATGGCTCACCGTACATGATTTTCCTTTCCGTTATGGACTAATAAATCTCATCGGAAAGAAAATTGGTAAACTTTGACGGCTAGGAAAAGTTTCCGGTTAGGGTGGACTTTCCGGTTATGCGTTTATTTTCTGTTATCCTCGTGGATGGTGATTCGGACGGTAGCCCCTGGGTTCCACCATGTATTGGAACTTACATGCCATTCCAGACCAAGGATAGCGCAGAATGCTTCGAGGACTTGTGCTTTCCCGAAGTCGAAACCGTAAGGCTCGGTGACGAAACACTTGCTGGCCTCATTGCAGCAAACATAGGGACCGCCCACCGAAGTCCCCCAATGGTCTAAGATGGTGTAAGGTTCGACGCCCAAGGATTTCTGGACATCATACAATACCTCCCTAACCAGTTCCCCCGCAGACCCGCGCGTGCATAACTCGTGACGTTTGCAATACGCCCTGACCTTCTTCGACAGCCATCCTGGCACTTTTCCCTGTTTAACCTCTTGTGGTTCGAGAACCTTTCGAGCGTCGATAATCTTTTGTTCTTCTCTTTTGCCTGAATCGTCTTTAGCCATGTTAGGCTCCTATTGAGTTGTTAAACTTTCGTATCATTGAATCAACTTGTCTTTGCAAGCCACGATGATTTTCCCACTGGACACCACGTCGCCATTTATCATAATGCGAGAATTCGTGCGCCAGGCTCTCAAGAATGAAAGCGCGAGCTTCCACGCGATTTGTTACCCAGCCGTCTTCACGCCAAAAATACCACCAGGTTGCAACGTCAATGCAAGGTTTTTCTCTCTGTAAACCAAAACAGGCTGCGGCCCGACCAGTCCTTATGATAATGGAACCGGCAGCCAGCAGCCTGATGGTGATTTGATGATCGACGCCCACGTTTTCCAAAAACCAGTTGGAAAAATCCTTAGTCAATTGCTTGACCCATTTCGCAACCTCTGGATCGTGATAGGTTCGGAAGTGTCTCATTTGCGTTCTAAGGCAAGAATACGTGTCGTAGTTGGCGACACGCGACAGATTACTAGAATCTCTGCTTCCAACCACGGCCCTGTCGGGTCCATAATGATTGCTCGCCGGCGGGCTTCGTCGGGCGATTCCGCTATCGCGGCGGCACATTGACCGCTGGCAATGAGTTGGAAGACATATTTGGTTCCCGCCATGATGGTTGTGTCCACGATGCCTCTTCTAAACTAATGAAAATATCGTTGTTGTCATCAGGCTTGAACTCATTGCGGAGACAGTTTCGCAATCGCTCGATGATTTCATTAGGCGGTGCAAAAGCAACACTATTAAGTTGAACGAACATCCTGATGAACATGATGTTACTCTGCATCCAAAAATGAAGTTATGAACGCCGACGCGAGTTGTGGAACAATGGCATTTCCCAATCCACTGAGTTGAGCCACTCTGCCGGGAACCCCATGATCCAAGCAACGAAGGCCGGTGCCAACGCGCCGATGTTTTCCATCTCGGCATTTGACGGAATAGTAGTTGCTCCACGCCTGCGCAAAACCGTCAACCCTGCATAATCTTTCAAGTCGCCCCGGTAACTCCCCATCGTGTTGGGGTTTCTCGTATTTCCCCGTTCGCTTGGAGCGTTCCCCTTGTACCGAAGTGCCCTTGGACGACCGTTGTTTGACGCATCGAACACTTGGGGTGTTGGCCACCCAGTAAAGTCTCTGTCTGATGTGCGGCGCACCGACGCACGGAGAGCACAGATCGGCTGCCCCGACTGCATATCCCAATTTCTCCAAGTCAACACGTACTCGGGAGAGCCATTCACGTCCAGCCTTTGATGCAACTTGTTCTCCAAAGATCGTTGCAGGACGGCACTCGTCGATGAGTCGTCGGAATTCAGGCCACAAGTGTCTGGGGTCTTTTTCACCTTTACCTTTTCCGTTGGCGGTAGAGAACGGCTGACAGGGACAACTTCCCGTCCAAACGGGTCTGTTTGTCGGCCATCCGGCAAGTTCCAGGGCGTATTCCCACCCTGCGATTCCCGCGAAGAAATGGCAACGGGTGTAGTTGATGATGTCCTTCGATCTAACATCTGCGATGCTCCGATTGTCAATTACGCCACATCCTATCAACCGAACACGTTTTAATGCCTTTAGCCATTCAATGATGGCAGGATTGTTGTCGTTGTAATAAGTCATTTTAATACCGTTAAGCGGAAGCGGAGGGAATCGAACTCTCACGCCCAGTTAAGAGCGCACGCATTAGCAATGCGGCCCGGCCAAACCAATATCCGGCTCACTTCCCAAATTATTCGGATGCTTGCGAACTTCAACGGCCATGCAAATAGCCACGTTAATGGCAAACGTAGTTACGGCTAGGAAAACGTACCCTTGACAATAAAGAAAGTAAATGTCACAGGACAACACCATCGCTATAAAATCGCTTACAATTGTCCCAGTTGGAGAGATGATACTATACCATTTCATAGTCATAAACTGATCCTGTTTGATGATAAAACAGGCAGTTGGGCGTAATGGTATCGGCAGGATGCCATCAGCGACTAACGCAATGACGGTTAGGAAACCCGCGCGATCGTCTACGCCCAACTACCAATAAAGAGACAGTCCCAGGGGTCGAGCCTGGCTAGGAGTCGCGTTGCTCCCTTCGGCTACACTGGCGACGGATTCCTTGCAAGGGTTTCCGTACCTCAACGACATGGTACAATTAGTTGAGGTTTGCCGGCCTGACTGCCGTATCTTTCTGTCCAAAATTGCCCAACCGCTCCTGCACTTTGGTCAACAACTCGTCGGTGTCGAGACTCGCTCCGTCGATCGCAGCGTTCATCGTATGTTCATTAAGAATGCCCAGTTGGCAACCGCGAATGACAGCCATCGTCTTGATGATGTCTTGGTTGCAAACGTCCTTGTAAAGCATCCAAATGCGAGACCCGTAGATGCCAAATGTATCCATCATCAATACTGCCCCGACTCCTCCCATTCCAACCGGGTCAATCCAGTTGCCTTCTTTCATAAGTTCGACAATCACTCGGAGTGCCCCAGGATTGCCCTCGGACATTTTGATGGCAAGTGTCGTTCCGTTGTCGGTCAGTTCCAATCGAGTTTGATGATTCATGTTATCCCTTTGTTATTCAGCGAAAATGCCGCAGGCATACCAAATGCCGTTGTCACTCAACACCATTGCGTAGCCGTAATATCGACACGATCCGTTCACGGCAGACCAGTGACCGGGAGAGTGTTTCCAGGACTTGTACATTTCGTTTGCTGCGTCGGTCTGATCTTGACCTGGCCAACTTTCATTTGCCACTTCGGCGAAGGTACTGCACTCAGGAATCTGTTGTCTGATTCGCGGGTAGCGAATCTCTCCCCACCAGAAATGACCTTGGCGGTGAATCTTTGCTTGATAGGCAGCGTGCGCCTCAGCCTCGGCTTGCAGAACCGGGTGAACCGTTCCTGTCAGGATGGATTTCACTTGCAATTCCCGTCCCCGCTCCACAAGCTGTGCGTTGGGTGACAGTGCCGCTAATGTCAAAAGCATGATAAGGATTTTCATAATGTTCGTTCCAAGGATTGGGGACGGGATTGGTTACAGCACCGTTGTTGTAGATGTCTGACCAACTCCACGGTTGGTCGCCTTCCACATGCAGGTGAAATCGAATTTCATCTTCTGGCAATTCAGGATGATTTGTGTCTCGAAGAAGTTGTTGAACCTTCTCGGCGATCTCGCGTTTCTGTTTTACGGAGAACATGCTAAAATCCTATTGGAGTAAATCCTTTTCGGACAACATTCTCGATTGCCGGCATCACTGGCGATGGCAAATTTTCCCAGGGAAACCAATCCCATTTTCTGCACTTCTCGGGTTCGCGGATGATTGCGTTTTGATCGGATGGCATGTCGGCAACCATTAGGATGGTTACATAATGTCTGTCTTCGGTCCAGAAGACGATGTTTTCTACAGTCCATATTTTCGCAGAGACCAACATGATGCCAGTCTCTTCGGCCGTCTCACGGATTACGCAATGCTCGAAGGACTCGCCGCCCTCCAGGTGACCGCCAGGGAATCCCCACATGCCGGCAGCGTGGCTGCCGCAACGTAGGCCCAGTAGAACGTGATCGTCACATCGAATGGCAACACCGACTCCAACTTTTGGTCGTCTCATTGTTCGCTCCACAAGGAAATTGATACAATCGGAGTTACGTCGTAATCGTTTTTCTGACTTGGCTCGATGCTACCAAGATGATAGTTATCGAAATTATGAGATACATAAACCTCCGTGTCGCCCTCGAAATGACTCAAGGCATCAATCAATTCTTCCACTGTTCGCACGTTGCCAAATGTCATTGTAGTTTCTCCATTTCCTTGCGCGCTCGCCGTTTTGTCAGGTAGGGTCCAAGCAGGATTTTCCAAAACCAACTACCTGGTCGCCATATCCAGACGAACCATTCTCGGCCGCTGCCCAATACTTTGTATTCGTTCTCTGTCATCAGTATTTCCTACGACAACTAACAAGCCGAGAAAGCCGTGTCTTTCGCTACCCGGAGCTAAATGTGGAGTTGAACCACTTCCCTTCTCACCAGAACTCGACAAGCGATCGGGAATTGAACCCGCCTTTTTCCTCTTGATTTCAGCGATCAATCTTTCTAACGGGCGTGTCCCATTGGGTTCCCGTCAACATTGTCGTTTTGTTTTCCAGACTATAGAGTGCCTGGTCGCGTGCCTTTTCGGTAACGTACCATTGGCGTAGGCACCATTTTTGGTTCCACGTAGACCATTGTTCGATTCCGAACCGTTTCCGTTTTGGAATCCGTTTTAGGTGTTTCGGTTCCTCGGGTAAGTTCGACGAATTTACCCTGGTATTCTTGCCAGTAGTCATTTGGTTCCAGCTTTCTAGTGTCCAGTGACGAACGGTACAATGCTTCTGGCGGCCAAGGGATTACTTCTTCGGCCTTATGGTAAGTCATTCCATCCCTCGTGCGCGACAGTTGAAGATGCGGCAAGTGATGTGGGCACAGGATTGCCCAATCAATCGCCTCGCGCTTCACCGTGAACGCAGCAAGGAAATCAAGGTGCGCCGGATGTCCTGGTTCCAGGTAGCGAACCAGATAAATGTATTCGGACCTTGCCATTATTTTTTCTCTTGAATTCCAACAGTCTTCAAGTACAACTCGACTGCTTGCTCGATTCCGCCAGCACACCCGCCGGCCGAAATGATGATGGCGATGTTGTTGGCGTGAAGTTCGTACAACTTTTCTTCACGCATAGTTGGTTCGGTAAGTTTCAGCATGGTTTCTCCAGATTATCGAAATAGGTTTTCTGCCCAGGCGGCGACGGGACCACCGTCAACGTGAACAGTTGACTTGCCAAATTGCACATTGAACCCGCCGTCGCGTTTCGTAACCTCGACATTGGCAGTTAATGCTTTGGGCCTGCGTTCAACGATGACTTCGATTCCGTAGATTCGTCCTACTGATTCATCCTTTGCACCAGGGATGCGCGGAGTCACGGTGACGTGTATCTTTCCGTCTTTGATACCACGACGGTCCCAATATGCGTATAAGTCCCGCGCATACTCAAGAATGGAATCCGCCATTGTTTCTCTGGGATTCGTCACTAAGTCATCGTCCATGTTTCAGCCTTTTGTCTTCGCAAGTAATGAAGCCAGGTTCGTCTTGATATTTGTAAAATCGTTCAAGTCCACGCTGCGTGTCTTCGGCGTCAACCTTGGTGGTATACGGGCCGCACGGTTCACAATCAGGTATTCGCGTCACCCAGTAGCCATCAGGCTTCTTGATGACTTTCATCTTGGTTTCCGTCGCCATAGTTCTCCAATAATTCTTCCATGCGTTTGCAAGCGTTGCCCCACGCTACAACATTTGGACCGCCCCATCCAAGTCCTTCGTTTTCACGGACGTGATAAATCAGATCACCGAGATTGCAAATCTCGTTGAGATCGTGGAGTAATTTCAATGCCTCGTTCATCTTTCACCGTTACGTCCAGAGTTTTGTAGATTCCGAGAATTGCATCAGCCGGATCGCCGGCTTGACAAACTTGATTGTCGTAATAAGCCCACCAATATCCGAGGGCTGCCTTGTTGGACAAACGAACTTGAAAACCTTCTCTACTTGCAGACCGAGCGGCATCCAATGCAATGTGATCTTTTTCGTATTCTGGCGGTCGTAAACCAAACACCGTGCCGGTCAACTTTTGTACGACGAACTCGCGTCCTTTGGCGGTTTTCAGATACTCTTCAAGTCGGCTTTCTACCTCCCAACAATTTTGGCACAATCTTCTTTTGCCGATGTAGAGCGTCCACTTGCCGCACACTTCGCAGGGAATGTGGTATTGTTGATCGTAAGTGGTTATCATGGGCTAATTTCTTTTTCGGCTTGCTTTCTCAGAAGTTTCTCAGCCTCGTACAACCCAACCATCTCGCTTAACTTTGCTGTCAGTTCTTTGATTTTGTCGCCGTTTGTTTGGCACCATCCGATATATTCGCACTCCCAATCCTTGCAGTCTGTCTCTCGGCCGCTGACGATTGCATTTCCTTTTTTGCAATCCGTTTCGTTATACACAGTGTCATAACTATGATGCCTGCATTCGTGACACCAATGCTCTCCGTTGCAACCGCAGTTTACCATTTCAGTTTCGCCGCCTTGTCGATTTCAATAAACAATCGCGCCCAACTGAGCGGGTGCATTTGCATCTCGTGCCTTCGTTTCTTGAACCATGTAAAATCATTCAGGTCTGGCCATTTGCCTTCATATACTTTTCCGGCAGCCAGCCAATCGGCGACCATTTCGCGGGCGGCGTCCACCGACATAGGAAGATTGCCTCCAGTCGGAATGCCACGCAATTTAGGGTCGCGCGATAACCAGTATTCCCAATGGTGATCGTTATTGAAGTAGTGGTGCCACCAGGCTTCGGCCCATGCTCGTGAACTTTGCCTATCATCCCGATCGCCATATCGGAATCTGGCATAAGGTCCAAACTCTGCCCGTGATAGTTTCGACAGATCGTGTTTGAGCAGTCGTTTGAGCGAAACGCCCAGCCGGATGCCCGCGTAGAGCACGTACCACTTATGCCGCATGATCGTCCACAGCAACTTCAACCGCATTGTGTTTCCTCATAGGATGGAACTTCGATGGCCACAATCTCCGGTTCCCGAACGGACGACCTGTGCCAATTGCGTTTTGTAATGACGCCTTTACAGGCTTGCGGACCATCCGGCGAGGTCCAGACAGACGCATTGGATTGATCGACCCAGGAACCACTTTCGCTCCCACGTCGATACCATTTTCCTGTCTTCTTGTCACGCAGCATGTAGAACGTCATAATTTCACGTAATCTCCGACTTTTCCGTTGGTCTTAACAACTTGATATTGCGGACCTTTATTTCTGGCAGCGTTCACCATATTGGACTTGTAACCCTTTTTAGGATACGCCCTCGACCATGCCATTCGACAACGACTAGAGCAAATGCAGGTTCTCGCATGAATCGCTCCAAAACTGACGCATGGCTTCGATCGCGGCCTCGGTGCCAGCCATCCTTGCTTCCGTCTCGTCGCTCAATGGACCTGGACCAGGGCGATTTGCATAATGAACTTCGTCAGGTTCGGCAATTACTACCGTTCCGTCCGGCTTCATCAACATGCAATCGTCGCCTGGGATGTCGAGTTTTGCCAGGAGCGTCAGCAGGTTTCGTCGGCTTAATCGTACTTCCATAATTGTGTTCCCGTGGATAATCCCACTCCCATGCGCCATCTCGGACGCGGAGTTGGGACGTGCAATAGAGGCAATGTAACGTGTCCCCTTCGTTCTCTGTCACAAGTGCATTGTCAAGCGTTTCAATGCAGCATCGCATTACGCCACCGATTCTAAGTGGCAGGCGTCGTTGGTGTGGTTCATTATTCATCATAGTAGCCTCGGCGGGACTCGAACCCGCATCCCCGGATTGAAGGTCCAGTATCCTGACCATTTAGAATTAGACGAGGCCAAACGCATCGGGCCGTATTCGATTCCGGCTCCCAGGCGCACCCATAAATGACGGGCTTTGTAGTCCGGTAGGTTACTAACGCTGCGCTTGGCGTCCTACCATTCCGGGTCTGGCATCCTGGCGTCATCCTTAATTAGGAACCCACCAAGACCCTGCGTGTCCATTCCACGCCGCCGATGCAGTGTTTCCGACAGGAATCGAACCTGTATCACCGACCGCTGCCGGTGTCCTAAAAGGCATAATTCTTTTGGTTGCCTTTTTGCCATTAGACGACAGAAACAACGACTTACTTACCTTCGTTAGGCAGTACGCCGGTTGCCTTCAACAACATGAGATTCATCAGGTTGTCGTTGACGCCTTTGCCATCCTTGCCGTCGCCACCAGTCATAATGACGCGGGGCGATTGGATACCAGCCAGGGAAGCCGCAACTTTCACGTCACGATCGGCTTTGATTTGAGCCAAAACGCGATCCCTATCAGACAATCCACCGGCAATCTCGATCTCCTTGGCTTTTGCCTCGGCGGCCGAAATCACGGCTTTCTTGTCCAATTCAGCACGGTCGGCTTTGATCTGAGCGATCGCTTTCAAGGTTTCAGCCTCTTGTTTATCCTGCAAGGCGACTTCGACCTTCTGTTGAGCCTGCGTAACAGCCTGCTGTTTGCGAATCACGGCTACCTCTTGCTCCTGTTGAGCCGAGACGGTTGCCTTTTTCTTCTCCAGATTCGCAGCGGCTTCGGTTTCGGCGACCTGGCGTAGCCCGCGCTCAACGATCATCAACTTTTGCTGTTGTTCTTCTTGGCGTTGAGCCTTCGCTTGTTCGGCAGCCAAGTAACTTTGCTTCTTGGCGGCGAACTGCTCCAAAGTCTTGCCATCGTATTCGGTTTCCGTCACCGAGAATTGAATGATCTCGATGCCGTACCGTTTCAGCGGACTTTCCTGTACGATAATAGGCGCATTCTTGCCGTCACGCACGATCTCGGTGGCCGCAACCTTGGCTTTCTTCTCGCGCATGATGGGTTTGCCATCAGCACCGATGCCGGCTGCCTCCAATTGACCCATATCGGACAATTCAACTTCGGTACGCCGCATCTCGAACAATCCCTTGGAGAGTTGTTCTTCGACAACCTGGTTGAATTCGGCTTTACGGCTTGCTTGATTCTCGCTGGCACTCATCATCGGACCAGTGGACTTCACGCAATTTGTGAGATGCGACTTCACGGCGTCAATGATGCTATCCCGATTGGAGGCATAATCCTGGTGGATCAGCAACCGATGGGGTTCATCCGCAGGTAGACGAATCTTCACGAACGAACTGATTTGCGCGGTGCCGCCATCGTTGAAGGTGACTCGAATCGAATCGTCGGATTTGCCGCCTTCTTTCGGGCTGGCCGAGTAGTAACACTGAATCGAACGAGGCATCGTCCAGACGGTGGCAAACCATTTTCCGTAGTAACCGGACTTGTCGATAACGGACACATTGCCGTAGACCGACTGGTAGATTTGATAATCCTGCATGTTGTTGTGTCCGACCAAGCCACCCCACATGATCCCTACCAGGATCAGGGCGAGAAAGGTCACGATGCCGGCCGCAGCCAGCTTCACTTGCGTAGCAGCACTCATGGAAACCTCCAGATTAAAAAGGGGTGAGTTTGCGTCGAACTTGACGCTGAATCGTACTTGCCGTCTTTCGCTCCCTAACGGAAGTGGTTCGGGCATCTTCTGCGCGTTGCCAAGCAACTTGCTCGGATTCGTGTAGGTCTTTCAAGACTTCTTCGACCGTCTCTGGCAATGGTTTCACGCCACCGATCAGCCGCGAAAACCACTTGGAGTGGATCAACCATCGGTAAAGCATGAATGCGAACGCCAGTAGAGCAAAGAAGGCCAATGCTTCGATTGCAGGCATGTCAGTATCCTTTTCAGGTTTTAGTCAACCCAGGGAGTGGCTTCATCTTCGCCGTCCCAGTCATCGTCATCATCCCAGTCATCGTCATCGTCCCAATCATCGTCATCGAGATCGTCAACGAGATCGTCATCGAGATCGTTGTCGAGATCATCAGGATCATCCTCGTCGAGAGGATCATCTTCCCAATCGAATTCATTTTCTTTGGATTCGCACATTGTCAACGTCCTTATTTCGGAGTGGTAACTTCGGCCGTCGTAACGTCATCCAATGACTCGCCGGCACAGATACAAACATCCTTCTCCAAAAAGATGTCACATGGGCACATTTTCTTTCGGTTGCAAACGCAGTGCCCGAGTTTTTTAGCGCGTGACATGACGCTCTCGCGCTTTTCTTCTGGTGTGTACTCTTCCCAGACTCGTGCAATTTCAGACATCTTCATGTTCATTCAGGCACCATGACTTTCTCGATCTCCACCTTCGTAGCACCAAGACTGTCAAGATTGTCGATCTCGCCCTTCTTGTCCTGTGCATCGGCCTCGTTGTCGTACAACTTATTTACAGCCATGCCACAACACGTTCCAATAACACGATATTTTTCAACCGTTGCGGGCACAAGGACTTTGATCTCGGAGTAATCGCCCTTGGTAATCCGAAGGACATTGCCGGCACCGTCAGTCACCTTAACTCCAACGATATTGGTATTGGTGTAGTCAAGTTCGACGTTGACACCGTTCAAGGCAATATCGGTGGGCGTCTTGACTTGAACCCATTTACTTGCGGTCGTAGCCATTGACTCTCCTTTGGTATAATGGGTATCGGTTGCGGTTTAGGTAAACTCTAACGATCCCATAAGATTTCCGGTTAGCACAAAGATTCTGGTTGTCCTATTTGTGCGTTGGCACAAGGCAACGGACCAAAGCAAACAACCCGATTGCCTGCCAGAAGTCGATGGTCGGAAGGTGGAAGAGAATCGGCATCAACCAATTCCACAACCACATGATGGGGAAGCCAACCAACAATCCGATGACAACCAAAAACACCAACATCACACACGAACCAACAATGAACTTGTCCACAAACCTCTCCTTGTTAAAAATTGCCGGCCGCCGATCCACGCGCCCCGGCAGAAGGCTAATGCCAACCCGAGAAATCCGGGTCTGGTAGTTTGACGAACTCTGGCGGCTTATCCGTTTCTATAGGCGTTTAACGCCCTGGCGTACAAGCCAGACGACTGCTTTGGCATCTTCCACGGCGGTATGAGCCACCGTGTCGCCATACCCGGCTCGTTCGTAACACGTCTTGCTGTCAGGTAACCGATCATCCTCCGCTGGATTCCAGAAAAGGATGGCAGGATCAATTACTCGATGACGGAACTTGATGTGTTCACTGAACCAGGGCAGTCGATTAAGAAATTGCATGTCAAAACTGGAGAAATTCTTTCCCGCAGCCTGGACACTCTTTGGATCGAGACCGTTGGCCGCGATCCACGTAGCAAATAATTCCGCTAACTCAAAATCGCGGCAGAAACAGGATACTCCAGGCGGATTGCCGCCGAGCGTCAATGCTTCTGCGAGGTCGTATCGACGCCCTATCATCAAAAGAACATTTGGTATCTCATACCAATGAATTGGTGTTTCGCCCAGTAACCTTCGTATCGTTGCTTGTGGAAAGTCTTTGTTTGGGAAAGCGCACTTTTCCATCCAAGTAGCGACAGCCTGAACGGGCAAGTCCAATTGGTCTTCCTGCGGTCGATTGCCAATGAGTTTCAATAAATTGGCATTGAGCGACATTGCGAAAGGCGATCCCGAAACTTCATCGTAGGACAGAACACGATGGAAGACCGGCAATTCGTCGATCGGTAAGGTCCAATCATCAATGACGGCACCGATCTCCAATGTCTGGCATGTTTCGGGATTGAGTCCTGTTGTCTCGATGTCAATGCTGACATACGGCAACTTGGGTTTCTTGGTTGGCAATCCCGGCTCTCGATCGGCCTGACTCAAATGCCCGGACCAACCGCAGCCCTTGCAATGTCCAATGTTGGGATTATTGCTATCGGTTTTCAGCATCTCTTCGCAGTTTGGACAAAACTTTTTCATGGCATTCCTAATTCTTTGATCGCGTCTTTCTCGTTTTTCGTGAGTTTGGCGAGGGCTTCTTTGTAGACTTGGACTCGCTTTTGGTGTTCCGCGACTTGAGCTTTGTAGGTTTCGATTTCGAGGGTGTAGGCTTGGCGACACGCTTCTTTCGTACCTTGGCCGGTGCCGTTGCATTCGGCGCAGGTAGTTTTAGGTCCAAGGTCGATGAACTTTCTATTTCTGGGGTCGTAGGTAAATCCTCTTCCTCTACAGGCGAGACAAGGGTAAGGTTTTCCTCCGTCGCTTCCGTACCAGAGGCAAAAGAGGCCGAAATTCTTATAAGGGCGTCTTGGTCTAGGTCGCATATTCTGATGTCCTTACGATTGCGTGTGGTCATGTCCATCAACAGGGCATACATATTTCGATTCAATTTCGACTTGACCCACAATGGATAACCCAGTGGCACCATGCCGAATAATTCTTCGAGTTTTCTGATGCCAGTCCCCTCAGCCACTTGCTGCCAAAGACGTTGGTGTTTCTCGCAGGCTTCTTGGGCTGCCTTCATCGTCTTGAACAACCGGCGGTTATTCACAAAATCCCACATCTCTTTGCCATTGGGCAACATGATGCGGACGTTCGCCTGATAGGCAGCCGGCAGACCTATTCCGTAGGCTTCGGATCGCCAAACAATTCGATATTTTTCATTGGACATCCATGTCCTACGAATCTTTTTGTTCTGCCCACGGATTTTCTTGCGAATGAATTCCATTATTACAACACGGACTCCAGAATAGTCACGACATCCCGTAGGCAGTCGAGCATAGCGGCTTTGGCATCGTCTGAGTTAAAATAACTTCCTTGACTAAAACAGTTTCCCACCCTCCACTTAAAACGTCCTTCAAGTAATGGATCAGCGTATGTTCCTACGTTTATTCCATTTATGATGGCAAACTCATTGCCCGCTTTTGATTTCTTCCAGACTGTTTTTGACATGGGTTAGTCCAGGTTATGTGTAATGATGGTGCCGTTCTGGCCACCACTTGAAATGTTTTTGATGACGATACATTCAGAGAAATCGGTCAATGCTGTCCAATAAACGGACACGCCATAACGACGTAGCCGGCGTCGTGTTTCGTGTGTCAACTTATCTTGCACTTCAACCGTCAAATGATTCAGCAGGTATTCCAAGGTGTGAGTAGTGACGATCTTCGTAATAGCCACCATTGAGATGTCGTTGAGCGTGTCGCTTACATCCCAATTTCTAGCAATCGTTGCCACAACGTCATTGATCGCATAGACAACCACTCCACTGACGACAACCTTCTTTCCGTCCGACGTTAGCAATGCTTGCGTCGGCAGGTTGTGAGTCTGTCGTGCAGTTGGTATAATTTCGACTTCGGTAACCAACGGCCAATACACACGCAGACCAGGAGCCAACGCCGATGCTTTGTCTCCGTGTCGGAAACGGACTCCGGCGTGCGTTGATCGAATAATAAGGAGTCGGGGAAACCATTTCCCAATCCACTCCATTATTTGTCCTAGCCACGCGAACGCTGTCTCCATCTCAATATCCTCTCCCACGGTTTTTCCGTGGATGCAAGGGACTGTAGGTGTTGTAGGTCGCGGGTGCTTTCAGAATCATTCGGCGAACTTTTCGCGCGCCGCACTCGGCGCAGCGCGTGGGCTGCTTGGTATCCATTTTCTGGAATACTTCGCTGGTGGAACCGCACGCGCTGCACCTAACATCGTAAAGCGGCATTGATTACTCCTTGTACTCGCCCAATTCAACGAGAGTCGTTTTGATGCCAGCAGCAAGGTCTTCGGCATTGTCGGACTGTTCAACGTCCTTCTCCCGGCGTCTTTTTCGAGTCATGCAACCTTCATCGTTGACGACCGTGTAGAAGTCCTGAATACATTCAATCTGAACTTCTCTTGCCAACTCCAAAACTTTCCAGAGTTCCTTGATCTTTTCCAACTTCTGGTTCCTGGTACACTGTCTCCAATAGACCCAGCATAGGAAAACAACAGCCAACAATCGGAGGATAAAGAGAGTAATCATGTTGTTCTCCATTACACCTTGCAACCAATGCCACTGCATCCAGTCCTGTTGCACCGGCCTTCGGCCTGTTTTGGGTCGCCAAAAGTGCTGCTGATGGGACCAAAGAACAGTCCGGTCGTATGCGTCTTGAGCAAATCATCGAACGACGACTTTTGCTCTGCCTTTTTCTCCAACATGCGGGCCAATTGGCGACTGGTGGTCTCGGCCGCATCGCAGGCATCAACGTCCCAATCGTCCGTATCCATGTCGTCCAAACGGTCGATGAATTCACGAATGAAATCGTCGTCCTCATAGGAGTCGAGAATCGTGATGTTCGCACCGTTGCCGTCGCTGAACGGAATCCGATAGGTACGGACTCCATCGGCACAACAGGTGGTGTCTACCACGTAGAGCGAGTCGGCCGATTGTTCAACAACGATGTATTCGGTGCTTTCGTCGTCATCAAAAGCCAACGGTATTTCGACGAAAACCAACTTGCCAACGTAGTTTGGCCGACAAGTCGTACCACCGTACATTTGGGCAAAAAAGTTCGTCTTGGCGGCGCGGTAGTCTATGCTGGGCGTCGGTTCGTTGCGCTTGACGGGTTGATCCCCATCGAGCGAGGAAAGTCGTTTCAGATTCAACCGAACGGCTTCGAGGTCATCGGCCGTCAGCCCAAAGATAGCGTTCAACAGGAAGTTTTCGTGTTCCGTTTCTTGAACGAGAATCTCGCAACGAGTTTTGACTTCCTTGATCTTCTGCTCGTCGGAGTAACACCTGTAGACGTGCCAACAATCGTTCAATCGAAATGGCATGAAACTGATGTATTCACTGCCGGGTGCGACCGGAACGACTTCCACGATGTTACCGTCATCCGACGTGCAGATGTAATCTGCCGGCTTATCGCCGACGAAACGGGATAGGGTGACAATTTTTCCACGATGATCCATGACTTCCTCTTGGGTTAATAGCCTCGACCTCGATTGCGTCGAGGATGAAGCGGACTATAGGTATTGCGAACGACTGGGGGTTTCTTGAAGGCAAGCATTTCAGCCATTCGATGACTGCAACCGTTTTGGCGGCATTCTTCGTAATGAGTCTGAACTTTCTCATCTTCGCTGATTTTCTCGTATTTGACTTTCATGTGTCTCTTTGCCCGCCGGCCGGGTTGATACGAAGATCACCCGGCCGGCGAAGACATTAAACTCAGGTTGTAATTTCGTATTGGACGCCCAATGGCACGATCACGACCACTGTGTCAAGATTACGGACGTTTACCCGTCGTCCTTCCGGCGTGGTGCCAGAAAGGTATGGGCGACCATTCGGCCCTGACTCAACAATTTGTAGAACGGTCATGCGCTTCAGCCACATACTCGATCCACGACGAACAGCATACAAAATGCTACAACCTACTTTGACCTCGCGGTCAACACAATCCACTACTCGCATTCAATTCTCCTTCTAATAGGACGACGTAAAAATAGGTGAAATCTGGTCTAAGTTTTCTTACTAAAAATCACATTTTCTTTTCCAAAGACGTTACAAATCGCACGACCAGCATGATTCGCCCTTTATAAGTCCGTTTTCCTCTGCGATTTTTGCACAATAGAGGGCATCAAGTTCAATCAATGTGCATGGGTTGTCCAGTGTCTTACAGACTCGCAGTGTTGTTCCAGTGCCGCCGAATGGGTCAAGAACCGAATCACTAGACGGGGTGGTCATCTTAATGCACCGTTCAACCAGCCCTTCGTTCAATTGAGTTGGGTGCCAAGGACGACGTTGTTTGCTGTTGCCAGTAACTCTTGTGAAGTCAAATACATCGCCTGGCACTCGCCCGCGCGGGTCAGCCCGCTTGTCGCCATTCTCTTGTCGCCAACTGGGAATCCTCACTGCATCAGGAAGTAATGGCGCGTCCTTCCACCGCAAACGCAACAACGGTCGATGATTATTGCCTAAATCATGGTGGTTATGCTGACCGAACGTAAACACTTGCACGCAGGGTTTGGCTTCAAGTTCGCCAGCCCGCAAACCAACCACGTCCTTTACGATCGCACCAACCTCGAACGTCCATTTGGAGTTGTAACTGAACCAAACCGTCTTTGCTTTGAGAACGAAAACAGTTAGCCATTTACGAAGTAGGGCAACGTAATCAGCCTCACTTTGGCGATCCTTGTAACTTTTATATCCAAGGCCGATATTGTCAGGCGGGTCAGCAAAAATCGTTGTCCACGTTTCATTACTGGATGAAAGGTAGTCAAGGCAATCTGCGTTAATCAGTTTGTGGTTCATTCTCCAACCTCGATACGATGATGTCGCAGTTGTGTGGGTCTTTCTCAACACAGATACATGGCAGATTAAGTTTCTTGGCTGCCAGAGCGGTTGTACCACTTCCAGCGAACGGGTCGAGAATGACGCCGCCTGTCGGCGTTGATAAAAGTCGCAACAAATAAGTCATCAACGCTTGCGGCTTAACCGTAGCATGATCGTTGCCTTCGCCGCGATCCTTCTTTGAGGCTTTCGCACAGTAGAAAAATCGTGCTTGATCTCCAAGTTGAATAGCAACTTCCTCGTCTAGCAATAGGTTAGACGGAAACCGGCCGAGTGCCTGTCCGGCAGTTTGATGGGTTTTCTGTTCTGCACTGCTCCCATACCTCCCCTTGCTAACCGCCGATTCAGCACTTCTGGAATGATTCTCTGTAGAATATCCGAATCTACAAGCATCAATGTTGATTCCCGCTACCCCATTCTGGATTGCGTTGTTGACATAAGTGCCATCAAGCGCATTCATTGCCAAGATGATCGGCTCGTATGCAGGTTTCAACGCTGTGCCCCACCCGTTCCACTGTTTTGCAGCATCGGTGGCAGGCACGGTAATATCAGCAATCATCCGCGTTCCGTCGTCACGGTGAAAGTTGTCGCCGCGAATATCAGGCCCAACGTCTTTTTGCCCAACAACTTCGCGCTCCACTCCGGCCGCTTTGTCGATGGCCTTTGAGATGTCCATTGACTTTGGGAATCCACTTCCGTAGAGCCACATTAAGCAATCGCGTATTTCCCAGCCAGCATCCTCGATAGCGCAGGTCAGGCGATGTTGGGTTCGCGTACCACCGAATGCCAACATCATGGCTCCTGGTTTGCACACTTCCTTGATTACTTTCCAATAATCAGGTCCAGGCACAGAATAATCCCACGCCTTGCCCATAAACGACAAGCCATAGGGTGGATCAGTGACTACGCAGTCAACCTTTTCAAGAGTTGGCAATACGTCGAGCAAGTCGTCGCAATAGACTTGAATGTCATCTTTGTCGTAAACCTGCATGTTTATGCTCCAAGTACAAAATGAGACAACCATTCTTCGTTTGCCGAGGACCGATTACCGGAAATGCCGCCTCGTGATCGACTCTCGCTATTAGCCAGCAATACGGCGTTATCGTTTAACGCATGACCTTCTGACACCCAACAGTTTCGATTGGAGGCATAGGCAACAACGTCGAAGTCGTTGCCATAACCCGTCGTTCCGGTGTAAGGAGGATCAATGTAGACCGTGCCTCTGCCAGGACCAAAATCTTGTACGTTGCATTGACAGGCGTGAACGCCGTGCATCTTTTTGCAGATGATCTTCATTCGCTCATAGAGCGTATTGGGCATGGGCATCATTGGATTGACAACGGACTTCCGTTTGGCGATTCCGTTGGGCCACCAAAAACTACGGAAGGATGTATTCTTCCATTGGTCATCCTTAATCCAGATTGCTTTTCCGCCAAACGCACACGCCTGTAAAATCAGATAGACGTAAGGCGTATCAATGTGTGCCGGCTGTTTGGCCAGTTCTACAACGTAATCGTGAATCAAAGGACGTTCAGGAATCTTATCCAGAAACTTCTTGAACCGATTAAGGTTGAATTGTCCTTTGCCAACCGAATACCAAAGATTACCCCACGGGCCTGAATCAACCATATAGAGCAATTTAGGATCAAAGCCGCGATTCACCAACTCTATTGAGACAGTGCCACTTCCGCAACACAAATCATAGAATGGTTCGTCGAATCGCGGCTTGATCCTGTCAATAATTGCAGCCGCATAACGATGCTTTGCACCCTGATAAGTCACAGGAGCAATCATCGACCCGTGCTGGAGAATCCGTTCTCGCCCCTTTCCGTGTCGGTCAGTTCCTCAGTCACGACGATTGGAACTTGTTTGACTTCTTGCAAAACAAATTGACCAACACGATCGCCAACGTGAACGGTGTAGGTGTCGCACGTCGAATTGTAGAGCATGACGAACCATTCGCCACGATAATCCTCGTCGATCACGCCGCCGAAGATGGTGAATCCTCGCTTTCCCATACCGCTGCGATCCCATACCAGAGCGGCGTGGCCAGCGGGGAAAGACGTTGCGATTCCAATCGGAATCATCGTGACCGAACTTGGCTTGCAGTCGATCTCTTCGCAGGCATAGAGATCGTAGCCGGCGGAATGGTAAGAACGGGTTGGCAACTGGGCCGCCGGACGTAAAAGTTTGACGCTAATCATGGTATCTCCTTGTAGTCATTGAATGAGAATTCTGGCTCGCCGTGGTCATTAAAGGCCCAGTGTCCGAGTCCAAGACGACTGGCTTCTCCTCGTACCGATCGTACTCCCCATGTGAAACCATTGTTGTGGCCTCGCAGGTAGACGGCAGTATCGTGTTCTCGAATTGCATAACCAGCCACGATCACGATGATCGACAATGCTAAGGCTATGCCAATTCCTTGTAAATACTTCATGGATTCCATCTTTCACTGTTGAAAAAACTGGTACAGTTGCCAATAAATCCGTCGAACTGAATTATTTCTACCCCAGCCTCGCGGAACATTTCGTTGCCAATGGCAATGGTTTCCAACCAATGCTCAGGCGTCCGATCGAAAATTTGTTTGTGTCCGATCACGCAAATAATGCCTGCCTCAATGATTGCGCGAGCACATGGAACACAGGCATACCAAGGACAGTACATTGTACTGCCGATGGTATTCTCGCATCGTCGGCACGCATCAAACACCGCATTACGTTCGGCGTGTTCCATGAACTCATACTTCAACGGTCGTTGCAATCGTTCCTCCGTGACTTTGACGCCACGGGGAAAACGATTGACGCCTGTGCCGATGATTCTGGCATCAGCACTAATGATGACCGCACCGTTCTTGGTGTTAGGATCATCGGAAGACATTTCGGCGAGCCGATATGCGTTCCTAAGATAGGTTCTGGTAACGATCTCTGCGTTAAACTCCACAAACGCCTCCGTGGCCAGTCAGAACGCAGCAATCGTGCGTCTCAACGGCTTCCTCAAATTCCTTGCCGAGATTTTCAGCGGCTTCTTTGTAACTCACCATCGTCAAAGGTTGACCACCACGCGCTCCATCAGGATAGCAAGTAAACCCACGAAGTTTTGGCGCAAACTTCGCCAGTGTCAGGGCAAAATCCTTCACTGTGTCTGGATTGTTGCGTCGGCTTCCCCATTTCGGAAGATTGATCGTGCTACTGATAGCCTGGTCAACATAATCCTGGATGTCGGCCTGAACCTTCATTCGACGTTCGTAGTCCTCAGCCAGGTCAAGAGCACTCTCAACTTTGTCTGGATCAAGACTGTAGAGGTTAATCAGTTCTTGAGCGGCACTGTCAACCACATATTGGTAATGCCATTTAGTTCCTTCCCGCAGATAACGTCGCTTGTATGCAACCGCAAAGATCGGTTCGATGCCTGTACTCGTGCCCGCTAAGATTCCAATCGTGCCCGTTGGCGCAATCGCTCTCTTGGCAATCGGACGCGAGATTCCCAACTTATCTGCAAACTCGTTGGCAACCTTGTTGGTGATACCACGATAAAATAGCAACCAGTTGTGCAGTTCAGGAGTAACCTCATATCGACTTCCGCGTTTCAGCATCCATTCATGGATGCCCATCAGACCAACTCCTAAACGTCGGTTTTTCTCTCGGACTTTCAGGATTTTCTCATACGGTACGTCTGCTCGTAATGTTCCGCAAAGAAGGAACTTGGTAGCCAATTCGAGAATCGTCTTAAACTCCTCGATTGTACTTACACGGCCAAGATTGACGCTTCCAAGATTGCAAACGTCGGAATCATCCGCGCTAGTAACTTCCGTGCAAGCGTTGCGAAGGGTTTCTTTCTCCTGGTCAAACAGGTTGAACGAAAAACCCGGTTCAGCCGTGGATACGGCTTGAAGTAAATTCCGCTTGAACAGTTCCCCTGGGTCGCCCGTCTGGCACATCTGGAGGAACCAAGACGTGTCATAGTTGATCGACACGTTGGTCATGTCCAGGGGTGCCGGCCAATTTTGATCCTGCAACTTAATGTCGGCAAGCGTCAGTTTTGTGCCAGGCACCGTAATGTCTTGCCAGTTCTTAATGTTTAAGAACTTTTCGACATCGCCATGCTTCCAATTAAGTGAAGCGTAGATCGCAGATCGACGAGAACCGCCCTGCATGACGTTGCGGCCGATCTCGTTAATCATCATCATCTTCGGAATTGGTCCGCTGGCAAATCCGCCTGTGCCCGAGAGAATGGAATTGCTTTTGCGATAAACCGAATAGTCGATACCGATGCCGCCACCAGTCATCAAGCAACTTTCCGCTTTCCAACTGAGATTTGCCCAGTCCTCGCGCGAATCTTCTTCTGCTCGTAGCAAATAGCAATTATTCCAGAATTTGCGCGACCTACCCGCATAGTAAAGGTATCGACCGCCAGGAATAAACTTCAAGTCTCGGATAAAACTTTTGAGCAGTTGCATTTCGTCATCAGTCAACATCTGTTGCCGATGCGGTCCCTTAATCCTTGCGTCTGCTGAATCCGGGAGTTTGCCGCATACGTCTTCCACCAGCACGTCGGCAAGTTTGGCCCATGTTTCGCAACCCGTATGTTGATACTTCGCAATGAAAATGTCCTCGCTGAATTTGCTGCGGAACATGGGATTTACTTCGGATTGAAACTTCAAGATGCACTCCTTTCGACTTTGGTGACGACAATTGCAAGCGGTAGCCGGTCTTTCTTTCGCAGACCCAGTTGGGATTTGATGAGGCTTCTCGCTTCACCCTTCGTATTGGCTTCAACGATGCCGCTGGTTTCGTTGACGCTGAGAAGTTTTCCGTCCTCCACATTGAAGGTCGCGGTCTTAGGAATCTCCCACGCCCATTGGTATCGAGGCGGTCGCGTGGCAGGATCAACAATTAAACCATCAGCGATTGCTTTCCGTTTAATCTGCCTCTTGACCAAACCCAGAACCTCGTTGAAATTGGTTTTTCGCGGTCGATGCGGTATACTATCAAGAAATTCTTTTCTCGTGCGTCTCATATTTACGCCTGTGGTATTGGTAAGGAAAAGATCACGCCATCTTCTGGCTGACCATAGAAAACAAAATAATCTTTGAGTAGAGGTACTTGTGCTCTGAACCTGAGTTTTCCAAGCCATTGGCTGATGTCGCCAATCTCACCTGGACGCAACTGTCCCTCGGGCACAAGCATCACCATCCGAAAGGCATTGACTTCCCGAGCATAAAGGAGGCAATTATAAAGAAGATGCCGCGCGATCCCTCGATTCCGAAAAGCAGGTTTGACAGCCACCTTGAGAATTTCAACATCGCCATCAGGCGTCTTGCCGAAGATCGCCATGCCGATCGGCGTATCGTTCCACGTCGCCACGCAGGCGACACAAGTTTTGGCAGCTGCTCGCCAGGTCTCTGGAGGCCAGGCATAGTCAAAACATTTTAGGTCAATGTCAATCAGGTAATGCGTGTCCTTTTCGGTTGTAGCACGGAAGCCAATCATCGAAGTGCCTCCTCGGGTAGGAAGTAATGCGGTCTGATTCGCGTGGCGTTGAAAATCAATATCTCGGCATGAAACTCGACGCCAGGAAATACATCAAGCGGTAGGGAAACGATTGACTTGATCTTTGCTTTAGAATCCCTCAACCAACGCCAACGCTTGCTCTTACATCGTTGATTGAGTCGAAAACCCATAGGCATAAACATGACCGTGGGTATTCTTTGTCCCCATAGATCAAAGATGTGTTTCAGAAACACTTCCGGGTAAAGTTGTTTTCCTTCCGCGCCATTGAACGGAGGATTACAAAGAACCAGGTCGGGTATATGAAACATACCGACCGTGGCATCCTCAAAACGACCACGGTAAACAACATTGTACTGATCCTGTTTGAGTTGGGGTTTGATGTCGCATCCAGCGATGCGGCATCCGGCCTTTGCCCAAGGATCAGTCAACCTGCCGTTGCCGATGGCGGGGTCGAAGATGTTATGGTATTTATCACGATTCAGAATGTCAAACAGGAATTGCGCAACACCGATTGGCGTGCGCACCGTGCTCGGTTTCGGATTCGAGTGATAATCGTTTCGTACTACAGTAAGCGGACTTGCCATCAATTACCACCTTTGCGGTCGAGCCATTTTGGCGTACATATTCTCTTCGAGAGAACCATCGGATTGGAGAGCCATCACTTTTTGTTCCATGTGTTGGCACTTCGCATCGTTTTCTTCACGAGTCAGATCACGGAAAATCCATCCGCTGGTGATCGCTTCCCAGCATTCCGTAGCACGACCGAGAACCATCGTTTGATGGGCACTGCTCACCCGTGCGCGCTGGTGCGCTACACGAAGCAGGGGTTTGCCTGTTGGCATGTACTTGCTTACAATCTCGTCAATGCAGCAGACTACTTCCTCGTCGCCAACTTGTTCGCCGAGAAGCCAACCGTACATGCAAATCTGATCTGCATATTCCTCATTGGCTTCTTCCAAATATGTTTTGTTGATCTCGAATCCATGATGATCGTAGGGCATATAATCCTTATGCGCGGTGTTGTGACTCTTGCTTGCCTTATGCGGTAGACCATAGGCATCACGGCATAAGCGGTAATTCTTGGATGGGCTTGCCCCGTACTTCGAGCAGAATCCCTTGACCTTCCAATCCAAGATCACATGAACGCCGCATTCATGGATGAATCGACAGTCAGGTTTGCCGAGGATCGGCACGCCATTGATGGTGCCATCAACCTTGAACTCGAAGCGAGGCGGTTCTTTGGATTTTTGCAACAGAGCAAGGAGTTCCTCGAATGCGCCGGTCATCACATAGCAGTCATAGATGTATTTGCCGGCTTCAAGGGCGAAGTCTCTATTCTGCGGTTCAACCTGCGCCTCGAAGATTGTGTTGAACTCGAACTGCGGATCAGTACCCTTTCCGAAGAGTCGTTCATGCAACGCTGATTTGGCATAGGCGTCGAAACTGGCACCCACGGACATATAATTTTCTTGCGGCACATGCTGCGCACGGGTCTCAGCCAGGTGTTTGATATAGAATTCTTCTTTGTCCTTGCCCCATGTGGTCAAGGAGGAATGACTAAGATAAGTCGGTTTACGCATTTTCTTTCTCGTCAGTGATTATGAAGACGCCGTCTTTTTCGCTGACGATATGCCAGCCAACTAATCCCGTGTTACAAAACGAGATGACAAGACGTAGATTGTCGATTAACTTTTCGTGGTTGAGTGCCTCTGGAAATTGCATCCAGAAGACGCGCTCGTCAGTCATTGTTTCAGCACAATTGACATTGTGGGCTTGATAATCGCAACGGCAGACATAGACAATGAAGTCAGCACCTTCAATTGTCCCCATGATGCGAACCCGATCCTCTGGACAGTCAATGTTCGTTTCTTCCTTGAGTTCACGACTGGCAGCGGCATGAATCGTTTCATCGTTCTCGATATGACCGCCGGGAAGATTGTAACGACCAACTTGCCATGCTGGTCGATTCTTTTCGATCAGCAGAACCTTTTGCCAAGTAATGTCTGGAGCAGCATAGCAGATGACGTATTGATTCATTCCAACATCTCCTTTATCCCTTCCCTCAAATAATCCAGAGTGTTGAGATTAGAATTGTTATTCCACGGTCTTGGGCAAAGTAATGCCGCACCGCCTGCGTTGTGAAACTCCACGTTGTTGCGTTCATAATCGTCAATCAGGAGCGTGCGAGCGTTTGCACAACATGCTTTCTTTGGAGTGAGAATAAAACGCCTCTTGTAGTTAGGCATCTGTTCTTCAATCCAACGAATCTTGCCTTCGGCAGAACCAGGCCAGGCAGCAGGCGTCGAACAAAGGATTACGTTCTCGACGCCAACTGCATCTTCACAGAGGGCTAGAATGGCACGACCATCCTCCATCCACGGAAGATGTGCCCACCAAATTGCATCCGTGCCAGTCCAAATTTGTTCGTCCGTCAACTCCAATTCATGGCGATGGAACGCCAAACTCACGTCCCTGTGGTGCAATTCCTGCAAAGGACATTGCAAGTCCACGATAACGCCATCCATATCAAGGAAGATTTGTCTGCTCATGCTTTCAACCCATCCCTTGCATTGATGATTGTCGAGTACAAATCACGGCGACGAATGCCATGTTCCTCGAAACATCCAATGCCGAGAGTAACTACCTTGCGGAGGGCATCAAGAGCATCCAAACTACCGTCCTTGTGAGTCAAAGCGTGAAATCCCGCAGTTAGGTAATCTTGCATATAGACTAGGTATTCGCCGACCTCGTGGTTTGATTCCCTAAAAGAACCATCAGGTTGACGTTCTCCCCATCTACGCTTTTGATACTCGCGTTCACCATTCAACACGTCGTAAATGTCTTGAGTTTTCATTCGTTATCCTGAGCACCTTTCCGATCGAGGTAGTCAGCACTGACGCTTTTCAGAATCAGCCGACCGCCGGTCGGAGCGTAGAACTGCTCAACCAACGGAGTAATGACGCACCCTTCACGTCCCTTAAACGGACTGGCGATCAATTCGGGTGCTATCATGGTTGTTGGTCCATAGGTGTGTTCTTGCACCAAATCTTTGCTGAATGGTCCCTCATAAAGAAGATTGACGGTTTTTACACCGTACCAATCGCATAAGGTTTTCACCCGATCCCAGTTCAGATATTTGCCGTTGACGCTGATGTCAAAGACCGCGTAACCCTCCTTGGTGCCATAATCCAAATCCTGGACGCCTACTCCGTAGATTTCGCCAAAGACGACCACTGAATTCTTCTCATCGCACAGGTACGTCAGAAGATCAAGAACACACCGATCTTCCAGCGGTCGCCAGTAAATGGACGTGTTTTCGCCATCAGGTTTCTTCCGGCGAGTTTTATGACTGCCCGCCATGAACTCGAACTCACCGTCGTACATGGCGATCAAACCAACTCGACTGTTCGTTCCATGAATCTTTTCCGTGATTCGTACTGGTGTGCCGTCAGGGATGGCATTGTTGAACCGCCAATAATTTTCAATGTCGGTGTATTTGTGGAAACTATTGTCCTCTGGCATAATATCACCAAAGAAATAACGAGCAGGCGGTTCGTACTTTTGGGCTGCCCACATGCACGAGACATCGGTTCCAATGGCAGTGTCGTCCAGCGTGGATGGAGCAGGAATAATAAAGCCAAAACTTGGCGCACCTCGAAGCCGGCACGCTGCAACTCGACACTGGCATTTGCCAGCCGGATGATCTGCATCCCCTGGAAATTCAGCGTGCTTGAGGTATTTCTGAACTCCAAGCAACTGAGCAATATCAGGCGGCAGCAAGATTCCAGGCGGGAAGAATACAACCCGTTGACCCTTCTGGAACTCGTCTTTGCCGACGATGGTAGTGATACCTTTGATTACAGCGATTTCCAGTTTGGTCGCATTAGGATGCGGCTTCACTTCGTCGATCGTGGTCAATTCAACAAATACGTTAGACATTAGCGCATACCTTTAGCATAGAGGATTGATATAAAATAGACTGACCCACGGGAGTCGTTAGGACTCACCGGGCGTCCCCGGACTCTTGCCCACCGCTGGTTGCGTAAACCACTCCACGGCGAGAGTAGGACGGCACGCAGAGATAGCATGTCTTCGGTTGAGTCCTTATCGCCGAGCGTTCGGACAACCTGAACAGAGGCCGCGCACTGTGATGTCCTCGTGGGTCAGCCGTTATTGCAAATCTTTCAGAACAGAACGGATGAAGTCGCGGGCTGACTTAAATCGAAGAATCAACGCACTTCCCAGGCACCCACCAATCGCCATGCCAACGCCCGTCAATGTGGATGATGCAAGATTGCGAAGTGTTTCAGAACTGTGAGTCACGGCATAAAGAGTTGCAGTAACAGCCGAGACCGCCACGATCATCAGGGCACAAGCTCCGCTGATATAAGCAAAAGCCCGGTTGGTAAGATGAGTTACCACATGCCCGACTTGTTTTACTTTCTGACCACCGTTTATCATTTCTTCCATTTGTTTTCTTTCATCCAGCCTGACCGAGGTACTCGACTACGCCATCCCAGTCCTCAGACACCTGGCTTAATTGTTTCCGACCTGTGTCCTGACGCTCTAAAGCGTCTTCCCAAAACTCATGGTCAATCTTTGATTCAACAGCCTCGCGGATTAAGTCAACGATTACACGAGGTTCGAGAGCGTCCAATTCCCAACTTTCATCACCATAAAGGTCTGCATAAGAACGATACCTAGCGTCCGTCGTCTTGGCCGGATTAGGCGGCGGTTCGTACTCATGTACCTGGTCGAAAGTCAATGCAATTCGTTTAATGGTTGCAGACGAACCAAACATTTCAAGACGATCTTGAATGTCCCGGCTCATGTCGATACCGGACGGATCGTGATCGCCCAAATGAACAATTGTTGTTTCCTTGCCTTCGCCCTCTTTTTCAATTAGGCGTTGTGCCGCACCCCACATCTCACTTTGGCTTGTATAGCCACGGCAAGCAAAATAAGGAACGTCCAACTCTTGGCAAATTCCTTCTAGTACGCCAATCAAGGCGTCCTTCTCGACCCATACTTCCACATAATTGTCTTGGTCATCCCACATATCGACGGCGTATTGACTGGCACAAGCACGCACGATTGAATTAGGACTAGACCAGTGAGCACCGCTTTGCAAGTTGCGCGTGCGATCTTCAATCGCATTCCAGTCGATTTTTCCAGCCAGGCGACCATCATTGATGAGATCACCAAGCCGTTTGTAATTTTTCAATGTGTTTTTCGTGTCGGCCGGCAATCCCTGTTTCAGATTGTATACTGGGTCGATCCACGATGCAGGCAGCAGATCACGCGCAACGAATTGGTAGTACAATTGCCTCAAGGTCAACTTGAACCCCTGACGCGAATAGTCACGAATGATTCTATTCGCGTCGTCGATAATCATCAGACTGCTATCGTGAAACTTCTTTGGAACATAACAAATGCAAGGCATTAGAATCTGTTCTCCCGAATCTCGATTTCAGCCAGGCTCCGTGGAAACTGACCAACATCATTTAGACTGTCTTCCTTGGCGTATCGCCGGCCACCGTGAACAACATTCCGCTGAATGAGTTTGTCCAACAGTTGCGTGCAGGAAATCCACTTGTCCTCCAGAATGAGGGTGCCATCAATGTAGATGGCTTCCTTCTTATCAGGTACACTCAGAATGACGACTTCGCTCATTGGTTCTCCTCGATTTCTATTTCACATTTTCTATTGCTAGAATTCCATTCCCTATCATCTGGACAATTTGCGGAATGATGGCATTTCCAAGACAGTGGTTTCGGTCCAACCGATTGGGAACCCCATCAACCATTCGTACAGGTTCGGATTCACCCGGCCACTTACATAGGTTCCATTCCTTATTGCAGATTTCCGCGAACCGCTTCCCCCAGCATTGTCTCGATTGCTTGACGTTGGCGTGGGCCACAATGAGCATTCGTTCTCGTCGGTGCAGGGCACCCATCGAGCACGCGGATACAACCGACCATTCTGCATCGAACCCGATTTCGGAAAGGTCACCAAGCACTCGTCCGAGTCCACGACCGACGATTGCTGCACTATTTTCCACGATGACGTACCGTGGTCGTAATACGCGAAGCACTCGGGCAAACTCTGACCATAGACCGCTGCGTTCCCCATCAATCCCTTGTCGCTTTCCAGCATCGCTAATATCCTGGCATGGAAATCCACCGCAAATTACGTCACATTTCCATTGTTTAATTGGTTTAGGCGGGAAGGTTCGCACGTCATCCCATCGCAACACGTTTGGCCATTGCTTTTCAAGAACTCTCCGTGCGTATGGATCAATCTCAACCTGCCAAACAGTCTTGAAACCGCCAGTGCGTTCTAAACCCAGATCAAAGCCACCAATGCCGGCAAAAAGAGAACCAACAGTCAGTTTCATTTTATGCCTTATGGACATTCCAAGGTGGGTCAAAACGGTCAATCAAAAACATCTCCGTAGCTGCAAGAAACTGACGCTCAATAGGAATCCAAGCAATACGAATAGCCCTACCATATCGTTCGAGCCAACTTACACATCGCTCAAAACACGCATGAGGTTGCCCAAATAAAGATCGTCTTGGGTAATTCCATCGGTTATGCAGGTTCGTTGTCTTACCGACATACTTTACAACATATTCGTACTTCCCTTTGTCAACCAAAAAGTACACGCACGAATATGCTGCAAGATTTTTATTTACATCCCGGTTTGTTACCTCAACGTAAGGGAGACAAGAGACATCGAGTTGGTTTAACTGCTCTATGACAGCATCGTAAGAACTCTGAATCGACTGCCCTATTCTGATCGCATCTACCAAGTAATCTGTCTCTAACGTCTCTGTCATTCCACGTCCCTTCGTCGCCAATAACGGGCCTCCTTTGGAATCCCGTCATCCGTAAGTTCTCGATACTTGAAGGTAACGCTCTGACCCTTCTTGAACTGTTTGCCATCGACCCATTCCGGCGCATCTTGCCCCGGATTGCTCCTTGCCCATTCCACGGCTTCTTGATTTGTGAACTCGCGTTCGGCATCCGTAAGACCAGCAAGTTCCAATCGTTTGCCGTCATAGTTCGTAATCAAGGCACCGATTCTTCCAAGAAGTCGGCTGCCCTTGTCTGTCTCACGGCCGGTTGTGAACCCAGTAACGGTCGATTCAGCATCGCTGAAAGGCTTGAACTTGAGCAATCCCTTGTGTCTCTTGGGCGTCCAGGATGCCATTGGATTTCGTATAACGCAACCTTCGCCGCCCTGACTCAACACATTGTCAAGGAACTTGTCCACGACGGCTCTTGCTTCCTCTTCATTCTCGGGTAGTCGAACCTGCTTGTGGACAAACACTCGATCGTTTTGTACTTCCAAGTATTCGCGGAGAAACATCAATTCGTCATTGAAGGTTGCGGGCGTCTTGACCCATCCGTAACCTGGAACCAGACGAGGCGTGATCCATTTCTCAATCGCCTCGAAGTTGAGATCGCATACCATATTGGTATTTTTGATCTCGCCCGTTCCGAAAACGTAAGGAATGGCTGGCGCACTGTAAACCGCATAGGTGATTTGGTGAAATCGCGGATCAGGTTCATCGCCGCCGCAAATTGATCGGCAAAGTTGAAAATTCCCACGACCAGCCCACAGTTCGCCGTCCAATGGACACGAAGGCAGAGCATTCAGAAAATCATCTGGAGCCATGATTGGATTACCGTATCGAGACCACAGACCCGTGGCAAGCGGCTTGAGTTTGGATTTTCTCTTACCTGTTTTCGGGTCTGTGATACTCGCCCACGGTATTTGTTCTGTCTTCACGCCACGGCTCAGACCGCCATCCCAAAAGCATCTTGTTCCGTCCAACTTCTCGCTCACGAGGTAGCCGGCGATCTTATGTTTGGCTGGATTGAAAGTGTCAGCCAGTTGGAGAAACTCACGACGCATGGTGTAATCCTTCAAGAGATTGAAAAATGGTTTCGCTAAAGTCCGCAAGAAAACTGCCAGCACATCCACAGGCAAACACAACAAATGGATTGAAACTTACGATCAGCAATCCTAGCATCACGCCGCACCAGAATCCTGAACACTGATAACAGTTGAACAAGGCATAGTGCAACTTAGACGGAAGCCAATCCTCTGCCCAAGTTTCGACTGGTTCCATAATTTCGCTGTCAACGACAATATGAGTCATGCCAATTACGGCAAGAATAAACAACGTCATATCGGAAGCTCCGAATCATTTGGAATTGCCTGATTGTTTTTCCAATCAAATGCGCCAACGGTGCCGTCTCGCTGGATGCAAAGGAAACTATTCGTTTCCTCAGCCCAAGTGCCACAGTTGTAATGCCAACCGGCAATTCTTCCAGGATGGTGGGTATGCCCGCAAATCAAAACGTCGGATACCAAAAGGTCTCGAAGATTGCGATTGATCTCTGTGAATCGGTCAGGTTTTCCACGAAACCAATTCAACACGCTTACGACTCGCTCCAGAGGACCAATTACCTTCTGTTCTACTGTGGTATATTCATCGAACATCGGGCCGCCGTTGCGGTCTTCGGCAAGTCCAGAATAGATGGCTGTTATTCGACCCAACCCCGGCGTATCACTGACGCAATATGGATCAGCCTCGTGCCCATGAATAAACTCGAATGATTTGCCACCAAGATTCAGATGACAACCGTTGCACATTCGCTCGAAGAACGGATGCGTAAGCCAACCTGGTTGTCCAAGGAAATATCGAAGATCGGCGTCGTGATTTCCAAGAATGTAGATAGCCTGCATCCTTGCCAGACGATCGAGTAACCAAATACGTTTCGTCAGTACCTTGCTTATATTGCTCTGCCACAACTCGAATAAGTCGCCGCAGATCACAAGTTGTCCGTTATTCTCCTCAACAAAATCGAGGAAGGACATCAGATACTTCTCGCGTAATCCATAATAGGAAAAATTGTCACGAGGCCCACCGTCCCCCATGTGCAAATCGCTGATTGCATAAATCGGAGCCTTCTGGGGCGGTCTCAGATCAACGCCTTTTTCTATCGTGTTCAAGGCTTGACCAAGCAATGGGACATTCGTGTTTACTCGAACTTCCAAATCCTGTGGATGATGATCCAGGTCAAGCCACTCTGCCGCTGCCCTACTAAGTACATACTCAACATTTTCCAGTAACGTGTCATCAGGCATGTTGCGCATCAACACTTCTGCTTTAATATCCATTAGAATTCTCCTAAGAAGCCAGCGGCAGGACTCGAACCTACAACGCGCTGATTAGAGGTCAGCGGCTCTATCCAATTGAGGTACGCTGGCTTTGACGATTTAGATCATCATGCCAGCACTGGCCATCGAAGCCGGAGGCAACTGCGTGGCGACTTTCGCCGTGCGAGCCTTGGTAACCTTCTTGGTGCCCTTGGTGGACTTCTTCGTGGTGGACTTCTTCACGGTGGCCTTGGTGGCCTTCTTGGTGGCGGGCTTGCCCGCCGTCTTCGTACTGCGTGCCATTCTGGGCACTCCTATGGGGTTAAAAATGTGCAGATTTTCCAGAGCGGTTATGTACCGCAAGGGTCTGCTTAGTAGCCTTCTTGACTAACAGCCTTTGCCGCCAGCCTTCATGCCGCCCTTGGTAGCCTTCGTTCCCTTGGTCGTTCCCTTGGTCGTTCCCTTGGTCGTTCCCTTGGTCGGTTTCTTCACGGTCGCTTTCGGTGCCATGTTTAGCACTCCTATGGGTTAAAAATGTGCAGGTTGTCCAGAGCGATTCTGTATCGCAAGGGCCTGCTTAATAGCCTTCGCTTTGGCAGCCTTGCGGCTTGCCGGGTTTCCAGGAATGTAGGCATACTTGGCTCCTTCGGAACCATATTGATACGCCGGCTTTCCATTCTTCGTCGTTCGTTGAATTGGCATGATTATTTCTTTGTGAGGAATTGCCGACTCTCAATTCGAGCGTTTGCTTCAACGAGTCTTAGGATGGTGTTGAGCAAACTGTCAATGGCAGATGCCCTCATATACAAATTGTGCCCATTGTCCGCTGTGTTCACGAGAGACTCCAAGGCAAAACGAGCCAGAGCTATTTCATCTCGCAAAGCCTTAGACTCTGCACTCTTTGTGAAACGATCACGAATCGCTTTTGTCAAAACCAACGGAGAATTTTTCTTTGTCATTTTTAGACCTTATGAATTAAGTTAGAACCAAGGTAAAACTTCTTCGAGATATTCAATTACGTTTTTACCGTGCATTGAATTCCACGGTCTAGGAATCAAGACGCTCTCGCCGTCATGTTCCTTAAATGCCTTCACGTTCTTGTCGCTGTCGTCAAAAAGCAACGCATTCGATCTAGCAAGTAAATGCTTCGGCGGGCCAATCATGTACTGACGGTGCATCCATTTTGGGGCACATCGTTGAATCCATTCGAGTTTCCCGGCGACACTATCGGCATCAAGAGTCGGACTGGTCAGAAAGAAGATATGTTCCTGTCCCACTTGATCTTTAGACCATTCGAGTAACAGATCGAATTCCTCGGATACCGGAGCGGTCGCCCAAACCTCTCGCGTAATCGACTTCCAAAAACTGGTTGTCGTAAACCGATTACACCCAGCTAACTTATTCGCAGCGGCAACCATATCCCAACCGCATTCCACTGGATAATACGAGTCGTCATGGTACGGAAGTCCGAAATGATTGAAGACATGATAATGAAATCTGTTGCAAACTCCATCTATGTCTAGCAGAACATTGTCAATCATTTGGCAGTCTCCTTGACGGATTTCTTTGTCGCTCGTTTAGCCTTTTCGTAGGTTTCTTTAGTCAGTCTTTTGATTTTGGCACGTTCCGTTTCTTTGTATTCAGGACAGCGTTCATTGAAACGCTTAAAAATATCCTGTCGTAAACGGGAGACGCGCCGTCTTACAAGATTAAGTGATTTTCCGATTTGTGCATCGGTATATCCATCTACTCGCATGGTTACAATTGTTTTTTCGACTTCATCCTTGCAACATGCCAACGCTTCTTCTTTGAGTTCAGATACTTCTTCCCTATCACGAATCGAAGTATCATCAACGCTAATCAGTGTCTTTTCCGACACCGTATGTGGCAGAATTATGGGTTCACCTACCGCTCTTGCCATCTGTTGAACACGACTTGATACGACAATCGTGTTGGCCTCATCCGCACAATGCGAAATATACCTATCAATTGCCTTTGTGATACAACCTGTCGGTTTCGGATTTTTAACTATGCCCCTTTTCTGCATACGTTCGACTGCACTGCAAAGTCCCAATATGCCGGCCGAAATCATTTCATCCCTATAATAAGACATCTGTGATGCGCCGCGTAGATAAGCCTCAACACGGTAAATCGCTAAGGCAACATTGCCTACCATCATTTCATCGCGTGCCTTTATATCACCAGCGACTAAACGCTTGTAGACTTCATCATTCTGTTCTATTGTAAATGGTTCACCACGGCCAACTGAATCGCTAGGTTTCATTAGATTCATGGCGTAATCCGATCTACCCGCCACAAGCGATAGGTGTAAAGATTCTTTTGTTCGCAGGTCTCGCGCGTGTATGAGAATTCTTGTCCGCGAGGGTCATAAATGCGTCCGTGATCGTAGGCGACTACGTGGTATCCGTAGGGACCACTACATTCAATCACGCCACGCGAATGTTGAAGTTGACCGCTGAAATCATTCCAATTTCCTTCAACAGAACCAATGACTATTTCCCGCGAAGGATTGTTAGCCGGATAGGTTGCCGGCCGAAGCGGGATAGGAGTGACCGCATAGCCGAGGTTTACGGCTACCCGAATCATCTCATAGATGTTGTGTCCTAGTCTCCGCTCTGGCTCAGGAAGATCAGGGAAAGCAATCTCGCTTCCGTCGTGACCCACCAGGCGGATTAAATCTTGGACTTCGATGTTCAAGACCATTGCGACGGCCGTAACCACACATTGCCATCGTTCATTCTGAGTTTGCAGTTTCACGCTCATTCTCCAAACGGTTGATTTCATCAAGTAGTTCATCAATATCTGGAACGTCACCCCAAGACTCTTTCCAGAACTCGCGCCAGTTAGGCGGCGCAAACAACTTGTCGTATTCTTCTTGCGTTGCAGCGGTAAGAATCCAAATGCCACAACCAAACTGTTCCCACACGGGCCACTTAATCTTTTGTTCTCGCGTGAAGCTATACTTTCCAGGATTCTTCACGTCGATCCAGCGACCGCCCCATTTTGGATGGTGGCAATAGAGGTCAGGTATGCCGAATTGAAAGGCATTTCCTACCATTCTTTCAACGAGCCATTTCCTTGTTTTAAGATAGGAAATGAGATCGCGCTGGATATACCATTCCGGCCCGTGCTTAGGTCGCCGGATTCGTTTCACTCTTCAATAACCTTGAACTGCCTGGGGTGGGCTTTGATGGCGTCAAGGTCAATGGTGAATCTCGCGGTATGATCTTTGCCAAAACCAATCAAGGCTTCGCCAAAGGGTTCATACCTCACACTTCGCCGGGGAGCATCATTCAAGATCATGCCCGCCGGTATAACAATGTCCTTCTCAATCCGAACTTTCATTTCTTCTCCGGTTTCTTCTCTGGAGTTTTCTCTGGAGTTTTCTTGGCTGGCTTCGATACGAAAATCCATCGGAGCAGACGCCAATACCAAGGAAGGATCGTGGTATCAAGATATTTTCCGTTATCCCATACCACTGTCTTTGTCTCTTTACCATCAATCTCTGTAACCCGCATGACGCGAACCTTCTGTTTGCGACGACGAATACGTCCATACAAAATCGCTATGCGGGCAGCCTTTAATTCAGCCGGACGCATGTTCTCAATGACGCCGATTTCGATTCGCGGCCACGGGCAATACCAATGCCGCCAAATCTTTTCTACTGTCCAAACATAATCTGGACTAAATGACTGCACGCCGTCATAGGCGTTTTGAGCATCAAGCCAAACTTGTAACTTAAAGACTGTCATGTGTCACCAATGCAGACTGTTACATCATTTCTGGAGCACGAATCTTCACCTTCTCGGCACCGTCTTTTTTCTCGGCCCAGTTGTCCATTGCCTCAAACCAACTCATGCCGATCAAAGGAACCTTGTCTCGATAGGATTCAACCACTTGGCGTACTGCCGCCGTAACCAAGTGAATGACTGTGGGATGAGTGCTACACATCAACTCGTCATGCACGTTCATAGGTCCAACCAGAAGTTCGTGAACTCCAATTGGCTGAATATCCCAGATTGCCCGTTGAACATGCTTTGTTATCTGTCCACCAGGAGATTGAATCTCGTGGTTAGCAGCCGCACGCATGTTTGCAGCCTGAATCTGAAATGCCGCACCATACAAAGCACTGGCAACGGCACCGCCGGCGGTCTGCACTCGTGATGCACTACGATTCACCTTGATCTTGCTATCACGCCAGCCCTTGGGAGGTTTCCGGGCAAGATCAAACAACGCCCGACAAATCTTATTCTCCAGGGTGAAGTACCGTCGAAATCCAAGGAAACTTTCCACAAAGTCGTCCGGTTCATCCCAGATCACTTGTGAGCCAATACCGGCCGGCTGTTTCATCGAACAAAACCTTTTGATGGTTCGTTCACGAGCCTTTCCGATTCCCTTGTATTTCTTTGCCCAATCCTCGTGCGCCTTCTTTGCAATGGATTCAGGAATACTCAAGTTACGGGCAAGTGTCTTTTCATTGCCACCATAAATCTCGGCGAACACACCACCCTTTCCCTTCTTGTACTTCTCCTTGTCCGCCATGACTTGTTCATAGGTACACTCGAAGAGAATCATTGCGAACAGAGCGTGTAACTTTTTCGTTGCAGTGCCGGTGCCATCGCATTCTTTGCATTCATGCGTTCCAGTGCCATGACATTTTCTGCACTTCTTATCTGCACATTTTCCAGTTCCACCACAATCATAACATGGCGTCTTCGTTACCAAAGTCCTTCGCAACTCTGGATCGTTGTATACTGCATCGGCAATCGTAACCTCGAATGAATCAAAGTCACCGCCGCATAAGGTATACCCCGGCCAAGCCAAGGGGAACATGCACCGAACTTCATCCGACCCCTTAATTCCTTGAGCATTCAATCCATCGCCGCCGCTCATGCGATTGCTTAACGTGCCAACGATATTGAAACTTGCGTGAAATTTCTTGGCAAAGATTAGTTTCTTATAAAGTTCCACTTCCTTCACGGCATGTTTTACGTCCAGCAATTGCTTCGCCCGAATGGACGCTGGATGTTTTTGACCCGGCTTTAGGAAGCCACGACCTTCGCATCGTAAACAGGTGCCAGTCTCCAATTTTCCAGTGCCATTGCACTTGAGGCAGAATTCATGGACTGTAATTCCATCCCAATTCTCGGTGCCGGCGGTGCCGATGTCCTCTTCATCCTCGTCAATCAGTTCATCGGCTTTGACTTGATACTTTTCAGCCTTCTCAAGATTCTGTTTCTTCGTTGATTCCTGAATCTTTAGGCTTTCAGTATCATCCATGACCTCCAGCATGTAGGATCGTACAGCGGCGGGTTTATTGATGTTGACCGGCGAGGCAGCAACTACCGCCTTGGCTTTTTCCAACAGTTCTTTCATTCCCTCAATGTTGATCGTAAATCCACGCCATCGAATCACCGGAACCATGCAAGCAAGAATCGAGTCATCATCGCCAGGTGTGGGGCAACCGAAATGTTTATCGAGTGCTCGCGTGTAGACAATATCGTCCGAGGCATAATCGCGGGCGTCTGGTCGAGTCGCCCAGTGGTCGATGAATTTGCTAATGACCGCAGGCCACGCGCGACCGGCAAGTTTCTGTTTTCCATCCTTCTCGATCCAAACTTCCCAATTCTTTTCAGGACTGCTGACAGCCAGGGCGGTTGGAGCATATCCAACTTCGTAAGGTCGCCATGTCGGATCAGGTTCAACATCCTTGTAATGGTATTTTGGCTTTAATCCCATTGCATGTTCAGCCAAAAACTTCAACCCTCCGGCCGGATTAAATCGTAGGCATACATCCTTGAACGTGGCATCCACGGTTCCGTCATTATTTCGACGATCAAATACCTGCCACTTCGGAGCATCCTTGTCGGCACTCTTGGCAAAGTAGATGGCATCAAGTTCAATGCGGCCTTCGAGTTCCTGTGCCAAAGCATAAGCAAGTGCGGCGGGAACTTTCCGAATCCTGATGTCTTCACGAGCCATCAGGCTTTGGTATGGACCCTTCCTGGAATGAAGCAACAAGTCAAGAGCACTTGCTGGCTTCACACAAGGTCCATCTTGACCCTTGGGTTCCAGCATCGCTATCTCTTCGATGTGTTCGCATGGAATCCAATTCGGATCGGCAAGTCGAAACGTGGTGTAGCATTTTACAATGTGAAACCAGTCGAATGCCAGATTGAATCCGACGACCGTATGTTGGCAAAGCCATTCAATGATAGCCAGGGTCTCGTGGATTGGACGACGCCAAACCTCGTGCAGAACAATTGGTCCATCTTCCTCTGCATATTGGAGCAAGACCATCTGCGAATGCAGGCCGCATGTCTCTGTATCAAGATAAACTTTACTCATGGTGTTGGTGCTGGCCTCGGCTTGAAAATCTTGTACCCATTCTCATCAAAAGTTAAATCCGAATAGTAGCGTTTATCAATGGCTTGCTGTTCGGCTTCCTGCTCCAAAGAAAACCTCTCGTACCGTTCCGCGCCATCCCAAGCCTTGAGGGCTTTCTTGAGCGTGGGAAACATTCCAAGATTAGCACCTTTGTAGTAGGCAAAAATACGATCGCCCACAACTTCGACGCCTTCGCCAAACGGCAATAGACGACGATACTTCGGTGGCGGAATTGATTTTTTCTGGGCTATTGCTTCCTTGACGGCATCAGCCTCATCCTCTTCCAACCGATAGATGAATTTCCCATTTGGGAGTTTAATACGAAATTGAAAGTCATTTTCATATTGTTGAAACATCAGCGGTGCAACTCGCCTTCTAAGAAAACGCGGGGCTTCGGTATATTCCGCACGGCGTTCGCATTGCCATTGCGTATGTTACCGTTACAGCCTGGCTGAGGCAGTCCTAGTCATCAACCGTGCGGTTATAGGTTCAGTGCTTTTGCACACACCGAAGCCCCGCTAAATCAACGAACGAAATCAGCCATTACGGCTGGGCAGGAAGCGTCAAAACCAACAACGTCCAACATGCCGGCATCAGAAGGATCGGCGATCGTGAACTGGCTGGCGGTCATTCCGACGACAATCAACTTGGCGTTGATGCCGCTCGCTTGACGGTAAATCTTGAGAGCTTGAATGGGGTGAATCTTCCCACCCCAAGTCTCGTTATCCGTGTATACCACAAAGGCATCCACGTCCAACTTCTGTTGAGCCGCGTAGAGCATGGGCAGACTACAATCAGTTCCGCCCATCGGAATACGACCAATCTTGGTTACCAAGGCATCGAGACGTTCCTTCTTGGAAATGTCGATCGGAACCAGATCGTTGGAGAAACCCATCACATGAGTTTGCGGCTCAAGTCGATGCGTAACCATCGCCATGCAAGCGGCGGCCTTGGCAGCACTCAATCTAGTGTTGGCAAGTAACGACCAGCCCATCGAACCGGACACATCCAGACTCAACAAATGTCGTTTACCCGTCAACTCCACGGCGTCAAAGGCAGAATAAAATGCTTCCTCAAGGGCGTCCCTGATTTGTCCCACCGGCTGCCATGTCAGCGACCCCTTGACGCCGTGGCCTTGACTGTATGTGTCGGTGGCAATCAAGACGGATAGTGGATGCACGCGAGCACCACGAAGGCGATCGGGATTGGTCAGCACGTTGCAAACCATATTCGCAGATACCGATAGTGGTTTCAGAAGGCCGACGCTGGTCATCTTACCCAGATTTCGGATCATTGCCGTGGGCGGCAGATTCGGAAGCAAGGCTTCCCATACAGCCGGGCTGCTAAGGAAATGATTGGGCACATGCTCCAAAGTCAACCCGTAAAGTTCGATCAGTCCGATCATCCCCTTCACGTCGGTAGGCAAAAGAGCATTTGCTGCTTCCAAGCCAAAAATCAAAGCCAACGGATTAAACGCAACCGTGATTTCGTCTGGGAGAGTCCCCTTCGTAATCCAACGGTATAGATTGTTTCGTTCGTAATCGCCCGTCTTCGGATGACTAAGCCGGAGAATATCCCGATGCGTGTAGCCGGCACGGTTCCTGTATTTCGTCACCTGATAGGCGAGTTTGTCAACCGGCTTCTCGTTGTACCAGCCGGCGACCGCCTCACGCAATCCACGGCCCCAACCGCGCAGTTCCTTGCAGTTCGCAACGAATTGGAACAAATGGGTAGCCGTGCGGCAAACACGCGGCAACGCAGCCAATGCCAGTCGTCGAACAGTATCGTCCGCCTGACTCGCCAAAAGTGCCAGGGCGAAAATAGCAGAATCATTCTTTGGAGCACGGCCCGATTCGCTGATCGAGGCGATCATCTCCACGGCTTTGGCCGCGTCTTCTTCACCACATTCAGCAACGGCGGACGCATTTTGTTCCGTCAACTTTTGTTCGCCGACATAATACGTCCCGCCCTCGGAACCGAGAATCAAAAACCGTTGAAGTCGTCCCCAACAATCCAGAACGAACGTATACCCACCTGCGTTGTTCTGCTCTTGATTCTTTCCAGGAATCGGTCGAGTCTGCGGAGTAATCCGAACTGAAACGTGCTTGGCTAAAGTCTTCATGTTTTCTCCAAAGGTTAGGCTAGAAAATTGCCGTGGGTGTCTTATGCCTGATAACCCACGAACGTCGGCCCACACATTCAATGACTCAGGCAAAAGGTGCTGGTCCGGGATACTGGAGTCATTATGAGTGACATAGATAACGGATTCAGCGACGGCCCAAATATCCAAGGCTTGGACAAAAAGTTGGACAATCGTTATGGGCGGCCATTTCTAAAGTACAACTTCGGAAATGGCCGTCAATAAACGAACTTCCACGGTCCAAGTATATTGCCGGGCAAGGTGTGCGATTGGTGTTTGACAATAAAGATGTGATAACCAATCAGCATCGGCCCGGAGCGGGTGCGATAGGACTCGAACCTACGATAACCATTTTCATTCGACCCTTTCGAGTTAATGGTGAAAACGGGTGCTCAACCAATTGAGCTTCACACCCAAAGCACGTTGGCGGGACTCGAACCCACGACCACAAGTTCCTTGTTGATAACGCTTTCAGTTCGGCCCATAGGGCAAGAAACTTGAAAGCGGTTCTTTGACTTGTGCTCTACCGCTGAGCTACAACGTACATAAAACGGATACCGGCGGGACTCGAACCCGCGACCTCTCACTTAACAGGTGATAACGCTTTCCATTTGGCCCTTGCAGGGCAAAGGTTGGTCAGCGGTTTTAGTGTTCTACCAACTGAACTACGGCATCCATAAAAGAGGGCAAGTTTGTGCGGGTGGGGAGTCGTTCCAAGATAACCCATCCACATCGGCCCTCTAATAGGACGACGTAAAAATAGGTGAAATCTGGTCTATATTTTATGTGTTTCTTGCAAAATATCCTGATCGAACTCGTCATCACTGATATAACCCGCACACCAGGCACCGAATCGTGTTACGAGGCCACTCAATCCCGCCTCCATCAGTTGACCAATTCTAAAATTGATCTCTTCCTTTCCACGACGATACTTAAACTTTCGCCGAAATTTCGGATTGACGTTGAGTTTTCGTGTTCGCTTTCCTCTGGCAATAATAATTTCTTTGGCTGCCTCGATTTGCTCCTCTGGTGGAAGTTTCACGAGTACGTCTACGTCCAAGAGTGTGAGCAACTTAGCCGCTACCTTCTCACGCAACTCCTCTGGCAATTGCATAATCCGCAGGCGTTGGTGTACCCAATGCGCGTCCCGGTGCATCTCCTTAGCGATCGTTCGTAACGAACTTCCAGGCGGAAATCTACGAGTGAGTGCTTGTGCCTGTTCCAGCGGATTGAGGTCTTCGCGTTCCAAATTCTCTGTTAGATTTAGAATCTCTGCTGCTCGGTCATTCAAGTTTTCTCGAACATTAGCAGGAATAGAATTCCAATGCAGAAACGTCTTCACGGCTGCCAAACGACGAAAACCGGCAACCAAACGGAATGGTTCCGAAAATTCTATCTGACTATCCTCTCGTCGTTGAAGAATAACTGGAATCTCAAGTCCGGTTTGTTCGATGTTATCCGCCAGTCCCTTAACAGACTGGAAGGTAAAGGCATTTCGGCAATTGAAATCTGGATCAATCCAAATATCAGCAAGTGGTACATTATAAACATCGTATCGAGCAAGCCGTTCCATAGTCACCTTTGGAGACGAAAAAACGTCGGACGGATGAGGCACTCCATCACGGCTAGAGCCGCAGTCCCCATCCTTTCCGACGCAAGCTGCACCGCCTGGACTCGAACCAGGGACCATCGCATTAACAGTGCGGTGTTCTACCAACTGAACTACAGTGCAATTTTCCATTTGTCAAAATACTGGAAACACGCTGACGCCTGGCGTACCCATGATGCGATCGACAATTGGCTGGAACGAAATATCCCTGCCAACGAAATCGAATTGAATGATGCCTGATTCATCGGGTTCTGGCATCGGAAAACCTTCAAGCATAATGAGAAGGTCTTCTGTATTCTGATCCGCCACTTCCTTGGGCATCATAAACGTCAACCGTTTTGCTCCTGGTAAATTCATTCGACATCCTCCCTAGCGTATCCTGGCAAACCAGAATCCGCGACTAATTGTTCAGCCTCATACAAAGTATCGCAGTCGCAATACTCGAAGAGTTCAACGATTGAGGCCGCAGCGTTCTTTCGTTTATTTCCTGGTATTAGGGGACGAACCACGTTCCAAACATCCTCTGCCAATTCTGAACCACTTGCCCACCCCATTATTTTAACTCCACTGCATTGCGAACAGGAAACGATATAGTCGCGGGTCCATCATACTCTTCTCCTGGACCCGTAGCCGTCAAAGCGTGAACGCCGTCCTTGTCGATTGGTTCATATTTTTTACGAAATATATCATCCTTGCATGGATAGAATTCGCCGTTGGTTCCTTTGATAAGCCAGTCCCCTATATTACCCTGCATGTCACCCTCAAGGGTTTGGATAATCAACGGTTTAATGAGACGTTCAGCAGTTATGACTACAGGTTTCGCACGAAATGAAGGCATTCAATTCTCCAGAGGAAATAATGTTGAGTCAGGCTGTGTAGTTCCCCAACCTACGGGCATTGGCACCTTACGGTCGCTCCCATTTGAGTCCCTACCGGGGGATAATTGGACACCTGACATTTGTGCTAATTGTTATCTGAGAGGACCAATATCACGACCGCCGTCGATGATATATCGTTGCGGTCCAGCCTTTTCAGATTCATGCCGCAACTTCACATTCATTCGCCACGTCAAACCATGTTTTGGGTTGACGCCGTGAAACCATTGTGCCGGCTCTCGATAGCCAGACAACGAATTGTAGGCAAAGGCATCAGTTCCAAGCCAACTTCCGTTGACAAGTAATTCACCATCAACGTCAGAAAGTGTGGCGGCAGCATGATGGTGTCCACAACAGAAATAACGACACCGTTGAGCACCGGCCGCCGCTCCTAAAGCGATCAACCCCTTCTGCCTTCTCACCATCCCGTACCACGGAATGCCGAGATTGCTTCGCACGTCGTCTCCATGCGAGACGTTGAACCCAACGCCATTGATGTTGATGTTTGCACTCCACGCATCCGGGATCGTGAAGTAGACGTTGTTCAGGCCACGACAATGCAATCTCGCAACCTCACCAACCAGGTAATCCCAGTTGTCATGGGCACCCAGGTAGTCCTTCTTTGGCGTCCGACGACCGTGGTTGCCGGCCAGATACAATACGTTGACTTGTGCAAAATGCGCCGCCAAGTCGCGGTACATCAAGGCGTGAAGTTGACCGATCGCCAGGCAGTTCTTGAACTGATTCCTATAATAGCTGCGCTCGCAGGCTTTGTGGATTTCGCCGCTCGTAAAATCACCGTAGGCGAGTACCCACAAAACAGGGAAGTAGAACTTGGGAGCCAAGGTGTTCTGGGTCCAATCGACGACCGTATCGACGTACCGCTCGGCTCTTGCGCAGGAGATCGGGAAATTGTAATCCTCCAGCCCGCCGACTTCCTCGGGTCTGACCACTTGATCGTGGTGCCCGTCGCTCAGGTGCATGACGCAATGCTCAACGATCTTTGCTTTGGGCCGAAGGATGACTTGAGAGGGCAGAGCCTTGTAAGGTCTGATACGCTGATCCATCTCCGAAGTAATGGCTCGAAACAAACCTTCGGTCTTTGCGCTGGCCTTGACTTTGACTCGTTCTCTGTTGCGTTCCTCTGTCAGATGAATAACCTCAGCCTCAAGTTCCAAGATTCGCTTGTTGGTTGGATCGTGCTCTTCGAGCTTCTTCCTTTGCCCACCCGCCCTCTTAGGAACGGGTTCGCCGTTAAGCCAAGGGACATCTTTATGGACACGTCCAGTAGCGATGTTGCTGACTAACGAACGGCTGACTTTATACTTCTTCGCAATTGCTGTCTGCGTCATTTCTCCGCTGCCAATGTCAGCCTTGATACGCGCAGCCTTAGCGAGGCTGATCTTACTCATGCTCATATATTTTAGAAACCTTTCAGAATTAAGACACTAGCTCTTCGATGATCGTTCCATCTTCGCTGCCCTCTTCATCAAGCGCATCACTGAATTCGCCCATCGTCATCAATTCCAATTTGCGATTGGCTTGGATGACTTCCAATACGCGGGAATCCGTTGGCAGATGGATCAGGTCAACGATGTCGCAACCCAGATTTTCGTCCATTCCTTTGCGATGAATTCGATCTTCGGATTGAGCACGATACTCCGGCTTGAAACTGTTGGACCAGTAGACGGCCATTCTGGCTTCAACCAATGTCAAACTCATGCCGCCGGATTCTGGATGCGAATCAAATGCGACTCTTTGATTGTCACGGTCTGCCCAGAACTCCAGGGCTTCTTCACCGTCATTCGTGATGATGTTGCCTTCACGATCGGTGACTTCATAGCCTCGACCATCGACTCGGAGAACCGACCATCCATCCTTGTGGCAGATATTCTTGATTCGATCGACGCTGCCCGTGAAACCGGCAAAGATAACGATTCGTCCATTTTCCTCGCACTCGTCAAGCAACAGTTTCAGTGCCTTTTCTTTCGGGCAGGCGATTTCTTTAGTTACTCGAACGATCTTCGGAACCGTCTTATCGCCGTCGCATCTCGGGCAAGGAACCATTCGTTTCTGGAGCGTTGCGGCGAATTCAGGACTGAGCATGTCGATGATGCTATAGGTAGCGTCATCATCATTAGGGTCAAACCATTCCGCGACCTCGCCGCAACTATCGGGACAATAAGGGCAGCGAACTTCGCCATCTTCCACATCCCGATACTGGAAGCCATCGCTCAATTCACGAAGCAAAGTCAAACCCGTAATCGTATTGGGAGCGGTTTCCGCAATCGCCTGAGCCACCCGCAACACGCTGGGATTGGGTTTGCAGATAATTTTGCGGTATCTCTTATCAGGAAGATTGAGACAGTCCTTCTTGTGCTTGATGACTACGAGACCCTTGAGTCGCTCGTAGATATAAGCCACTTCATTGACGCTGGGCTGAAACTCGTGGTATTCGTCAGGATCAACGATGCCGTCAAGTTCGTGCGGACCTTCCGCTTCCATTGCGCCGCAATGCCGACACTTCCGTTCATCGTCCTTCCAACCAATTCGCTTCGGGTACATGCCTGCATCGAATTGTTGCATGACGACGAAACCGCACCGCTGTTCGAGTGCCCTTCGACTTCCTTCTCGGAGGAAACCAGGCCAGGCAATCTCGCACTGACTCCACCAATCCAACGGAGTCTTCGGCGACGGCGTGCCGCTCATTTCGATCGCAAAACCCTCGAAGCCATACTTCTCACGAATCCAATCCGCCAGGCGTTGGGCAGCCTGCGTTCGTTGACTTGTATCGCCCTTGAGCCGGCTGGATTCGTCGAAGATAACGCCCTTCGGAAGTTCCGTGCCGGGCTGCCATTCGTCAACCCGCCGAGTCAATTCTTCATAGCTAATGAATTCAACTCGGATTGGACCGCTAAAGTCAAAACCCCACTTGGCGAATTCACGCTTGATGTTTGGCAAGGACGCTTTTGGTCCAACCCACAACCAATTAAGGACGCCGCTTTTTTCGATAACCTTCTGGGCTGAAAGTGTCTTCCCCGTGCCCATTTCCGCCGCCCACAACTGGTAGTGGTACGTTAATCCACTATCAGCCATATCGCATTGGTGAGGCATCAATAGCGTTGGTTCGCCATTCAGCGTTGCCGAATACTCGTGCTTAATGAGATCACGATCGAACCAGGCGTAGACATCCTCGCCCATGAGGAATCCAAGTTGGAAACGATTTCTTGGGCAGTCCTCTATCGACCATATCTTGCGTCCATCGTCGTCATCATCGCGCCCGTGCCAGCGCGATCCCTTCATTGCCTTGATCTCATCTTTCAACGAGAAGGGCGATTTTAGGAACCAGATGCGACCGCTCTTGTATTCCAAGGTGGCAGCCGAACGAATCAGTTTGCCGTTGGTCGTGCGAGTCGTAAGTTTGCATTCAACAATATCAGGCATGGTGGTATTCAAGTAGGAAACCGCTGCGATCAGGTGCCGTAGTCCGCTCGAAGTTGCTCCACACGGAGGTCAAGCCGGCACGATCAAACAGCAGAAGGATTTTGGAATAACAGGTACGAACCGTTGGCGGTGAGACTTCGTTAGTCCCAGAAGCCACGGCATCTCGCCATTGGGCGAGAGTTCCGGTAAGGACGGCTACATTGACGTTGGGAATCCTTGTCTCTGCTCGAACGCACGACATACCGGATGTTTGATCCACAATATCAAATAGATCGTGTTCGTCAGCAATCACGAGGACGCTAAACGAAACATGCGACAATAGGTTGGGCGTAATCTCGCCGCCTTCCTCCTTGAACGATGCCAAACAGGAAAGGAACTTTTCGGCATCAACCATTTTTCGGTGACTGGAGTCGGCAGCACTGGCAATGCTATACCCCAACGCTTCGTGCGTGAGACTTACCAGGGAAGCGAAATCAATTGCTGGCCCAGTAATGAGTACGGCTTCAACAGGCATCATCAGTCTCCCAGACTTCAACTTCAATCATGGTTTCGTATTCAGGCTCGAAATGAGCAAGCACCTTTTCAATGATCCTGTCGCTGACGTTCTCTTTGTCAGACCAGTCGGTAACTATTCCGGCTTCGATCTCGAAAGCAACATCTTCGTCAGGTTTCACGAAATCCAAAGAGTCTAGGGAACATTCGCCTGTTTCTGGAAATGTTCGTTTCATCAGAAGATGGATAGCATCCTCGGAAAGTGTCTTTTCCCAGTTCCCTTCATAGAGGATGATTCGACAATTCACGAATTTCATAATGTCCCTTACGCGGCAGCGAAGTCCCGTAAAATAATCCCTTCTTCTCCTGGCAATAACTCCGTGCAGGAGGACATTGCAGGATCAATCCAAGCATCCGAGCCTTCATTTTCAGCATCAGATGCAGCCAAGGTACGAGCAGTCTGCTCGTCGATGGCACAAACTACGAATCCGAATACCCGGTCATACCAAGGTTGCCAAGGTGCGGATTCCGTACTAACAGGTCGTAACAGCCAGAGTTTCATTCTTCCCCCACGTATCCGAGGCCGTTGTTCTCTGCCCAAAGGTCCAAAAGGCGTTCTGGACAAACATCTTCCACGTCAGTTACATTCTCCTTGCACCAATCAAAGATTGTCTCTTCCTCGAACACGTCGCGCGGGTTCATGTTCTCCTGAATCCACGCAATGACACTTTCAAGCAGGTCAGACGGAATAACTTCCGAAATAAACTCTTCGTCTAGGTTTCGCATAAATGCTCCAAAAAGTGAAAGTCGCTTACTGCGTGTTTCGCTGGCGTCGGTAGTATCTCCGCTAGTCCACACGCCCTTGAATAATGATTCCCACCCTGGATCGCCTATTACCGAAATGTGGGCGACCACCCTCAGCGACTCTCGTGAAACTCGCCCATTATGCGCGTCATCACTTTACGTGAGAGCGGCGCGGCGAGTGTGATTAACGGAGTAGTTGACCCGTGTACGGATCGAATCGCAATTGCTGTTGCTGTTGATATTGCGGCTGCGCATATTGCTGTTGCTGTTGCGGCGGTCTCGTATCGAGAGCAGCCTGACAACCACTCAGCAGCACGAACAAAAGTAAAAGGTATCGCATGATATTTCTCCAAATAACAAGAAAATGAATGACGCCTGCTGGAATCCCCTTCACCACGCGGGTTACAGCCCGCTTGAATCTAATCCTGTGATTGAGGCCGTGGCACACCTATACCAGCTTCCCACGGGCAGACCTTGCTCCTCGGGTCAGGCGTCACTAGAGCTTCGCTGATTTGCCAGGCTGGCTCAGCGATAAGCCTTTGCAGGTCCAACTACCGTTGGTAGTGGACAAACTTCGGACTAATGGGCGCGAGCCTTCTTAGTCGTATCTTCCGGCACAACCTCAACGCCGCCGTTCTTTTCAGCGAGGAACTTTTTGACTTCATCGACGATGGATTCGATCGACGGAAGATTGATGAACGGAGACGTGCAGGGTTGCACATCGGGAACGTGCCACGAATTACCGCGCTTGTTCTTGGCCAACCGCACCTTCAATGTGCAGGGCTGAACTCCATGAGGCTCCATTTTCGACACGTCCGCGCCGGCAGCCTTCTTGCGGTCGATGTCCGCTTGGGTCACGGTCATGTAGACGGCGATGTCGCCGGCGATCGGTCGGGTGCTCTTGGTCCCGCAGAAGAATTCGAGGAACCGGCCGGTGCTCTTCTCCAACACCAGGAAACTGGTGCCGTACATGCAGTTCGAGTTGGTCTCTTCGCTGCGAGCAGCGATGTCCTTGAAGGTATCGGACTTGGCGTCGTAATTATCGACGATCGCTTGTTTGTCACTCAGATCGAGTGCCTTGAGGCGACGAGCCAACGGAAGAATGTCAACCGAATTTCCGAGTTTGATGATCTTCTTGTCCGACTCGGGAATACCATAGGTGCCCGGAGGAATCAAGCCCTCGTCGATGGCGTTACCCTTGGTGAACAGTTGAAGGCGTCCAAGGAAGCCGGTGCTCCTAGACATCTGCTCGAACTGTTCGTCAGTGCCGAGTTGGGTGGAAGGAAGCTGGTTGAGATCGACGGTTTGCAAAGCGTTACTCATAAAATACTCTTGAAATTAAAATTGGAATTGGAAATCTTTATCTAACAAAATGATTCAGTCATTCTAATTGCACATCAAGCACCTGCCTTTCCCGCTGCTGGCGTATTGCATCCTCTTGCTCTCTCACACTCTGGCGATCGAGATGGCAGACCCAACGCAGGCCCGCATTGAAACCGTCAAGCACCGTCTTACATCCCTCGCTCGTACAGACGAGTGCTTGCACGTTCATCGCCTCAATCTCCTTCAACGATCTCAGATGGGCCACCGGCTCGAACTTATCCGAGTAGAAGGCGTCCATCTTTCCCTGCTTTACCGCCTCCGTGAACTGCTTCACGCAGGCCGCCGCAATCGGTCTGAACTCTTTGGGCGGCATGAGCTTGGCCCGATCCACATAGTCCTTTTGCATGGACTTGGGAATCTTGGCCAGCATGTAGGCGTTCTCTGCTGGAATCTCTCCCCGGTCTACCATCACCTGAATTGTGTTCAGGAGGTTCACCAGGTTAAGACATTTACCGATCCACGCGGGTGCCTTGCGGATGAGGCACGACACCTGAGCGATCGTCAAGTCGGGATTCCGCTTCATCAGTCGTTTGATCTGATGGGCGTATTCCGCCAACTTGGTCTCGGGCGAGATCGCATTCGCCGCGAGTTGCAGGACCAACACTTCATCATCGCTACACTCCCTGATGATGCAGGGAAGCGTTTGGAGGCCAACTTCTTTGGCACAGGTATAACGGTGGAGACCTTCAATGATCTCGTATACGTCACCCTGGGGCCTCACAAGCAGTGATTGGAGGATTCCCTTGTCCCGGATGCTGTCACGCATCTCCAGGTATTCTAGGCTCTCCCGATTCACTTCTCGCAACTTGACCTTGGGTTCTCGCAGGACTTGGGTCGGCAAGAACTCGACCTTATCGTCCATGCAAAATCCTTTCTTTCTGTACCTATAAGGTTGCGCAGATTTTTGCAATTTGGTCACAAACCACAAAAATCTTGAACAATCTTAGATTGACGCGGCGTTACAATCCCACCCTACAAATCACGGTTCTATGAGAATCCATTCTGGCGATGACCATTTTTCTGAAATCTGCGCAACCTTATAGGCACAGGAAGATAGTAGACCTCTTAGGAGCAATTCATGCCCAAAGTTACCGAAGCGATTCAGAACTTCATCAACGCCCGCCGGACGACACACAACGCCCCAGAATTGTTGGATCGTTGGAACCCCTTCATGGAAACTCAGATCAATGTGGCCGCCGATAACGGCGAACCCGTAGACGGAAAGCGTTCCACCTATTACGACGGCGAGTATGAGTATTTCAATATCCGCATTCCCAAGAATGCGGCCGGCGAGCCGGAGTTCCGCGATTACGAACTCAAATGGCCGCTCGATCTTCACGTAGAGGCCATTGGGTGGACCGGGTGGGATTGGTCGGCCAGGCGTAGTCGAGCGTTTGGATTTGACTTCGACGCCATCACAGGCCATGCCAAGGGCATTGGCGTGAGTGATGAGGAATTAGAGCGAATCAAACAGGCCGCCATGAAACTGCCCTACGTCGAGGTCCGGCGTAGCACGGGCGGCGGCGGTATCCATTTATATGTATACTTTGATGAAGCGGGCGTCCCCACGTCGAATCACACGGAACATGCCGCATTAGCCCGCTGCATCCTGGGCATGATGTCCTCGGAAACAGGATTTGACTTTGCCAGCCAGATCGACGCCTGTGGTTCCAATATGTGGTTTTGGCATCGAAAGATGACTGCTCAAAACGAGGGTCTCAAACTCCTCAAGGCTGCCGACAAAACACTGATGGAAGCCGACCTGCCATCGAACTGGCACGACCACATCGAAGTCGTTACACGACGACGATCCAAGGTTCGAGTCTCGACTGAACTAGCGGACGAGAACCTTGACCCGTTTGAGGCTCTCACGTCTGCCCGCAAAATCGTTCCACTTGATAAAAGCCATAAAGACCTCATGGACGAACTCACCCATTCTGACTTTTCCACGATCTGGGTTCCCGACCATCATTTGCTCCAGACGCACACATGCGCGCTGGCGAAGATGATCGAACAGAAGAAGGCCAACGGCATCTTCAAGACGAACTCCAAGGGTAAAGACACGGGGAGTCCCAATTGCTTCATGTTTCCATTGGACAAAGGCGGTTGGAAGGTCTACCGATTCTCGCCTGGCATCCGCGAAGACGAGACCTGGACTCAGGACAAGGAAGGATGGACCACCTGCTACTTCAACTGCGCACCAAACCTGTCAACCGCCGCCAAGGCAATGGGCGGACAGGAAGACCCGGATCATGGCGGTTTCATTTTCAATAACTCTGCCGAAGCGGCCAAGGCGGCCGAGGCATTAGGTCAACAAATCAAACTACCTAAATCCTTGCTGGATGACAAATCAAAACGCAAGGCACGTCTCAAGGCTCATAAAGACGGCCGGCTGATTATGCACATCAGCAAGAATCCAGGTGAAAAAGACAAGACGCTCAAAGGATGGATAAGCAAGCCGGATAAATGGGTGAAACTATTCGACGTGCTTACAGAGACCAAGCAAGACGAAATAGACCAAGCCGAAAACGACCACCTTATCCGCCAGTTGGTAACGCCATCCCACGAAGACGCTGGATGGTATCTACATGCTGAGGATAAAACGTGGCAACGATTTTCAACGGAAAAAGTCAAGTTGCGTCTGGTCGCGCTTGGTCATCCGAAGCCGCAAGTTGAATTGATCCTTGGTAGCACCATCGGCAAGGCTTGGAAGTTAGTCAACGTGCCTTTCCAATCGGAATATCCAGGCGACCGAAAATGGAACGTCGATGCGGCTCAATATAATTTCCCACCGGCTAATTTGGATTATGACCAAACGCCGTTCCATCCTCATTGGGATAGCGTTCTTCGTCATTGTGGTCAAGACCTGGATGGCGTTGTTAGGGATGATGACTGGTGCAAGACGAACAACTTAAAATCCGGCGCAGATTACCTACTTTATTGGATTGCCTTTCTTCTACGCGATCCGTTTCAACCGTTGCCCTACCTGTTTCTTTACGGAGCACAAAACAGCGGAAAATCAATTCTGCACCAGGCTTTTGGTCTACTTATCAGCAAAGGAGTAGCATCGGCTGATCGAGCCTTGAGTAGCGGCAATGACTTTAACGGCGAACTAGCCAACTGCGTCCTGGCCTACATTGAGGAAACAGACCTATCGTCAAACGATGGTAAATCCTACAACAGAATCAAGGATTGGACAACGAACGACGAACTGTGGATTCGCCGAATGCGGACGGACGCCTACAAGCAACGTAACACTCTTCACTTCATCCAAACAGGAAACAAACTCAAAAACGTATACCTGGAATCGGGCGACACGCGAATCGTTGTTATGTTCGTTCCCGACTTGGAACCAGGTGAAGAGATTCCGAAGAACGAATTGATTACGAAGCTCAAGGAGGAAGCACCGCACTTTATGCGAACCATTATGGACCTCACTTTGCCGTCTCCTTACAGTCGAATGGGTCTACCTCCATTACGAACACGCAATAAGGAACGGGCAGAGGAAATAAACAGTAATCCGTTGGAGACGTTTGTCAATGAGCAATGTTTCCAAATAGTCGGAGAGATGATTGAGTTCACCGCTTTCTATGACAAGTTCATTATGTGGTTACCGCCCGAAAAACGGTACAACTGGAAGAAAAGCCTCGTGCTCGATGAAATCAAACAACGGTTCGCTTATGGTGCTCACAACTTCAACAAGCGAATGATTGGCAATCTTTCATTCGAGAACAAATCTCCGAACGAGAACGCAAAACCCTGGATTACTATTGATGGTCGATTGGTAAAAAAGGATCGAAACGAGGAAACAGAATCAATTAAACGAGGTAACGAATGAGTAAGTATGAAATGAAAGACAACGGCAAACGTCAATCCTTTGGCAAGAACATGGCAATCCGAGACACGTCGGATGATAAGTCCCGGCCTGATCTGATTTCGCCATTTGCCGAAGATCGCCTTGGTCACTGGTTGCGCATGGGTGCTCGCAAGTACGCGGAGCGCAACTGGGAAAAGGGAATGCCCTTCTCCAGGTGTGCTGCCTCATTGAAGCGGCATGTAATGAAATTCCAGCAAGGCATGAATGACGAAGATCACCTGGCTGCAATCATGTTCAACTCGATGGCTATTATCCATTATCAGGAAATGATCGAGCGAGGCGTGCTGCCGGCTGAACTCAACGACATGCCCAACTATTCGCCAATCCAAAAAAGGAAACGCCGTGGTTAAGACCTACTCTGGCTTGGTGCATCTGAATGGAAACCTACTGGCGGCAATCGACCTAGAGACCACTGGCCTCAAGGCCGGCTACCACGAACCAATTCAGATTGCTGTCGTTCCCCTCAATTCGGATATTAGGCCATTGGAGGGCGTTCGACCGTTCTACACTACGATTCGTCCTGAATACCCAGAGCGACAAGGAGCGGCAGGGTACGTCCACGGTCTCAAAATGGAGGACTTAATCCTTCACTCGCCGGATGCCGGCAAGGTGCAAGACCTTCTAGTCGAATGGTGGGAAAACCTAGACTTGCCATTCGGCAAGACGCTTATTCCGTTGGCACACAATTGGGCATTTGAGTCCAAGTTTCTGCAAGCATGGATGGGCGTCGAACTGTCGTCTGCTTTATTCCACGGTCACGCGCGGGACGCAATGCTATTTGCACTTAGTATGAACGACAAGTCAGCATTCCTTGGAGTCCCTCCGCCGTTTCCCAAAGTCGGACTAGGCTCAATCTGCAAACATTTCAATATCATCAATCCTGGTCCGCACGATGCTCTCTGTGATGCGATCGCCGAGGCAGAATGCTACCGAGCGATGTTGACGATGGAACTCCTGTAGACAACGATGAGACGAAAAAGGGTGGTCAGGCTTCGGCCTGACCACCCTTTTCTTTTGCGCACTAGCCCCGGCGAAGTCCCTTCAAGGTCTTCGCCAAAGCGATCTGACGTTTCGTGGTCGTTGAAATACCCTTGGGCGGATGAGCCATAAATGCCGACGTGCTCATGTCGGCGGCCTTCGCCTTGCGAGTCAGCGCACCTGGATGCTTAATCGCACCCTGAATCCACTTCTTTGCCATTATAATTATCCTTGTTTGTAACAGTTAAAACGCAGGGGCTTCGCTGCGATGAAAAATAACAGCGTCTCCGTACACGGTCTCACCGCCGGCCAGTTGAGTAGCCGTCTTGTTGATTTCCCGTGCTTCACCGTGAAAGGCAATTCCCATGTCGCCTTCTAGGTGTAGAAAAGTTACCCTTTTCCCATTATTGGCATACCGCACCATAAGGTCGAAAATCTCTTTCTCTTCTTGTGGTTCGCCACCGACTGGAATAAAACGTGCCATGCTTCTCCTTTACCAAAGTTTCCGTGGACAATGTTGAGTTCCCATCTTGATCTTGTTGAAGATAGCGTGCCCTATGCCGCTCACCTTACAACCGCATCCACGGCATATTTGTTGATCTCGATCATACCAACCGCATTTCGAGCAATGGTCCGTGAAAATACGTTGGGTCTCCTCGTCAGTCCGTTCCGGTCGCCCAGACTTAACCCAGCCAGCCACCGCCTCGGCATAAGTCAAACTGCGACGAGCGAGACTCGGCGTCGTAGGAACTGGTTCCGAATCTCGTGATGAACATTTGGCTGTCAATCGGGCAGCCGCTTCCACGGCTTCCAAATGCCGTGGACATTGCCCGCATTGGTCATCCGTGACCTCTTTCGTAAAATAGGGACTTCCAACATCCGCGCATCGAATGATCGTTCTTCGATCGCCGTCCTTCTTGCGGATTACGACTTGGTTGTGATTATTACAAATCATATAGTCCTCTATTGTTGCTTTGGTTCTTTGACCTGGCCTTTGGGACCAGGTGGGTCTGTTGGCATTGAGGCACAAGTTCCACAGCAAGTGACACTTGTCATTAGTGGTGCTGTCCCTCCGCATGTCCAACTGCAACCCCGCGCCCAACTGTCATAATCTAGGTGACTTTTCATTGATATTGCACTAGCGTTATCACCCATCGTATAGCAATAGGTAAACAAGTCCGACGCGCAGTTCATGCCTTTATCTTTACAATTGCATGGTCCGTGACAACCTGGACCAACTAAATCAGGTGTGGAGTACATGACCTTGACAATGCACTTGCAATCGTGATCCGGCTGGGATGGATCAATAACGCAATCGCACGAACCAGTCGGCTTTTTGTCTTTGTCTTTGGAACTGCCGCCGCTACCACCACCACTTCCTGCCGCTACGATTGAGTCAACAACTAAGGGCGTATCAATTAAGTTTTGCTGAGCGTCCTGATTTGCCTTTTGTGCCTTCTTCAAGGCATTAAACACCGGGTCAACTTCTTCTACCACGGCATCATCGGCCGTTGGACAGAAACACGTTGCCAGAGTATCATCAAGATCAGAAGGACTAGGGTCACCGGATGTTAGAGTCAATTTCGGTAGACCGTTATCCTCCGGCGCGACGTATAGCAAATGACCGTCCGGCGGGGCAACTACGAAATTGTAACCAAGTCCGGCAAGTCGTTCTTCGTCTGGCGGAAATGACGTTCCTGCCGGAATATCAGCGGGCCACGCGAAGGTATACGGCGTATTCTGACCAGCCTTGATAGGCGTCCAACAAATGAACGCGATTTCTTGAGCACCTACGTCATACGCCATTGACGTGATGATGGCTTTTACTGGCGCGGGAGCCACGTCAGGCAAGTCGAGTGTAACACAATCAAACACTTCAAGGGCTAGATGTTTGATGGGAGTGGAAAATTCCACCTGCTTCCAAACATTGGCGTCTCGAATCATCCAGAATGTTGCGCTCTTGAGAACATTATCATAGATGTTTTGCGTGTAGTAAGATGTGCTCTTATCGTGAGTTCCATACTTAGCAACATTATGCTTGAGTATGAGGTTCAAGTCTCCTTCGGACTGACTACGTGACCAACTGATGACATGCTTTGTAGCCACGTCGTCAGTGCTGCTTAATGTGATTTTAAGCGTATTGGCCAATACGTCGCTCGCCGAAATAGTGGCGGCAGAGGTCGGCTCCTCCGAAAGATACTTTATAAACGCTATGCCATCTCGAACGTAAACAACACACCTGCTTTGGTAAGCGATGTCCTCGACGAGTTGCATCACGTTCTTACGTTCCATAAGAACGAAATTGGACGGATAGTTCAGAAGCCGATTATAGACATGAAGAAAGGATGCTGTGTCTACGGATAACGATGTGTATTTACCAAGAAGCCAAGCGATAATGTTTACAGGATTTGGACCAATCGAAGATGTTACCGAAACATAAAGTTCGTCGGACCAATTTGAGGAAACCGTTCGTTTTGTGCCGTCAAGTTCAGTGATGACTTCCGATCGTTCGCTTAATGGTTTCGTCATCCCAATTTCGGTTACCGTATACCCATCGTAGTCTGTTTCATAGATCGTATAAAAACTGGACGGAACGGAAATAAGTTTGGATATGCCATTAACCGTTTTCATTGCAGCCACACGAGTAATCGTGCAAGGCAACAAATTCACAATATAGAGTACCTCGGCCTCATCTTCCATGTAGACCTTGCTTCCGGCTCTTGCCCAGAAGAAGGAACTCGTTATCATGTCATCGAGAGCCTTTTGAGAATCGGCAGGTCCGCCTTCGGATGCTCGGCCGGTTCCCGTTTGGGTTGTCGTATTACAGAAATCGTGAACTTCTCTCGGATCAATATCTACGCCACCAGATGAGCCGTTGTAAACCGAAGCATCATACCAAGCCGACCCAGATTCCGTTCGTACCCAGTCTGATTGATCCAGTACACCTGTAACCGCAAAGTACCGATCAGCAATCGGCCCACATTTTGTCGGCGGATTCAAGTCGTAGTCGGGATGTTTACGGTAATCAATATGGAATACGTCGCCGACAAAATGACCTGTGAATAGTCCGCCCTCGATGTTCAGCGTAATCGTTTCATTCTGTGGAAACAAACGATTTCCATCGTTGATGGTCATCGTAGGATGTTCGTAGGCTTCCTGTTGTTCCAACTGATACATCAGGTCGCAGATGGAAAAGAAACGAGACTCAACGCATGATTGATCTGGACCCCAAGTATCTAACTTTTTAGCTACGATAACAACTAAACCCTCATCGTCATAATTGAATTGCGTACTCGGGTCAATATACTCCGCTTCTCCAAGAGGAACATTTGCGCATTGGATGTAACGTGACTGGCAAATACGAGATTCGAGGGTGTAATCGTGGATGCCCTCACCCGAGACGAGAGTCCCAGACCGGGGGGCACGTACTTGAACCGCTTGAATATCGCACACCGAACCGAAAGCCAACGGCCAAGCCTTGCCTAGAGCGTCTGGAGGAACGAGGGGAAAATCGCCCTCCTCCATCGAGAACCCTGCTTCCACGTCCTCGATCTTTGTGGTCACATCAAAGGTTACGGTTCGATCACCTTCATTCCAGATGAATGGACTGTTGATTTCTCCCTGGAATAAAAGAAACTTGTCGGCCAGAGCAAGACCTTGAAACCATTGGTAGACCCAAACCGGCCTCTTATGGAGATTAAGAGAATCGCAGAGTGTCTTGATCGTGCCGCCCGTATCTTCCAATGTCAATTGAACCTGACTGGAATCGGAGGTTCCGTCCACCTTGGCCGCCGAGTCAATACTTCCGATGTCTACAATTTGCCCGTTCACTACGGTAACGCCGCCAACCACGATCTTTCGATCAGCATAGGCAATACGATTTAGACCGTCGCTCCACTGAATCTCCACGATGATAATAGGTTCAGTTCCATACTGGGTGTTCAGCGTCGTTTGGGCAGCAGTAACGTCTCGCATCTGTAGAACTCCACTAGCAGCTAGGTAAGGCCGGGGCTGAAATCAAAAACCCCTCGCACTCAATAGTAATTACAACGAATTCGTTTCCCGGTTGCCCATCGGCCCGTTCGGCGGTGTTAAACTCAAATGGGTTACTAACCAACCACACGCGCCATATCTCGCCTTTATGATTCGTCAAACGCATCTGCGAGGAGAAATAGGCTGTGATGAATCCTCGCAATTCGAGTGCCTTCATTCGAGACATTCTGATTTCGTAGGTCAATTTATGGCGACCGTCCGTTGTCTGAACATGGGTGTAACAAGTTCCATCCATCGCACGTTTGATCGTCACACTATGCTGTTTCAGATGGGAATCATTGAATTGCGGATTAGGCAATACAGTCGTCGCAACCAATCCAGGAAGAGGAGCTTGAAGCATTAACATAAGACGCCCTCGAATTCAAAGGACACAGCGTAGTCGCCACGTTCCGGGTTAATGATCGGCGTATCAGGATTTGTAATAATTCCACGCCATTGCCGACCTTCTTGGTCCAGCAATCCAATCTCCAATCCTAACGACTGGTCAAAGAACGTCAAAAGATTAGCCGCTTGCGATGGAACAAGTGACCGAACCTCCAATGCCAACTTCTGTGTCTTTGGCCATTGGGGGTCAGAATAAACGATCAACTCACCGCCGCGAGTCGTCCGGTTGATTCGATTGAAGTTCAGGCTGTCCTTATTTCCAAATTCAGGATTCCGAAGAACGAGCGTCGTTGTAGGCGAAACGTATGGGAATGTAAGTGTCAAAATTCCGCCCGGAAGACTTGGAACTATACCGCTGGGAACCAGGACGCCGGTATCGGTCGTAAAGCCAACCTGGGGTTGAAATTGTTTTTTGGCACACGACAAACTTGTAAATTGAAACGCAGCAGAATTCACCAACCCAAGATTATGACTGACCGTGCGCCAAAACATTCCAAGCAAATCGACGGTCTCCGTTAATGCCAACGCATCTGTCACGTCTTTACCCTTACCGGCATTTATCGTTTCGGTAAGAGCCATCGTGCTGGTTACAGCATCTTTCTTAATTCCAACCGAACCAAGAATCAACGTATCGGTTACCGATACCTCGAAAACCTTGGGCATACTCTCGACGAACACAAGCAAATCGTTTACCGAAAGGTTGATTACAGATAGGTGACCATAAGGGTCTTCCACAAACGGAAGGACATGCTTTAGTTGAAAATAATGAGGACCCAACCATTCGGCGGAATCTGTAAATGCCAATGTATCAAAAAGATGCGTATTAGAAATTATACGAACGCACGAGGCACTGTCAGTCAACGCCAACGTATCTTTGACTACTTTGGAAGCAGCACCTATTGCTTCATCAACAAACTCCAGGCTATCCGTAACCGATGCCGCTTTAGCTATTCCGTTTGTTTCGCTAAATGCAAGAGTGCTGGTGACCGATACTTCGTAGGTCTGTGCTCCACCCGTAGGAGAAACCAATACCTCCACATACTGGCGAGTAACAAGAAGCGACATGCAACTACCCTACCTTTATGCCAAATTGAGCGGCGTTTATTGTAGTTGGAGTCCATGCAACTGAACCATCAGGATTCAATTGCATGACACGCTTTTTAGTATACCAACTGCCGGAGACCGTCTGTGCAGAATCGTCGCTCGTCACCCCATTTGATTTGCATTCCGTAATCAAACCGAAAGGAGTTCCATCCGTTAGGCCAAGGTCTGTATTGATCTGAATACCCAGGATGCCTGTCGTAATTCCAGAAAGATCAGTATAGTTGTAGAGATCAAGGTTGCCACTCGTTGCGCTTGTAACATAAGTGTCGCCGCTGGTTACTTCTTCATTGACACACGAATAATTGTCACCAACACTTGGAGTAAACTGGGTAGAATCTCCAGCAGCATTCGGCAAGATGGAAACAACTCGAACGATGCCTAAAAAATCATTATTGGTGGAACCAGTACCGTCAAGAAAATACAAGTCATCATAATCAGCGTGGCAGTACATATAGTGACCGCCAAGAGAGAATTCCGAATTGTAATCGTTAGAACCTGTTTTGGTGTTGACGCCTGTTTCTGTTAATACCGTATCACCGTCAATTCTGAGTTCAATTGTGCCAGCAGTTGAATGAACGTAAACCTTCAACTCCATGTAATACCAAGTGTTCTTCACAAGTCCCAAACCAGATGTGGTATAAGCCACATCCTCATTTAAGAAAACAGCGAACTCCCCTGCTGGCGTCATGTGCAGCTTCGTTCCATGATTATCGACATCGACGATTCCAAATAGATAATGGTCCGATGCGTCTTCACTGATCTTGAACGCTAAACCCAAAATAGTAGTTCGATCAGTGGTCAACGCGCCAGGGTCGATCCAGCTTTGATTATTATAATTTCGTAGTGAGTGGCCGCCTCCAACCCGAGGCGATTGAACAAGCATGTTGCTTGTACCATTCCTGGTCGGATACTTCATATCTAGGATTATATTTGGGTTTACACCGCTAAGCACTGTATTGCCATAATAATCAAAACCATCTACCCACAATAAAGCCATGATAGTGCCTCCAAGAGAAAGAACGTCCAGGCGGATTCGCAAGAACCCGCCTGGACGGTTGGCAAGGGAGAAGATTATCCGGCAATCGTGTAGGTCACTTTGAGAGTGTCGCCAGAGTTGCACGCGACCGGAGTGCCGAAGAGTCCTGTAGACCAAAGTGTACCAGTGGTTCCGCCCTTCGTAGCCGAACCAGTGCCGCCGACGATGAACATGCCCTTAATCGTCACGGTGGCATCCATCGAGAAATCCGTGGTCGAGGCATTGGTAATCTGACGAGCGGCTGCCGTGCCAGCACCCCAAGCAGGGCGCGCGGCTTCCGTATAGTCTTCATTCTCAATCCAGCCGGCGTGACCGTTCATCACATCGGCGGCAAGAATGCCGGTCGTGTAACTGGCACTGTCGATCAGACCAATGTCCCAGACAGTAATCTGGCTGCCGGCACCAAAATGAACGTCCAGGATGCTGTTCAATCCTACGTCGGTAATGCCGTTGTTGAACCCGTATTCTCCGATGACCTTGCCATCACGGAAATGTTCAACCTTGAAACGACCCTTTGGAGCAAAGGCACTTCGCAACTCATTGCGTGCCTTCTCAATGGCGTACTCGCCACAATCAAATAACGCTAGACAATCTTGCATGGGATTCTCCCTATTGGTGGATGGCAGGAGAAACCCTGCCAGAAAGACTTACAAAACACTCGTGCCGCGCCGCAATTCACGCTTGATGACTTTCAAGACTTCACGGCCGGTCTCGCGCGGTTGAGCCGAACCATTGATGTTGATGTCGCCAACATTGACGTTGGCCACGTTGCCTCCCTGCGATCGGTAGGACGCATTACTACCAGCATTCATGGCGACAAGATGCGAGAACCACCGTTGGGTGGCACCACGATTCATCACGAACTCGCCGGGACTAAGCATGGCTGGCACGGTATCCGTACCGCGTGGAACAAAACCTCCAACATCGAAGTGACGGATCAGACCACCCAGAGCGACGTATCCTTCTCCTCCGCCCCCACTGTAGTCGTAACTGTCACCGCCACTGCTGCCACCGCCGCTACTAGCCAATGAAGCCGCAGCAGCAGCCGCAGCCGCAGCACGAGCCGCAGCTTCAACACGCCACCAAGACTGCTCAAGGGTAGCAACTGCACCAAGACCACTATTGACCGAAGTAAACTGACTGTCGATTGCTAATTTCCCAGCATCAGCGGCAGTCGTCTCTCGTTGCATGGTATCAGCCGACTGACCAAGTATTTCCTTTTTCAATCGGATTTCGTCAATCGTCCCTTGGATTGTCTCGGCTTCCTTACGTTCCTTCTCAGGAACTTCTGTGCCTGACTCTCTTTGAGCCTTATTAAGTTCTTCAAGAGAGTGGATCATCGACTGAATCGCTTGATTATATTTCTCACGCGCGCCAGCATTTATAAAATTGGGAAATGCCTTATCCAAATCGTAATTCTTTAGGTCTTTACTAAACTGAGCAAGCTCCAAATCTGACATGCTAGTGGCCTTGCTGAGTTTATCCATCTCAGCCACAAGTTTGCGAACTTGATCTTGTGCAACATTTATCGCCAAAGCCTGCTCGACCGAGTAACCTCGACCCTCAACTCCAATTGCAGGAGTCATCGGGGTATTGTCAATAGACTTCCTAGCTTCGTTGTAGGAATTCCTGGCATCTTGTTGCTTCGCAAGCCCGCCCGCATACTTTTCCGCCTGAGCCGTATAGTCATGCAACCGTTTCTCAGCCGCATTAAACACGGCGTTTACACCGTCGATGATTGCTTCTTTTCCAGTATACTTTTCGAGTTTGGCTATTACCGGAACGGTGAGTCCAGCCTTATCAAGGCTTTCCTGGAGTTGAGTACGCAGCATGGCCATCGCCTCGGGTGCCGCTTTCAACTCCTTGAGATAGGTGCTTGACAACAGGTGTTCTACATCGCGCTGCATCTGCTTGAAAGCACCTGCATCACCCATGTAGTTCTTGAGGAAATCGCCCTTAGTAGTGGTTTGGACCTTCTGGATGAAGTCCTGAATCATCTGGTAGGACTCAGCCAAGTCGGCTTTCTTCTGTTGGCTAGTCTTCTCGACTGTTTCCCCAGTGTCGCTCTTAGCATACGCGATCAGTTTCTTCTCGATGGCATCTCGATCGCGTTCCAGCGAAGCATTATTCTTCTCGGCTTCGCGCTGTCGGGCTTCCATGTCCTTGGCGATCTGTCTCTCCATCTGCGACTGCTTGTTGAGAGCGTCGTTTTGCTTCTGAGTCAAATCGTTAATTGACCTAGCAGCTTCCCGTTGAAGGTTGATGTTACCGCTCGCCTTAGCGGACTGTTCAGCCATCTGAGCATAAGCCTCGGCGCGTCTCCATTCGTCGTCGGCAAGTTTTTGTTGATCGGAATCCTTGGCGGTTGCTTGAAGTTTGGCGGCTTGATCGGCAATCTGCCGCATCCGATTGACTTCTTCTTGATACTGCCACTCGGGACTAAGATTACGTTCAGCCAGATTGGTATTGAACGTCCGATCTTCCATCTTCTGCTTGTTTTCGGCTACCTTCTGATCGTTAGAAATAGCTCTCTTCGATGCGGCCTCGGCCTGGGCACCAAGTTCCTGCGTTAGCTTGTAACGCATCTGCATGATCTTGTCGAAGGAATTCTTAACAGAATCGACTTGCACCTTCATCGCCGATTTATAATTCTCAACATCTTTCAAGTAGAGTGCGTTAGCTGCTGCAAAATGTTGTCGTAAAATCTGAATGGATTCTGTAGACTTGGTTTGTTCTAGCCGAATGGTAGCGGCAGTTTGTGCCTCTCGCATTTTGATTTGTGCGTCCAAAGCAGTCCGAATAGCCTCCTGTGGAGCAGCAATCGACTCCTGAATCCAGGTGCCAATCTTATTTCCAACAAGCGCGGCAACCTCAAACAAAGCCAACGTAGCCAATGCGCCACGGAGAGACAGTACATTTGGTATAACTGACCCTATCCCCATTCGGAGTTTTGCAAAACCTACCACGGAGAAGTTAGACCATTCATACAACTTAGCAAGGCCAGCAACTAAACCGACAAATGTTGCCGCAGTCGCTACAGTGCCCAAAGTATTAAATATGCCAATGAGTCCGCCTCCACCACCGATCAATTGAATCAGGGTATTAAGCATACTAATCATCTTCAAGCCAAAATCTACCGTAAAGTAGTTAGCAAGTTTGTTTAACTCCTTAGTCAATTGTTCGGCAGGTGTATTCATAAAATCCTTGAGTTGCTTCTGGAGCGTGCTCAAGTCCTGCTGTTTAAGTGTCTCCAAGGACTCCTTATAAGCCTTAGCACCTTCGCCTAATATACGCATGGCACCTGCAACACCACGAACATTGGGAATCAACTTTGCCATCGCGGCGGCCGATCCATCCGTCGTTCCACGAAGTTTTTCCAATGCACCATACCAATCCCATGTTGCAATAGCAGCCTGACCGGAGTCTGCACCAATTTGATGCAAAGCCTTGGTCATAGCTTCTGATGGCTTCATCAACGCAGTCATCATGCTACGCAGTTGCGTGGCAGCTTCACTTGCCTTGACGCCGCCGATTGTTATAGCAATCAAGGAGGCTTGCACTTCCTCCATGCTGATACCCATTTCGTGGGAAATGGACTGAACACGCCCCATTGCCGTTCCTAATTCAGCCATGCGGAATCGGCCTAAGTTTACTGATGTAAAGAACTGCGCAGCGCGAATCCCCGCCATATCCGACGATTCGCCGTAGGCATTCAAGGCACCAGTTAGGAGTTGCGCGGATGCCGCAAGATCGTCAGCACCAACCTTCGCCAACGCATTGGCGGCAGTCATAATGTTGGCCTGATCGGCAACCTTCACGAATTGATCGGAAATGATCTGATAGTTGGCTTCGGCAACGCGACTCAACGGTTGGTTGAAAGCGTCCGATACCTTACGGATACTGTCAGCAATCTCCCCAAAGCTGCGCTCCGGGTTGATGGCATGAATTTCGCTCACCGCTTTTGAGAAAGCCAGTGCAGAAGTGTATGCCTCCGAAAAGGCATCGCGGATTTGACTCAATGCCCGAACGATGAACTGGGTCATTATGACCCGGCTCAGAGTATTCCAGCTAACAACCCATTCGTTCGTCCGCCCGGTGGCTTCTACAATCGAAGACGAAGCGGTCCTGGTTTGGCTTGACATCGCGGTCAATGCACCACTATAAGTGCCCAATCCAAGATTCGCGGCGTTCTGCATCTGCTTGATGCTCTCGGTAACTTTACCCATGCCCAACGCCGAATTGACATTGCCGCCAGTTCCGCTGGATAACTTGCTCATGGATGCAAGCGTAGTTTCCGCCGCCGTTGACATTTGCTTGAGCGAAGAAACAGTCTGGCTGGCACTTGAGTTGAACGAACTCAATGCACCCCCCATGCCTCCCAGTTGGGTGCCCAACGTGGAAAGTGCCGTATTCAGTTTCGCCAGTTCGTCGATCGCTTCTTGTGCGTCGAAACCGAGTTTCTGTCGAATTACGCCTTCGTCAGCCATTTTGCTAGCCTATCGTAATCGTGGTAGCGGTGAATACCGGAACGTCGGGAAGTGATACAGTGGCGGCATATTTTAGAAATGCCGCCTTACCCTTTTCCTGGAAGTGATACGGTCCAGGGTCCGTAAGATGAAAGTATTGCTTTCCATCTTTGTTGAGAAACGTGTTGGCATTATTGTATTCGTTGATAATCAGGTGACGCAAACTCGTACTGTAGGTGAACGAATACATGCCAGGCGTCTCGCCACGCTCAAACGTGCCGTTGTCGCCGGGACTCGCGCCGATTCCCATATCAATGCGATTGGGTGCATCGGGTACGGGTGCATAGCCAAGGGCAAATTCCGCCTGGCTTGCCAGTGGTGAAAAGGTTGCGCGAGATGCCGCACTCCAAACAGGCATCCCTACCCGTGGCGTGGAATCCTCAATGACTGCCGTTAGCCACTCCCGCGCTCCTTGCGTGATAGCCCTCACAAGTCGCTCGTCAAGCAACTTGTTAAATTCATTCATGTCAACTTTGGGAAGTCGAAAGGTGCCTGAAAAGTGCATGGTGTGTACCTTACCCCAAGGGCATCCCTGCCCCTGGCATTTGCACCGCACGTTCATCCTCGTCGTGCGAACAGGTCTGATCGAAAGCCAGAATCATCGCTTGCATGACAACTCCGCAGTCATCCCATGACTCAGGGATTCCCGGCGGACGTATGCCAACCCGAAGGCACGCTTTCCAAACGGCGTACATTCCGGTGTGATATTCCGGCCAAATTAAGCGACTTGCGCTTCCGGCGTCCCACGTAGAAAAACCTCGCGGGCCTTCCGCAACTTGGTTTCATCCAAGCAGTTCGCTTCCAACACCAAGCCCAGAACGCGACTGCACTCGAACTCGGAAAGGCCGGCCTTCTTGAGATCAACGTCCCAATTCGTCCACGATGCGGGGTCGTTGACGTTCACCGTATCCCATTCAATCTGACTTGGAATAAGCGAATTGACGACGATGTAAGCCATACGATACTTGTGGAAGTTTGTTAAGGCTTCCTTGTATCCCTTGTCCTCAACATCCGCAACCGTCACGCCGCCCTTCATCAGTTTCTTGGGCGGTTCCGGCTCGGGACAAAGCCTCTTAAAGGTCTCCATGTCCTTCATGCCAGTGGCGCGAAAAATAAGATTCTCGTCGCCGCGCGGCAAAACCAACACTTCCTCAACCGGAAGGGTCGAGGTTTCAATTCCACCAATCTTCATACAAATCTCCCTTGCAAGATAAAATAATGCGGTGCCGGCAATCAATGCCGGCACCGCCTAAAGCACACTGTTATGCGCCACGAACGATAATGGGTTCCAACGCATTGCACTTCCCAGAGACCGCGATCGTCGCATTCTTAATGTCGTAATCGCGCTTCTCACTACGGAAATCGGGGAACGTGTACGTGGACGAAGCCGCACTGCCGCAAGGCCGCACGTCATTAACCACCACATCCACCGCATACGGCTCGCACAAGTCGGAAGACGACGTGACCCATTCGGAGGCCGCGCCGGTGCCCTTGAGGGCTTCGATCGGAGTGATCGCTTCGCCGGTGCCGGACTTCACCTGGTCAAAGGTGAAATTCGTGGTGACTTCCATCGGCTGGTCGTCGCCACGGCGCACGGTATCGAGTTCGCCTCGATCCAAGTCGTACTTGAACTGGTCGGCTTCCGTATACTTGAGATCGCCATCGCCGATGGTAATCTCAACCTCATTGGCCTCAAACGTCAGCACCGCGCCGGTCGAGTACGAAGTCGCCGGAGCACCAAGAGCCGGCGTAAACGTAATGCTGGTTGTCGGGCTGGTGCTAGCCGGCGTCCGTGCCGTGACCACATGCTTGGTCGTAGCAACGGCTTCGCCAGCGATCGTGAATCGAGCACCCACGGGCACTAGGTCCGGGTCGATCGAATTCAATGCAACAGTGCCAATCGACAGGCTAGTATTGGTCTGAGCCGGAGCACTTCCAGTTCCACCGTCAACGGTCTCGGCAATTGTGACTTCGACCCCGGCACCACCAGTGACGAGCGTATCGTCGATGGTCATCAGAGCCAAACTCGTCTCGCCCAGGGTGCCAATGAACTCCACAACGTAACTGACTCCAGCCGTGCCGGTGACACTCACGTTATTTTCGCCAATCGAAGTCAGCCCTTCGAGGGCAGACTGCAATTGAGCAGGCGTCAAGTTCCACGGCAAAACGCCGGTTTCCTTAGTCGCGTAGGTCACAGTAAACGTGCCGCTGGTGGCGTCGGTCACCGTGATCGTTTGTTTTTCGTTTGTCTTCTTGGCACTTGCGGCAGTGCCCGCCAAACCATCCCGAAGAAGGATGGTACAATTTCGTAAATCAATCCTGGCCATAGGTTACTCCACTGGCAAAGGTTAGGGTTCAATCAACTCCATCACAAAGCGGGCATCAACTTCGGTCTGTTTAATTTTGTCAACATTATCCAATTGACCGAAGTTCATAACTCGCACACTATCGTTTCGCCCAGGCCGTGGGGTAAGGCAACCCAAAAACACTTGTGAAGAGGAGTCCGCTTCGACGTAATCGCCTGGTTCGCCGCCGAAGTTGTAAACCGGAATTGGCTCGGACATCGCCTCGTGGAATAAACCCGCGTTCTTGAGGATGGTGGCAGCGTTCTTGCTGGCCCCGTCGTAACGACTGGTCAGCAACACGTTGACATCCACATAGATGCGGTGATAACCCTTCGATAGTTCCTGATCGAAAGGTCCGGTAATGCGGATTTCCGCTTTGTCAGTCGCACGCTCGAAAGAGGCGGTGCGCTCGTCGAAATGTTCGATGAGGACTGGCAAATTGGCATCAGTAGCAACCTCTTTTAGTTGGCTGGCTACCGAATGGAAAATCCAGCGCGCCCAGTTTTTGTTAGCAGACATTGCCACCCTCCTGTTTAGAGAGATAAGCAATGGCACCGGATAGCAAAGGAATGCTATCCCGAAATAGGCCAATGCCTGTGTTACAATCCGAGCATAAAAGACCTCTCACACGCCCGGAGGCATGATCGTGGTCAATGTGAAAACGAACCGTATATTTGGCAGAAGGTGATTTACAAATTGCACATCTACCATCCTGACTATTCAGAATTCGTTGATAGTCAGCATTTGTAATTCCAAATCGACGCCGGATGCGAGTATCATTTTCGCATTGTTTGTAGGTTGAACTTACACCCTTACGCATATTGCTCTTCTTTGGAAAGAGTGATAATGGTTTGAGTGTGAGGCAGATTGTGCAAACCCGCGTATCTGACGTTTCTTGGCCTTTTAGAAGGCGCATCTGCTGCAACTCTGAGGTAGTTCGTTTTCGTCTAGCCATTCGGCTTACTCCGTAGCCGCAACAGCACTGTGTTGAAGGTCAAGGGTCTCATTGGACGCAACGCGGAAGACTTTCTCCGAGAGTTCGCCGACCATTTGCTGGGCGGGCGTGAGAGCAAGTGTGGATTTCACACGTTCCTCAAGGAACAACTCGGGCACTTCGCCAACCAACTCACGGGCCGAAACGACCCAGCCGGCGTCAACCTCAAAGGCTTCTACTGTCTTGACCTGGTACTTGCGATTGTTGTAAATAATCCAATCGTCAGCACTGAGTTCCGGTAGTGCTGGTACATCGCGGCGGTCGATGATGAAGTCGCGTTGACTTGCATCGTAGGTTCCGCCGGTGACGAACTGTTTGTTCGCCGAAATGATCGAGATCGTTCGTTGAGCGACTCGATCAATCCTTGCGGGCACAACGACCGCTCTTCGCACATGCGTCACGGTCTTGGTGATGACTTTCTCGCCCGTCCTTACATTCGTCTCACTCGACACCAACTTGTAGATGTCGATAGGCGCGCCATAGTCTTTCTTCAACTGATAGAGTGCCTGCCGAATCCGTTGATTGAGATTGCGATTGATGGGTGGACGCATGGCAGTTCCTAACGGTCAAGATACTTTTCGATTCGCTCCATCACGGCTGTATTCTTGGCAATGATGATCGAGCAGTCTTTTACCAGCGGAAGAATTACCTCCCGCTGTTCGTCCTCCAAATGGTCTAACCGATTGGAAAGACGGTCTTCGCGTTTGTAATCGCGCCAGAGGAAAAACACGACAGCGAGCAGAAAGGGACCGAATTGCTTGATTAGCAATATGGCGTCCGAAAACTCGCCGGAAGCAAACAAGGTAGGCATATCAAAGTGTCCTCTAGCTAGGCGGGTGAAAAAGGCCCCTCGCCTCGGAGGTCCGAGGCGAGGGGATTGAAAACACACGCTTAGCCGAGCAACGGCACGCAGAGACGAGTATCCAACACGGCGACACCGCAGAGCAGGTCGAGATTCACGACCGTTCCGCCCTGATTGATGTCGTATTGCATCGCAACACGCATCGAGATTCCGTTATGCACGCCAACCTGGGTGAGCACGCCCATCCGGTTGTTCGGCATAGCCAAGGGACGCGAAACCAACGCAATGGCTTCCTTATGGAATGCCCAGTTGAGCGAACCCTTCGGACCAGGGAACGCCAAAGCGGCGTCAGCCACGGCATACTCCAGCGGACGATCCAACAGAACCTTGCACGCGGTCGAACTGACAGTCGTCACTTCGAGAATCGTGTAGGTGTGCCGAGTGCTGGTTCCGAACGCAATCAACTGACCCGCTTGGGGTGCAGTACCAGCAGCAAAGCCGTCCACCGCGATGGGCTTGGTGTAGCCGGCCGCGAAGGTCGTGCCCGTTTCCGCCGAAGCATCAACGTCACAAGCCTTGTAGTGCGTAACCACGGCATTGTCCAGAACGGCGTACTTGAGAGCCTCGTTGAGGACCACCGCGCCAGTCGTGGCGTCGGTCATGTACGTGGGCTGATCGTTGCCGTCAATCACCAGGTACTCGCCAGCAGCACCAGTGATGGCAATCGTCAGCGCGCCTGCGTAACCAGCCGGCTCCGGTTCGGTAATGGCCAGAGCTTCGGTCTCGCCGCCGGACGTGTACGAATTCACGTTCTGGTCCAGGTAGGTATTGAAGCCGAGGATGCGACCAAGGACCGCATTCTCAAGAGCACTTCCACCGTCGCCGCGCTCGTTGGCCTTGATGAACATGGTGTTCTTCAAGAGAGCGGTTTCGGCGGCCGGCGAGAGCACCAGGTTCCGACCTTGCATCGGAGCGAGATTCTCGTTCAGGCGTTGACGGGCTTCGAGCACGTAGTCCTGGCTATTGGCGGAAGTCAATCCACCCAACTTGCCGGCACGATTCGTGCTTCCGGTCAGATAGGCATGGACACGGCCGAGGATGGCACGATCGACCGACTTAGCGATCGTCTGCATACCCGGAACCAAGTACACGTCCACCAAATCCTGGAAGGACAAAGTAGCTTCGCCATCCTTGATGACGAAGTTGGTGTAGAACCACTGGTCCAGAGGAACGCGCACATTCGTGGCGTTGGCCTCTTGCGCAACCAGGGTGTCGCCGTCTCGCTTACGAGAGATGGCGAACGTACCGGGCCGGCGAGTGTTCACTACGTCGCCGTAGTTCTGCACTTGCGGCTCGAAATCACGGTAGACCAAATTGGCCATAACCATGTTGGATTCGAGAATAGCCAAACCTTCGTTGGCCCACATCTCGGGAATAAAAGCGTCATTGCCTGCGTCAGCGGCGTAGCCGGTGACACTGATGCCGTAACAGGCAACAGTCGCTACAGAAAGATACCACGGGTTCATCTTGTTGTCTCCAAAAGGGACAGATTCGTTGTTGTAAAAAGCAATCAGCCCCCGACTTCTTAACGGCGTCCATTAGGACGCAGACCGAGCAGTTCGGGGTTCTCTGCTCGCACCTTGAGGTACTGATCGTGTGTGAGATTACGCACGTCAATCCGTCCGTTGGAACCCGGTGTAAGGCCACCGATAGCCGAATTGCCTCCAACACCCGACACGACATTCTTACGGAAGAGATTCTGGAACTCGGGAATCTCTGTCATCCGCTTGACTGCCTCAGTTGGCGTCTTGGAGGTCATAACACTTTGTCCGGTAGTGGCATCTTTATCAGGGAAGTCCACCATGACATCAAATTGTCCGGTTCCCTTGCCGTTCGCGTCCACTTTCTCAACCAGCCTCGTCATACTCTTGAGAATTGTCACGACTTGGCTCGAACTATATGCCTCGTGCTCAACAGCGGCGTCTTGCAGTCCACGCAGGACCGTCGAATCTCGCCATCGCGTTTCAGCCTCTTGAGCACGTTTCTCAGCCGCCGTAAGTTTTCCTTGATAGGAAACTTCCAGTTCCTTCTTCTCCTGGGCGGCTTGCTGTTCTTTGCTGCGAAGTTGACCCTGAATCGTTTCCAGGTTGTCTTGCAGCGTTTGTCGTTCCTTCTCCGTCAAACTCTTGCTGTTTGCCAAAAGCTCCTTATAGGTGCCTTCGGTCTTCTCAAGTTCCTTGCGGTACTTGGCTTCCTGCTTACGCCGTTCGGTGGCGACTGCATCATTGAATTTCTTCTGTTGGTCCGGTGTGAATCCCTCGGGGGCTTTCACATCGTCGGCTGCAACCGCAGCCGCAGCAGCCGCTTCGGCCGCCTTTGCGGCTTCGTCTTCGCCTTCATAGCACGCAACGAGCGCACAGGATTTGTACCAATCACTAACACGCATAACCATTACTTCCCTTTACCCCGCAGTTTGGACCCGGTAGTTCTGGCACGGGTAATCGCCAGCCGGTGAAAGAAGCCGGGATTAAGAAACCCGGCTAACACGAATTGCGTCATCATCACGCAGGAAAGGCACAAGCAGTCGCCAAGCCATTGCCGAGGGCACACCATTGACGATGTGTTCCACTGGAACATGAGTGCGACTGAATGTGGTGCGGACTGACGCATAACCTTGGCTAACAATGCCAAGATTCTCAAGCTCCAACTCAGGGTCTTTTCCGTCAAGGAGCGTATGGGCGATCTCGTAGCACGCGCGACGGATCGCTTCTGGGACTTCTGTATCTGCACCACGCGGAAATTCCAATTCCTGCGATGCTTCGGCAACCATTACTTCCTCAATCGTAGGAGAAATATCATAGTCGCCGTTGGTCGAAGGAATATCTTGCAGGCCATAGCCTTGCAAAAGCGTGTAGACGGTACTCTTGAAGCCCTTATAATTCAATGTGTCAATAATCTGCGTGGCAGCCCAAAGGGCTTTTGGACGATCCGATTCGGCAGCATCCGTCCACGCACTCTCGTGCAGACGCATAGAAAAATAAGCGTCTGCCTCGGAGAGATCACCATAGTAAGTTGTGCTAATAGCCATCGTGAATCTCCAAGGCGTTAGAACTTAAAGTGAAATCCACGAATACTGACTCTCGTCAGTGATGTCAGCGACCTTGGCAATCGTGACAGTTAGGTCCGCGTCACCCTTGGGAGCCTCAACCACAGTGACCGTGCCCGTGTTTCCCTTGTAGGTTTCTACGACTCCAACCGAAGCTAAGTTACCCTTCACGGTTTCCACGACTCCAACCGAAGCTAAGTTACCCTTCACGGTCTCCACAACTGTTACATCCTTGACAACATCGGTGCCGGTCAAATTCGTCCCGTCGCCAACCAGAATGACCACATCGGTCTTAGCCAGCGCGCCAGTGAATTCGACAATCCAAGCTCCAGGGACACCAGTCACCGCCACATCGGAATCTCCAATGTTTGACAACGCTTTGAGAGCGATTGCAACATTCGCAGTGGATTCATTCCAAGGAATGTTTCCGGTAGTCTGGTCAACATAAGTCAACGTGAAAGTTCCACCATCAACACTTACATCCAGCGTGATCGTTTGCTTTTCATTCTTACCAGCCACGCCGGTAATCGCAGCCATGTCAGTCTTGGCCTTGCCACTGATGAACTCGACCAGATAAGGTCCGTCACCAGTGACCGTACAGTTTCCAGCACCAATGCTGGTAAGAGCACGAAGGGCCGTCTGTAGATCAGCCCCACTGACGTTGTAGTTCAACTCGGATGTCGAATTGGCACCCAAGGTCAAAATCATCTTGTCGCCGGCCACACCGTTTGTGACCGTGATCGTTTGTTTCTCGTTCTTGCCGCACGCGCCCGTCATTGCAGCCACGTCGGTCTTGGACAGGCTGTCAACAAACTCGACGACATAAGGACCATCGCCGGTGACGGAAGTCTTGCCATTGAGCGCAACGATTCCATCCAGAGCCGTTTGCAGACCAGCACCGCTGACGTTGTAATTGACCTCGGCGGTCGAATTACCACCATAGGTCATCACGAGTTTATCGCCGGCCACCGCACCAGTCACGGTGACAGTTTGCTTTTCGTTCTTGCCAGCCACGCCGGTAATCGCCCCAACGTCGGTCTTTTCCAGATCGCCGACGAACTCCACGTCCCAGCCGGTAGCACCATCCGTGACAGACACGTTGCCCGCCCCGATGCTTGTCAAACCTTCCAAAGCCGATTGAATCTGAGCGGAAGTCGCATTGTAGGCCAACTCAGATGTCGAATTTGCACCGAAGGTCAGCACGAGTTTGTCGTCGGCGATCGCATTCGTGACCGTGACGTTTTGCTTCTCATTGAGACCAACAGCGGGCGAAGTCATCAAGTCCACGTCGATCTTGGCCAATGGGCCAGTGAACGTGACCGTGTAAGGAGGTCCGCCGCCCGTGTCTGCCACTGTGCAGCCCGAGGAGCCGATCGTGGACAAAAGTCGAAGTGCCGCCTGCACTGTGGCTGCGTTGGCGTTCACGGCGATCGGAGCGGTAGTCTGACCCATGAAAGTCAGGGTGAATGTATTACCGACACTCTGGCCAGTAAGTGCCACGGTTTGCTGAGCGTTGTTCGCCGGCGTGGCAGTAACGTAAATCTTGGATGGGTCTTCAATCGGAATACAAAGTTCCTCGCCAGCGGGCAACGGGTAACCCGTCGAAACGGTAACACCTTGCGGACCAATATAGATGACAAGGTTATTATCCGTGGCTGCGCGGACGCGCACGCCCTTGTACGCCTTGTTGGCATAACCAACGGCGACGATGGGCTTGCTGGAGGCATCAGCCCCGCCGTGTCCTACGACAAAGCCACTATCTAACGATTCTTGCTGGATATTCATGGGGTTTGGTTCCCTGGGTTCTTTACGCCTTTGCCTCGAACGCGCCGGCGTTTGCTATCGTGTAAGGTTCGATCACGACCCTGTAATTTTTCCTGGGCTGGTGCTGCGGGATTCGCCGACAGGTCCGGCACCCCACGAGCGGCCGGATCGCCACCAGTTTGTCCAGCCATTGGACCGTTACCCTTCACGCTTGCCTGCGCTTGAGCCACGCGGGCGGCCCGCTCCGCATGATCCTTCTTAGCCTGAATGTGTTCGTCTGGACCAAAGCCTAGAGCCATCGAACCCGTCTTTTCGCCGCACAAGCCAGCTTCCACAGCCGCAAGGATTGTGGTTGGATCGCTGGTGGTGTAAGCAGAACTGTCGATTTCGCCGTTGACCTTCGTGATAGTCTCGACGCTGACTTTGCCGCCGATCAACGCCTGCGTGATGCTCTTGCTGATCTCGCGCTTGATCGTTTGACCAGGGACGCTAGCCATCAACTTGGAAAGCGATGTCGCCTCGTCGATGCGGTCCTGATCTGTCTTCAAGGAATAACGATCGGGATATTTGATCGTTGCAATCTTGCGTCGGCTCTCAACACGATCTTCGTAGGCACCCCAGAACTCAGCAACCTTTCGTTCCGTGCTTTCCAGAACGAGTCCGATGAAACTGAGACCTGCTTCAAGTCCGCCGCTGTCAAGTGCTTGAGTTCCGGTTGGCATTTTTCCAACAAGCGACTCGACGCCAAGATTAACCAGTCGATTGATTTCCTGAGCGATCTCCTCGCGGAGTTCCATCGACGCCTTGAGGGGGTCGGGCGATGGATTGATAAACGCCGGTGCTTGAGCCTTGATGTCATAGGCTCGACCTCGCGTTGCTCCCATCGTAATTTCATTATCGTGTGCAGCCTGTCCGCCTGCCGTCGCAGTCCCATCAGGATTTGCGGCCTGCTTCAAGTGACCGCCCACGGCCCGCATATCGCGTTGCTCGATGTAGAACGGGAAGTTTGCCTTGAGGGCAAAATTAACGTCGCTCGACAACAAATTCAGTAGCGCGATCTGATGGTTGCAAATGTCCTTCAACAAGGAGTCGCCTATGTCCGCCATCACAAACGGAATACGATTCAACTCCAGCACAACTGGACCGCCAGGATTGCCGTCTCGGTCAATTGGATCGCCGTCCGTCGAATAGAACTGCAAATTCACAAGACCCGTATTTTGGTCAATCCACAACAGCCGTATCCGTTGATAATTCTGGATGGGCAGCATCGTAGCCTGGTCAAAATCCATGACCGTATCACGAAGCAAAACCGCTTGGAATTCACTGGGATCGTCCGGCTTTGTGCAGGACCAACTCAGAATGTCTTCAACCTGGTAGGGATAAAGGTAAGGTCGAGCCTTTCCAACATCCGCCAATGTCTCGCCGGACACCACCGAGTTATCAACGAAGATGCCAACTCGGCCCATCGTCAAAAGTTCGGTAAGGCACTTGATTCCCAAGAAGGCATTCATCGTGCTGCCACGACGATCCACTCCTTGATCTAGTCCGTTGATTGCCCGCTGATAGCCGGCACTCCCATCACGCCTGGTGATGTCGTGCATCCGCTGAAAGATCGAGTTGCGAATACGATTGATCGCGGCCTTAGCGAAAGCAGGGATCGGAGTTATTCGTTTACGGGCCTCGAAATCATTTGCGTCTTCGCGTGTCGTGAAGCGTTCAAGATACCGACTTCGGAACTCTTCGCCACCACGATAGGTCAGTCGCCACTTTTCCCAGTCCGTCACATTCGACATGAAATTCGGATGCCGGCTGTCAATAATCCGCATTTGCTGTAAGCTCATTTGGCATCCTTAAAGAAAAGCCTTCACGTCTTTATTCGTTACTTGCATCGCCACCAACGGCAAAGCAATCTCGGCGTAGCACCTGGCGTGAGCAAAGTGGTCAGGCCCGGTTTCCTTGAACACGTAAATCGGATTCCCGAATTCATCTCGCTCATAGGTTCCAACGAGACTCTTCATGTGTTCACGGTATTCTTGCGAAACATCAATGGGAAGATTGATGCGTGTTGGATCAGTCTTGAACCGACCAAGTGAAGCACTCAACCAGTTGGAACGGTCTACCGTGATTACTGGGGCATCATCGTCCTCGTCAGAGATGGCGATTTCTTTTGCCGTCACGCCTCGTCGGTATCGGCAAAGATAAACGTGACCTGGGAATCGTCTAGCGAAACGTCGGCATTCAAGAATCCACGGATCAGCGTCGATGACGCAGGTCAAGACTTGCCATTCACGCATAAGTTGATTCAATGTCGAATCGAATTGATCTCGCCAAAACTTTCCCTCTGCAAGAACTTTTGCATGAGCACTGGCATTGAGGTCCATGCCGTATTCATCAATGGTCCACTCACAGACTTCGTAGTAACTCCAATCACCAACGTCCACGCCCAGCGTAATAATCCGTTCACCGCCAAGCACAGGGCGGGCGTCATTCTTCGTATGGTTTCGGATCGACTTCTCGATCATGTCATCGGTAACTTGTGCCCCGTCGCTAACGAACGGCAAACCAAGTTGCGAGTTATGAAACTCCTTGTTAGCCAGTTCGTCGCCAAAACCACGGAAGTAACAGACGACCAATTCACCGGGCGTCTTCGTAAAACTGTAAAGTTGCGAGATTTGGAAACCCCGATGATTGGGATTTCCATTGGGATTCATGGCGACCCACTTAGCATGTTCCAGCCAGAAGGGTTTTGCACGATGTTCCAAACGCTTGCCGCAAAGGTGACACTTGAGAAAGGAATCAAGGCAACGCGGATCGGTAACACTTTCGCCCATAATTTCTACGTTGTCCGGCCACGTCAAAAAGATTTGTTTTGAGCAGCCAGGGCACTTGAAGACAAATTGTTCTTGAGTGCTCGTGCGGAAAAGTTTATGGATGCCATGATTGTGAACAGTCGGGGTAGAAATTCCCCAAACGTGTTTTTCAATATGACCATCGAGACGAGTCAAGGCAAGCCAAATCGCCTTCTGGTCCATCTCATCCACTTCGTCAAGGATAAGTTCGGATACGGGCACCGACTTTAGATTGCTATCGCCACGCGATCCACTGATGTAAAGGCAATTTGATCCTGCCTGTTTCAAGTCGATCGAATTCGTGTCCGTAAACATGGACTTGAGATAAGGACTCAAAGCCAGTGCCGGGCCAAAACGGCCCTTGCTAAACTTGCTTGCGTTCTTCGATGTGGGTAGGACGTACATTACGTCCCGCTTGAGTTTGTCGATCGTATAGAGAGCACGATTGATGGCGACTTCGGTCACGCCGAGTTGTGCGCCTTTCATGGCCCAATTAAATGGTGCCCACGAATCGTGCATCTCGCGGACCCACGGATGGTATCTATCCGAATAGGGTCCGGCAAAATCTCCACCCATGATGCGACGACGATTAGCCCATCGAGAACACGTTGTCAGAGTACGGTTCTTCAAGCCATCGGCAACAATCGCCTGTAAGTCGTCCAGCATCACACTCATTATCACCCACGTATTTTGGAGATCGCATAGTTATCAGGTTCGCTTAATCCGCAGCCGAAGGCTGCTCTGTTGGGCGTTCGTCCTGTGCGATCTCTTGATCGCGTAATTTTCGTTTAGCCCTGGGCTTTCGCTCAGGTTTTGGCTCGACCTTTTTGGGAGCCGGCTCGATCGTCGGTTTGGGAACCGTAACTTTGACCTTGGTTCTGGATTTAAGAATCACGGCAGGGCCTAGACTCTTTCCATCGTTGTCACAAGGTTCAGCGACTACTTCAAGGTCGCCTACGTCGATCCCCTCGGGAAGCGGCACGTTGTATGTCCGATGGATCGGACCAAGATAATTCTTGTGGAACCACTCGCCTGCTGTTGAGGTTATCTTGGTCAGAGGATGCTCGGTTCGCGGAATCTCTATCTGCATTCGTAGCCTCAATTGGTCTGGGACAGTTGCGGCAACGACGCCGAATACGTTCTGCCATCATTTACTCTCCGCTTCATTGACCCACGGGATTTCGGTGAATCAATGAAGCGGCCCTCACGCTTGGCAAGGGCAGCTTGAATCACTATACCGCAGCAGCCACAACCGGCGCGACAGCCTTAACCGCCTCAGCCAGTTTGGCGGCGATATACGCACGCCCTTCCTCGGTGCCGAGTTTCGCAACAAGCACATTCTGGAAGACGGTCTCGACTTCGGCCAAAACAGGTCCGTCGCCGTCGAGGAACAATTCGGTAAGCATCTGAATCTTGTTGGCCATGCCGGAGTAATCGCCGACACTGTAGTCGATAAGGAATTCAGGCGTCTTTCGCAAACCGAGCGACTGGAGTTTCGCAGCCAACTTGGCGGCACCACGCCGGCGGTTCTCGATTTCGGTATCCTTGGTGAACAACCACTTGCCGATGAAGTAGGCCAGCAAAGGAACGCACACACACAAGGCAATCGTAGCAGGGGTCAGAACAAACATTGTTATTTCTCTTTCGTTTGGTTTATGGTTGAGTTAAACTTTGCGGCCGTGGTAAATGTCCGAGAAGTGCTTCGCAGCACCCACGCCACCACCAGCCAAGGCCAAGGCAACAATCAGTACCCACGTCATATCCTGGGATTTCGGAGTCGGAGGCAGCAACGGTTGCGGACTCGGATCAGGACGCACGGGATTAAGCGGCTTAGGCGAGGGTTGTGGACTATGATTTTTATGCCAGTGCCTAAAACACTCGGCTGAACCCGCAGACGTATTCAATCCTTTGGCCAACGCATCAGCAGTCATGGGAACATTCACGCCGGCGTATTCCGCCACGGGTCGTTCCTCGTCGGCTGCCTGTAGACGAACGCAAGGCAACGCTGAAATCGTACGCGCGTACCGATCTTGGTACATCACCGTGTCGGTGTAAATCACATTCCAATGCGTCTGGCTTTTAATGCCAGCCAGCGTTTGGTCCGTCTCAAACCATCGCACCATTTCGTTGAGTTTGGGATCGTTTCGATCGCCAAACAACGTCAAGTAGGGTGTCTCTTGATCTTGCGGCAGGGCTACAACCTTCTCTTGCGTGTAGCGAACGCCATAGGCTGGATCAGCCTTCATTACGGGATCACCGGCATAAACCGGCACACAACTCGCGGCCACCAGCAAGGCGACCGCCAACAGGTAGCGGATCATCTCAATTACCTTTCTAAAGGCAGGGGTGGGGCCGGAGCGTATACGGGCGTTACTGCCCAGCCGTTGGAGTTCTGCCATTCGGCCACAAAGGTGTCACGGGGAACCCATGTGATCGTGTTAGTGTCATTGTTATCAAGGATGCCCGCCCACTCCGCGTCGAAGTGAACGAGAGCAACCATGTGCCTGCCACCCATGACGGTCACGCCGCAACCGCGACGTGTCTGGCAAGCCCATTCGAGAAACTCAACGTCGCCATCCGTGGTGTAGGCGTATCGGACGCCCTCTTGGTCGAACTTTGCAGCAAGGTCTTCGGGCCATTCGCCATTGCCGTAATTCTGACGCCAGTAATCAGCCGTTCCCGGCCGCCCTTGCCACCGGAGCAAACTAATCATTGTGGCGTGAACGCAAGAACCTTCGCGCTTGCTTCCAAGCCAATTCGTCTGACGTAGCGAAACAGGCAGGTTTACGGTCGGGTACTCGATATTGACAACCGGGGTTCTACCCATGTCAGGTTCGTCATAGCGTACCTCGACCCCACAACCCGCCATCACCAGTGACAGAAAGGCAACTGCCAGAAACTTCTTCATTTCATTCTCCGAGGTTTGAGTAAGATGCCTTGCCTACGTTCTGTTCGCACGAGACGATTGGGATTCCAACGACTCACGTTATCCGTCCGAAAGATGCCGATCGCAGTATGAGCCGCGCAGCACCATTCCGAACAAAAGATTTTGGATAAGTCCTGTTCTCGAAACAAAGACTCAATCCAAGACAAGCCTTCACCGCCAGATCGAAATGCACCCATCTCGTCGTAGGGCGTGTGAATTGTGTCCATCAAGAACTGAGTAAGTCGTTGTCGCTCGTTCTCGTAAAGGCACCGGCAAAGTGGGTAATGCCAAACTTTGCCCTGATACGTTTTGATGACATCTTCAAGTCGATGAGCCTGAGTGCCACTAAATGGCTTACCTGTGATTTCGCAGGGAAGACCATCAAGAGTCGTAGACTCGAAAAGCAACAGGCGACCATCGCTGGCCTCGCCCATGATTCCTACATGACTGATGCCCCAGCGAGGAATACCGTAAGTGACAACATTGATGAAGTCACTTGCTAAACACTCGCCGCTAAACCCGATGATGTCGCCAGGCTTAGGTGTAGAAAGTGAGCGCGGTCGGAATCCAAACATAATAGACCTCCGACTGGGAATAAGAAGATGCTGCAAAGTGCGCTGGATTACTCCTCGCGTGCAGCATCATCCGAGAGGCGATCGTCCCACTCGGATAACTGCCCCAAGTTTGCAACCGTGGAGGCAGGGGGTGTATGAGGACTGGGCAAACGAAGCAACTCAGAGTTCTGTGCTCCGTTGATTGTTGGGAAGAGTCGCCCTACGATTCGATCAATGATCTCCTCGTGGCCTTCAATCCCTTGAAGTTCTTCAATCACGATCTCGCAGATCGACTGACCAAGACGCACAACGGAGTTCTTCGAGAGCAATTCGCCAAGACTTTGTTCCAAAGTATGGCAACTTTTGATGAGTTTCTCCAACGTCAGAAGCATACTGTTGATTGGACCACAAGCACTGACTAAATCAGTCTCGTTCCTAATCATATTCATCCGCTTCTCGATCAGAATCCGAACCAGCCCGATCTCTTCACGAAGCGATTTAATTCGTTCATGCGAGGAAAGTTCTGCCAGCCGGGTTCGATTATCGACTTCGGCAAGATGGTACAAGCGAGTATCCTGAGCCTCGGCCTTACTTCTGCCTCCATGAACCAGGCAATTATCACAACCAGATTCGGCCTCGTTCCAACACTGTTCATGCGGGAGACTGTGCTTACACCGTCTTGGATCAGCAGCGTCAGTAACAAGTTTCATGGTATCTTCCCTTCCGTACCTATAAGGTTGCGCAGAAATCAAAAAAATGGTCAAAAAATCCAGATATTTTCTGAGATTTTTCAATCCGCCGCGTCCTAAAAGGAAAAATCGGTCTTTTCAGACCGTCCAAAACAAAATAATGGGAAATTGAACGCGATCATAGACCAGATTTCACCAATTTCCACGTCGTCTTATTAGAGGAACTATTAAACCCAATATGGAGACCAAACATGCGACAGTATGCCATTTTTTACAAACGGGGCACTGGTGGGAAGTTCTCCCGCATTAAGCCCAATGAAAACGCCAAACTAATCGACCACGAAGAAGTACGGGAGACTGTTGCAATTGCCCAGCAACATCCGTTCATTGAGGGACTAATGCTTCGTATGGAAGACGAGATTTTCAACGTCGTCTCGTTCGATCAGGAAGCCATTGCACCGGACGCCTTCCAATTCACGGAAGAATGAAGAATGTTGAAAGAAAGACAGCGATATAAATTACCAGGTTCCATACCTGTTGAACCAGGCGACTCGTTCACTTGCTCAGTATCCGAGAAGGGAAAAATATACGAGTTCCGCGAAAAGATTGGAAGAAATATGATGATCGACACGATCGTCACCTTTGATACTGATGACAACGAATTAGGGGTCGCTGGCATCGGGGCAATTTTCGGTGAAGACAAACATTAAAACGCAGAGGTAACAGATGACACTTGACGAAAAAGCCGAGAAGGCGATCGACGAAGTATTTTCCGATCACAGTGTAACGGAAGATGAGACGCTCAACCGCTTGCAATCATTGCGGGAGCACATCGAAATTCTGATGAACTCGATTGAGTAGACCGATCGCATCGTAGCCCAGATGGAAGAGGCGCAGGTCAAATTACCCTTCCCGCCATTTACCCAACGGGTCGTAGGCAAGGGTTATCAGGGAGCCTGTAGTCGTAGGTTCGATCCCTACCGATGCGACTATAAATAATAGTCGCCGGCCTCATGCCGGCGACCATTTGATTGATGACCTACTTGCCCATTTTCTTACGGGCACACAGGTCAGAACGAAGTTGCGAAACATCCTTTCGGCCAAGTTTCTTGGCCCACCTATTAGCCACCTTCCATGTCAAAGGTTCGTCAACGTATGGCAACTCTTTCACGACTTCCTCCCGTGACGGTTCCTTATACGGCAAAGTGCCACTGCCAATGCCAAACACTTCCCTGGTATTGGCCTTGGTGGATTCCTTCGCCGTGGGTGGGTCCGGGATGGCATCCCTGGTTTCCCTGGAACAGATGGGGACGAATCTGGTTGACCTACCTTCGCAGATTTTTCGCAATTCGTCAGGAGTGTCACACTGGCACTCCATGTCTCCTAATGTGAAATGGTACATAACGTATCCTCTCTGGGTTAAAGAAACTACCGAAACTACCAAACCTCACTATACCACCCAGCCACAACGGAGTCAAGTCGTGCTAATTAACAGAACTCAATCTGAGAAACGCCATCAGATGCCGACAGACCCTAAGCCTAAGCTCAAAGCAGTCATAATTCCCGTGTTTCGAGTGAAATATCAGGATTTAGAGGAGTACATCAGACAGGTATTTGGCTTCGAGTTTGACCTTCTATTCAACACGGGAACCGTGAATGGTCTCTGCCTTGAATATCAAGTTCGCGGCGATGGTCCTCAAATCACCAGTCAACAGGCAAACGATCTCCGTCGCGGCCGTCACAACAGAAATCTTCCCCTGATGCTTGACGTTCTAGTGGCAGATGGATACATACCCGCTGGACGATACATCATCGACACCCATGACAAAACCTAAAACATTCGCCGACATGATGGTAGCGTTTCCATTTGATGACCTTTGGGAATTGCTAAACAATCCACGGTCGATTGATGCCGAGACGTTGGAGCACGTCATCAATTGGTGCCAACCGAAAATCCCAAGCGGAATAATTCGCTTTGACGCTTTTGCTGACGTTGTTGTCAAGAGCGGATTTATTGCAACGAGAAGTGCAGTCATTCGCAAGATCAAAGAAGGATCAATGAAGTGGAACGGAAGTCAAGTCAGTGACCCCAACATGCTGTCAGGATTTCTTGATCCTGGTTGGGGCGTGATTCAACTTGGAAAACGAACACACAGAGTTGTTATAGAGGATAAATCATAATGCACCACTGGGGATGGATTATCGGCGGAACTGCTGCATTGACCGGGGCACTCACCATGTTTTGGGGATACATCCGAAGCATCTGGTCGCAAATCTCCAGTTACTTGATTGTCAACTGCAAGGTGCAAGGCGGCCTGCAAGAAGCCGTGAGCATGTATTGCTGGCAACACTTCAAGACCTCACCTTATGGAATGCGAAACTACATTGGGTGGACGATGTTTGTCCGACCAAAGAAAAGAGTCCAGTTGATCGCAATGGAGATCGTTGGCACGGGAGGGAAATTATTCTGGTGTGGTTGGCGTCCCGTCTGGATTAAACGCGAGGCTCGATACAACCAACAAGACATTATGATGGGAGAAAAGAATTTCGAGGGCGGTCTTACTCTCACCTTTCTTCGAGGCACTTTTAATCTCGACAAACTCCTCATTGCTGCTACCAACGAATACAACGCTGCCCAGGCTACAACCGACAATCAAGCTCGGCCAAGATATTCCGTAAGGCACTTATTTGGTTCGGATGGAAAACCGGCTCGATTGCAAAGCAACGATGGTGCGTGTGGTGCCGCGCAGACCGCCGATTGGACGGCAATAACTTCCATGCAAAATCGAATCCTGCAATGGAACCCGGATGACCTGGGGACATGCCGATTGAATCATGGCAACGCGGTTGGACAACTAGCCCTCAGCCCGGAGGCAACGGCAATGGTTGACGAAATCAAGCGTTGGCGAACCAGTGAAGAATGGTATAAGAGTCGAGGTATCCCGTGGCGACGTGGCTGGTTGCTCTATGGACCTCCTGGCACTGGAAAGACCTCAATCGTTCGTGCCATCGCCGAAGATTTTGATTTGCCGGTTTGCGTCTACCATCTGGCCACGCTTTATGACAACGAGTTACAAGAACACTGGCAGAGGATGCAACAGGAAGTTCCTTGCATCGCTTTGATCGAAGACATCGACACGGTATTTGAGTGCCGAAAGAACATTGCCGGCGGACATCTAACCTTTGATTGTTTGTTGAACTGTCTCGATGGAATCGAACGTGCAGGCGGCGTCCTGTTGGTTGTCACCACCAATCGACTCGATCAACTCGATCCAGCGTTGGGCACGCCGACGCCCGATCATACTTCAAGCCGACCGGGACGACTCGATCGAATGCTGGAAATGAATTCGCTCAACGATGCCGGGCGATTGAAACTTTGCCAACGCATCCTTACCGAATGGCCAGAGATATGGCCGGAAGTCATGGAAGCCGGGCTAAACGAAACGGGTGCCCAATTCCAAGGTCGATGCACTCAGAAAGCATTGCAACTCTACTGGAAAAATAAGGGCGAGTAGGATCGCGGTAATCACATAATCTACGGCTGACAAAATCAACATGAAATCATTTTTTGGTTACCCCGGTGGAAAATCTCGACTAGCAACACGATTTGTGAAGCAAGGAGTGTTTAATCCTGTTCTGCCTATCACAGAATATATTGAACCATTCGCGGGCGGTTTTTCAATGGGACTAACACTTCTCAAAGAATACGGCCCCTTTCCTGTAAGAATCAACGACATTGACAAGGACGTATTCGTCTTGTGGGATGTGGTGTTGAATCCCAAAGAACGAAACGAACTCTGTCAAAAGGTAATGAGTTTCAAGCCAACCTTGCGCGACTTCGCCAAAGTCAAATCTCGAATCCTGGCTGATAAGGACAAGTGCCGTTTCCACCGAACCAGGGTTGAGCGAGCGTTTGACAAGTTGCTCGTTCATAAATTGTCCTACTCAAACATGGGCGAGAAAGCGGCCACGCATGTTGGTGGCAAGAGCCAGAGGGCGGACGACGGAACGCCTAAGCAATGGGGTTTTGACGTTCGCTGGAATCCTGCTGAAATCTGCAAGGCGATTGTCCGTGTAACAGATATGGTCAAGGTGCAGACAGCCGGAAATTTCCAGGTCACATTCGACAACGTATTTGATCTCTTGTCAGACATTTCCCCAAAGACGTTAGTGTACCTTGACCCGCCCTATTATGTTGCCGGAGATAAATGTTATAAGCATTCCTTTGCCAACAACGGCGACGGCAAGCGACCAACCAACAAACATGAAGACCTGGCGAAAGCCTTGAAAGGCGTCAAGTGGCGATGGCTTATGACTTATGACAATGCTGAGGCTGTAAAAAAACTGTACCCAGGCCAATGTGCTGAGGTCACTCTAAATTACCAGATGTCATCGGCCTACCGCGCGGGGCAATCTCTCAAACCAAATACCGAATTGGTAATTAGTAATTTCCCACCGCTCCTAAAACCATTTACAAACGAGAATGTCCATGTTTGAGCATTACGAATCCTACGAAATTTCCGAGTACGAGGAAACGTCCGAAGAAGACGATGATCCCACACGCCGTCGCCGTGGTCAGCAACTTTTCAGCGAAGCCGTTGAAAAAGATTGGAAGGGTGCTTATAACCTTCTTATCCAAAATTGGCAGGACGCATGGAAGAAAATCACCGGCATCGACCAAGATGGTCAACGCAATCCAAACTTCCATGACGTTCTGGATTTTGCCGAGCAAGGTCTGCAACGTGGACTCATATCAGAAGATGGAAAGATTCTACCGACGCCCATTGCCCCGTTGCAAGAAAACTCCTGCCTGCGAACGGTAGACAACAACGGCCTTCGACATCTGGTTTACACCAGTGCTCTTCGCGGCGAGGTTTCTGTCACTGGGGAAGACGCCTGGTGGTTGCTCTACTATTTATCGGCAGCGTGGAAATTCTTGGCAAGGAAGCATTTCAGAAAGATTCAATCGCGTCGGCTGCTAAAATTCCTTTTGGAATCAGACGCCTTTGAGGACTTGTCTTTTCTTGACGAAGAGAAGATACTGGGACTCTTAGCGAAGGCCGGCCACGAGCCGATTGGGAGTTCACCGCCTTGTAATGACCTAACCCCAGCAAATCACCCAAGTACCCTATGTCAACAGCCAATGAAATCGTCGCCCATTGCCTGGTCTCTAAACTCGAACCAAACCCTTGGAATATAGAAGTTGGCCCTCCACTAACCTACGAAGATTCTAAGTTTCTCAAGGAGAGTATAGAACGCGATGGCATCCAGATTCCATTGATCGTCTGGCGAAACGGCAATCACCTTATTGTCCTGTCGGGCAGCAATCGCCTGCGAATAGCCAAGGAACTAGGACTGAAAACCGTTCCAGTCATTATTCGGGAGTTCACCAGCAAAGACGCCGCCAAGTTATTTGCAATCAGCGACAACCTGGCGCGACGCCATTTGACCACGGGGCAACGAGCTTACCTTGGTCTCCAATATGAGGAACTTCTTGCGGGTCATGCGGGCAGACCCCCCAAAGGCGATATTTTGCCAAATTTGGCAAAATTAAATGCGCGCGAATCTGCCGCCAAGAAAGCAGGAGTGTCTCACGGTTCACTCAGCGCAATGAAAACCATCCGCGATTCGGGCGACAACAAGTTGCTACAAAGTGTCATTGACGGCAGCAAAACTTTACATGGTGCTGTTCACACCATTCGATCGAGGGAAAAATCCAACAGCAAAACTGAGAAGCCCAGTCGTCTGACTGATGACCAGTGGAAAGAAAGGGTTGCAGCCACAACTCTGATAGAAGGCGATTGCCGAAAGGAAATGAAGAAAATCGACAAGGCCAGCGTCGATGTCATAATCACTGACCCGCCGTACCCCTGCATTGGAAAAGACTACGGAGCAATGACCGAGGAAGCATGGCTGGACATGATGAAGACGGTAGTCGTCGAGTGTCGCCGAGTATTGAAGCCGACCGGCAGTGCCATGTTCATCCTCCAACCAAACTTCAAGAACATCGGAGCTATGCGTCTTTGGACATGGAGATTTGTCTTGTGGGCTGCGGAAGAATGGAACTTGGTGCAGGATGCCTATTGGTGGTGCATGAACACGCTTCCCTCTCACGCTGCCAGCCGGAAGGTCGGCCTAATGCGGCAGAGCGTCAAATGGTGCGTTTGGTTGGGCCGGCCGGACTGTTATCGTAAACAAGAATCAGTGCTTTGGGACATATCAGACGCAATGGCTTCGATACGATGGGAAGACCGTTGTTTACAACGAAGACCTGGTGGCCAAGCCGTCAACGCCGGCAGAACCGCCCAGGTGGCAATGGAACGAGGAGGAGTCACCCCATTCAACCTGCTGCCATTTGCCGCAGCAAACCCTAACGAAAGCGTTGGCCACCCTGCAAGCACGCCCTACGCTCTTGCAGACTGGTGGTGCAAATACTTACTGCCCACCGGCGGCGTATTACTTGATCCCTTTGTTGGAAGCGGAACAATGTTGCTTGCGGGACTCGACAACGGGGCGTCAAAAGTTATTGGAGTGGATAAGCAGAAAAAATACTTAGTGATGGCAAAACGAAAAATACGCAGCTAAGAAAATCAACGATACGTTGAATGTTGTTTATATTGGAAACCAAGATGGGGAGATAGTCCAACAAGAGCAGAGACGGCCCGACAAGGGACGCAATGTGCGGGTTCGACTCCCGCTCTCCCCACTCATTTTTGATGCGGGTTAGGCGAGGTAGGATTTGCACCTACCTCGCCTTTATTGTTGCAAGTTCGTTCCCGCAAAAACTTTCAATCTTCCTGACGAGTTCCTTTGCGCCAAAGTAATGCTCAAAAACTTTTCCGCACGGAAGGAGTTCCAACACCATCAACCTGTTTTGTCGTGAAATGAATTTCGACCATAGGATGACAAGATCAGCATTCTTCGGAACGGTCTCCGCTCGCAAATCTTTTCCCTCCATGAAACTTACTTCGCACAGATGTTGAACCCTATCGCGTATGTGCCGGCCTTCGTCGCCCCGCGTACCTATGACCATGATCCTCTTCTGCCTGACGACTGTTGCCGGTTTATGACTGGGTTGCGATACTATCCGTTTCTCTTCCGCTGGGATGGATAGCGGTAGCATCACTTGAATTGGACGTTCCATGTTCTCAACAAGTCGTTTCGTGACGACGGCTGCAAGATCAGCAGTTGATAATGCTCCTAACAACTGATCTGCTGAAAATGTAGAACCAATATCGTCGATCGTCAACATCGTAAGAAAACGACCAAAGAAGTGTTGACGTACCTCGTCATCAGTAAGAGAAGTGATGATCTCTTGTTTGGTTGCCGGCACACCCTGGAAGAAAGTCACTTGAGCAGCAAGTGCTCCGGCTCTGTCCGCTAATTCCCTGGTCTCTTCCTCCTTTGCCCTAATTCGCTTTACCAACGGCTTCAATGATTTCACCGTTAGTATGCCGGGTCTCTGTCGATTTTGCGGAAACTGTTTTTGTGCAAGACTCGCAATTCGAGACAGGCAATCTGTTGAAGTTGCCTTCATCTTCCACACGATTTCCGCTAGTCGATCCCAATCATCATCGGTCCAGAAAATCTTATTAGCCTTCTCGGCAACAAAGATTAAGTCGCCTAATGAATCGCCTTTATTACGAACAACAACATTCTTCCTTGTTTTTACCATTGCAAACCTCGTTACCGAAATATATCCAAAAGCAGAATTCTACTCTGTATGTGACCCATCTGCAATACCCCTCCCACATTGGCATGGGCCTACTTTACCCAATCAACGCATCCTTGCTCATTTTGATTTCTTGCGTTTCTTCCGCCATGCTTTTCTGCGTTGCTCCCGCTCGTCCACGTCGATCATTTCCAAAACCACCTTCGCGTGGCAATGATCTGGGTCTGACTTTAGCAGCATTTCCGCGACCTCGCGGACGGCCGCATGAGGTCCGTTCATCCTGGTAATCATGCAGACGTGAGCCAGAGCATCCCGAAAACCAAGTGCGTGACAGAACTTTGGTTCCATTATTTCTTCCTTGATCTTTTGACCTTGGCCTTGGCCTCTTGTTGAACCTCGTCCATTTTCTCCTGAACACAAGTCGCCAATGTACGAAGCGCGTTTCCCAAAACCGCCACATCAGTCAAAGTCATCAGTGCGCCAAAATCGCACAGACGAACATGCACGTCCCGTCGCCGACCGTGCGACGACTTAATCTCGGCGATGATGCGACCGTTTACATTCCTACTTGGCTTCGTAAATGGTTGAGATTCAACTATGATGCCATCGGGAATTTCATAAACCCTAATCATGTCTCACTTCCTGTGACAAAATGTGTTCAATTGCATAGGCCAAGAACAAAGAATTATTCTCTTGACCAAGTTTAGTATTGATTCGAGCCATATTGGGTTCAATAAACTTGTCGCAAATCGCGGCAGCAAAACGACCAGTATCCTTGAGCCGGCGATACATCCGACGTGCCTCTTCTATTTCCTGATCGGTGAGTATGTCCGCGATCGTGAACCCTTTCATATTTTTACTTTCTCAGCCAATGCCGAAATCAAAGTGTTCCATCCGTGATCCTTGTGATTGGCCATCCATACCAACTCGTGAAAACTTTTTCCAATCACACGCAGATTCCTAGTCTCGACTCCAGCCACATCGCAAGCCTGAGCTACTGAAACGCGAAGCATAATAAGTTCCAGTCGATCAGCGCGATCCATAATCGGCAACTTTCGTTGCAGAACCCGAAGCGTATCCTTCCGAAGATGAGTCTCCACCTGCCCGGACGATCTCATAAAATTCTCCAACTCAATAAGAGTTTGTCAAATCATAGCCTATCAAGAAAATCAAGGGCGTCCTTAATTGTCCTTGCAGAGTCCGCATTGGGACAGGCACAAATCAACATGGGTCCACCATCCTTGGGATCGGGTCCAATGACTTCATGGGTGAAACCTAGACAAGCAAGTTTCTCCGCCTCGTTGCCTGTCATAAATTCAAAAGCAGGATCAGATGGCGTCTCTTGTCCAGGCTGCCTGTACTCGAAGACCTGTAGGTTCACTCTGTTTTCTTTCACGTTGATGAAACTCATTCTCCCGTCCCCTTGTCCGTTAATGGAACGATATTGTTTACCGCTTCGATTCCATGCTCCTCAATGATACAGTCAAGGCAAATGATTGGATACTCGCGCTTCTCGTGCGTTTCTTTCTGCTTTGGTCCAATCCAAACATCTTGACCGCACCTAGAACATTGGGCAACCGTGGAATTCTTATAAGGCACGTAGCCCAGTATCGCTGCACCCTCGCAGGGCAAACAACCAATTACATATTCTATCTGCCCACTCATGTTTGTCTACCCTTCATTTGCAAATGAATACCACGAAAAGAATAAAGACCAACACCACGATCTGTATCCATCCAGGCAAATCTTGAGCCGATTTGTCTTTGGGTGTACGCCGAGGCACATAATGAAACATCGGATAGCCGGCCCTGGGATTGTACCAGGACTTCTGCCATTTATTTCCGCAATGCTTTCTCATTTTGTTGGCCGGCAATAAGGGTTGATGGTTGTCAACGGTCCAGGTCCACTGTAGGACGGATTGGACCATCGCACTGGGTAACTGGTGGTCTCCCGACTCGAACTTCCATATTGGGAATTGCATCCATACGAAGAACAACCGTAGTCATATTCAGCACGAGTCCGTGTTGTCATTCCATTGATCCATTTATCCTCCGTGATATTTGCCCGACGAGTTTCCAGATCGGTAACTTGCTTCTTGTTGAAGTCAGTTGCCCACTTGAAAAATTCGGCATCCGACATTTTATAGACCTCGGCCGGATACTTGATTGGCAATTGGTTATCCACTTTGGGCTTATCAAAAGCCGATGTTACCAAAGCCAACAACATAATGAGATACTTCATGGTACTTTCTCCAAAGGTGTTCTTCTAACGGCGGTAAAACGAATCAACTCACAGTCGAGAACCGCCGCAGCGGCCAGATCGGCGAGTTGGTATAACTCTTCAAGATGCTGAACATTGTCTCCAAGTAATCCGCGAATCTTTTCCTTCACCGCTGGTTGATGTCCGTCCTTTCGCAACAACTCAAGCGTTATGGCGTGTGCCATCCGATCACGAATCATCAAGTAATTGCGTCTGGTCATGCCGAGGCCCGCCGTGATTTCTTCTTGATGCAACGATAACAAACCAATGGCTGTTCAGGATGTTGCTGTTGCTCCCACGAAACCCTGAATCCACGATTGCACTCTGTACACGTTCCAGTGACAAAGTGCTTAATTAGTTTCTTGCCATACAACTTGAGAACCGAACTAACTGCCGGTTGCGTGAAAGGCATACAGGCCAATGTGCTGTGTCCCATTTCGTTCAGATTCTCAGCAATCACGGTTAATGGCATCCCCTTGGACTGCCATTCAGTAATCAAATGAATCACCTGATCGTAGTTCTCGTGAACGCGACGACGCTTTGCCAAAACACTAGCGATAGTCGCTTGCTTGAACCCACGCAGATGCTCTCTACCTTTCCAATGACCGGGGCGGGCCGAGCCAAGTTTCTTTCCATTTTCTTTGACAATAGCCAATGCGGCTTTCGTTCGCGCCGAAATGCGACGTGCCTCCTCCGCATCAAACGATGCACGGACTTCGATTGCCATTTCAGTTTGATCGGGAGCGTCGGCGCACATGAAATGGATTCCCTTTTCCATTAGGCCAGTAATGAAGTGGGTATTCCTACCAAGACGATCTTGTCTTCCGATAACCAGAGTGGCCTTATGAAAACGAGCCATCAAAATGGCCTTTTCCAATTCAGGACGATGAGCCTTCTTGTTGGTGCCGGTTTCTATCTCGGCAAACTCGCCAATAATTTGGGCATCAAATCGGTCTCTAATTGAAGCAACGTCGCGCCGCTGGTCGGTCATGCCGTAAGCGTCACGAATCGTCTCGCTCTTGTTCTTGCCTCTCTTCGGTTTGCTGAGTCGGTAGTAAGCAACAAGTTTTTTTGGTACTGGTCTGTCATTCAACATAATTTTTATACCTCAATGCTGCCACATTGTTTCCTATATCTCAATCTTACACCAATCGTTTTCCTTGTCAAGCAAATTTCGCACTAGACTTTGCCGTTGATAACGATTTTGCTGACGCAAAGTCTAAAATTTGCTAAAAACACGCCAAAAATGAGGCATCTAAGCCTTTCTAGGCTCAGAATTTCTGATAAAACGAAAGTAAGGTTTGATTTTCATCCCACTTTTCACAGGAGAGACCCATGAAACGTCCTCGTTCTCGCTTCTGGAGGAAGCAATCGTATCCATTTATCCGCCGGTGCAATGGCAAAGAGTGGACACGTCGCTACCTACGTTGCTCACGAGGCAGTGCGGCTGATTAAAACCTGACCGCGTGCGACGGGCCGTCCCGGTTAGCCGGGCGGCCCGTTTGCTTTTAGAAAAGCAATGATGCCGAAAATCGCCGCGCCAAAATCAACCCATAATTCGCTCAGCGTACTTCACGAGCGCGGCAAGAACAGCCGGCTCAAGATAGATGGTGTTGCTCGCGCTCACGCCATCTTCCGTCGTGAGCTTAAACGTGCCATCGACAACATCAACATACACGGCATCACCGAGATATTCTTTCATTTTGACTCCGAAAAAAGGTCAAAGAGTTCCTCGCTGCCTCTCTTTTACTCATTCCGAACTCGCTGGTGTCTGTTTTTCCGTAGCAATGGCAGTGTTTCTGCTGATGACCGACGCTCCCGCCGACCATTCGGAACCCACACTCAAAGTGCATAATCACATTCAAGACTGGTGCCCGTTGCTCATTCGGAAGAACCGGCTCGCCGCAATACTCACATGCCGGGCAAAGGTTGACGAACATGCCGGCCGGCTTCTCGATCGTGATCGTCAACAACTGCGCCTTCCACATCAAGGGAATACGCGCCCAATCCTCGGGCGACATATCGCCACGAAGCAATTCGTCTTGGCTGCCCTCGATCCGAAGTCTGTCACCATCGTCGTACAACATCACGGTCTCCTTATGATTCCTTGATCTGCTAGACTTTCAGCCTCTTTTGCCTTTAGACCATGCAACGCAATGTAGTGGCGTTGCACCAAATAGCTCTTATCCCCGATTTCTACCACAACTTCGGGTCCAAAACGCGCCGACATGCGCTCAATAAGACCTTCCAACTCGTGATTTTGATAATGAAGCGGCTTTCCACAGGCACAATTCATGCTGGAATCCCCCGTCGTGCTACAAATTGCTGAGCCAATTCCACAAACTGATCCGCTTGTGGAATCACAGGATGCCCCGGCACCCTACCCAGGCGACCGTCAATTTTCATCAACGTATCAATGTGTTTCAGAACCCATTGTGCGTCACGCTTACGTGCCAGTTCCCAAAAACGGTCAAGTCGAATCCAATCTTTCCGAACCGATTTGCCATGACGCTTTATGTATCGTTTGAGCAGATGAGCCAGGGTGACGGCAGACCAGTGCGCCTTCTTTGCCGATTCAAGGGTGGAAGTTTTCCAGCGAATCATGTCGAGCCATCCGCCAAAAATCATCGTCTCGAACAATTCTTCGTCGCCCGTGCCAATAAATACAGTCGAAACATAGGTCTCTTCGATCTTGAACCTCGGTGCATTCGGATGCTTGCGTTTATGACGCTGTTGTGCAGCCCAGGAGTTAGACCTATACTCTCGATCACGTTCTACGCCGGCACAAATATCCGTCCTGTCGATGACACGATGCAATCCGCGCTCCAGGAAGATTCCCCAGCGAACACAATTCGGTTCCTGCACGATTCGGAAATCAGTGGTGAGAATATAATGGCAGAACGGCCACAGTTTTGAGATGGCTTCCTGGTCCCCGTCTGATGCCCTTTCTTCCAAATGCTCTACCATCCATTGTTCCATATCCTCGTGTCTCTGTTGCAGGTAGACCGTATTGATGGCACTTGCAGCAGCATGATCCTCGGGCGTGAGCCAGGGTTGATCGGTTGCCACGTTCGCTTCGTCATAGGGAACAATGTGTCGCATTTACCATACCTCCTCTTCTACCACAAAGAAGTCGTTAGCAAAAATTGGCCAATATGATTTTCCTTCTCGGTCAATTACCAAACACCTATTGGGACTACCTCGAACCCGACCCATATAAAGAAGAGTGTAGATATAAAAATCTGGGTATTGAGTTAAAGGATTGCCCAAGTTCCTCTCCCAATCATAAGCAACAACAGTTAGTGGAGGCGTATCTAAAGTCACCCTCTTCCTGCTTTTATTTTTCTCGATCATTGATTCAACAAACTTTCTTTGCCACTTCTTTTTCAATTGCATTTTAATATCCTCGCTGTTCGATTAAATCAAGTGCTTCGTCCAACGTATTCTCCGGCACAATGTCGTCCAGTTTCTTCGTTGCAGACGTGAACGGCTCAACGCTTATCCTAAGCGGCGAGCAAGGAATCCTCGCCGCAATAATCTGCCTCGACGCCCTGGCGGTTTTTTCGTCATCATAAGTGAACGGTTGATCCCTGGTGCCCAGCCAAGTGTTGGTTGTTAGATCGAGAAGTCCCCACAACGAAAGGTCTTTGGGTTCGAGATTGAACAAACCAAGCGTGACCTCGGCCCGATGCACGGTGCCGGCTTTATAGGTGCTGGGTCTGTTTAAGTACAAGATGCAATTGGCAACCAACCTAGTTTCGTGCTTGACCCGTTTCAGAATCTTTCGCGCTACACGACGTTTCATTTTGCATACCTCATTTTGTCCAAAGTCAAACACAACGCGGAATACAACGTGCAGCCATACCCGTCAACCATGCTGCCATCGTTAGGTTTCAAGTGGACTCGGACTCCACGATCTGGAACAATCGAGATATTGATCCACGTTGACATTCGCAAACAGGAATCGACCACGGCTTCGAGCGGCATGAGGTCGGACGAAATCGTGATGAATTGTTTGGTGATTTCCAACTTGTCCAAGCCAGCCTCCTCCCATCTCTTCTCCAAGAAGTCTGGATGGCACCGTTCCAAATGATGCACTTGCTCGTTTTCCTTCTCAATTTCCAGATCGCAAACTGGACATTTCATCTTGGCTTCCTTACGATTTGACGCACACGTTCACGGCTGATACGAAGTCGTCGATGCAAATCAGATTGAGACACATGATGCACGAGTACCGCTTCCACCATTGCTCCGTTTCGAGTTTTCTTTTTCTCCAATTGTTTTGCTAATCGAGCCGGCAAACAGTCAATTGGAAGTTGCCAATACGAATTGCTTGGACCATATCTGCGACGATTGGATCGTCGCAAACATCCGCCGTCCGGGCACGGCCCCAAGTCCTTAATGAAAACGTCGAACGTCTGCCATCGCCGAATCATCTTACTGCGAAGTCGAAACCAAATCCAATATGCTCGCGGACAGTTCGCCAGTCGTCCCTCGCGCCGACGCTTTGCTTCCTCTTTTGCTTTAGCTCTCGCACACTCGATGCACTGCGATGTGTATCCGCTCAAGTTGCTCACGTTGATCGCTCGCTTACGACCGCATTCGCATTGGCACATCCAGTACAATGCAGTCTTACGGTATCCCAAGCAATGCAGAGCAGTCCACCTTCCGTATTTGATTCCGGTTCTGTCAATCACGGTTGCCCCATATAGGATTCAATGATTTCCTGTTCTGGTATGCCAAGTCGCTTCGCTTCAATTTTAATCTGTCGAATGAAGTCAAGCAGATCGCCCTCGCCGCACTTGGCGAACAAGTCGCAAAGTTTCTCGCGTTCGGAGTCGCTGAGTCGTCTTACTTTTCTACTTCGCATGGTATCCCCGATCTCCTTGCCGACATCACGACGTTCAACACAGCGTTCATCAACTCTTCTGTCTTCAACTGGTACAATTCATCATCGACCGACAACCAGAAGCATAGACCGTTCAGGGATTGGCAGAAACGAACTTTTCGACCGTCAATATCCGCACTGCCCAACTCGGTATGCAGATTCATAAAAGTCTTCGGTTTGCATTTCGTGATGTTGATAGTTGCTTTCATCAGTTGCTTTCATCAGGACAGGGTTCGACGAATTGTAAACAGTTTCCCAATTTACTTGGCATTTCCATTCCGTTAGGAACAAACGCTTGACGCAAACGCCAAACAACTCGCTTCGGAATCAATCTAGGATCACCTTGGTCGTTGCCCAACGACAAATGGTAAAACTCATGGCAGTTAAGAACTCCAGGTAAACGATCGCGGGTCAGAGTAACGATCACTGTATAGTCGTCGATCTTGACTCGATGCTGATGCGACTTCACCTTTTTCAACTTTTTCTTCCAAGCAACAGGTTTAAGCGGGTCGAACGGAAACAAGTCGGCTTCCGCTCGCATATAGGCCACAAGTTTCTTGAGATCATTCATGTCTTGACCCGATCGCCGTTGCAAAGCACATGCAAAAACGGTTGCTTGTCGTAGCTCAACAATTCCTTATCCAACGGATGCAATCGAATCAGGTATCCGCACACAGGGCATTCGGCGTCCCCGGATGCTCGATAATCGTCTTTATAGGGTGGCATCTCCCTGTCTGCCAGCATTCGTCGAATCTCCCGTTCAGTCAATGTCTCCTTTTCCAAAAAGCATTCTTGAAGGTTAATTTTACTGAGGTCTGTTGGATACGAAATAAAAATCTTTGTTCGCTCAACGATCCACGGAACATACGTTCCTCCGGGATCGTCTCTATGTTTCAATTTCAACGTGCCACATCGCGGACACCACCAGGCATCCTCGATACTCTGCATCGTGTGATCGCATGTTGGACAAGCCATTTTATTTCCTAAAAAGTCGCCGCCAGGGGCGGGGCTTTGCCCCTGACGGCTCCCTCCTCGGGCTACACTATGCAGCCCGCGTTTTGGATTCCTTGACTGCCGTAAGCCGGCCTTCCTCGAACTGATGTTCGACGACCTTGCCTTCACTATTGAGGGTCTCCGCCTGGACGAAATAAAGCGTAGCACCTTTCCACGCCTCATATCGTGACACAGCGACTCCCTCGAAGCCGCTTACGCAATCCTTCACCTTTGCACCAAGTTGAATCATCGTAATACCTCCTTGCTAGGCCAATCCGACCGCCCCGTGCGGACGGCATCGACCCAGTGTTTCAATTGTTCTGGCGTGGTGACCGATCCAATCGGAACGTAAAGCCACCCGGCCGGAGTGTAAGTATAATCTGGACCAATCAAGACGCCAAGCCCCTCACCCAACGTGATAATCCCGCCGCCGTGGTCAATTATGGCCCGATAATAATCCAACGGGTCAAGTTCGTATGGCACGAGCGAAGGTTCGACGCCGGTACATTCGAGACAGGGACAGTTTTCGGCATGTTCAACCAACGTGTCGATGCGTTCCATCATGCCGACTTGATGCGCTTCTTCCACGACCGTTGCAATGATGCCACTATACCGTATGAAGTTTTGCACATTCGCCCTAGCCACCCTTGCCCCGAAGCCAGGCTTCTCGCCGGCCGGCCGATGCCAGATCGAATAGAAATGATCCACTCTGTTCATTTCCCTTCCTCACGACAACTAGGGCAACGCTTACTTACCCATTTTTTCCGTGAAACCCGATATGACTCGTGGCACTTGACGCAAATACGCCGTATGCGTAAAAATCGAACAGGTTTTCTACCCATCAATCGAAAAACAGAAGACACAGCAGGCTGAGTAAAAGGGCAGCCACCCAGCGTTAGAAACCCTTGACGATTAAGACGATCGGCAATAATCTCAAGTATGATTCCCTGAGCCTGCCATTTCACAATCAACTCAATCATCACCTTGTAGTGTTCTCTTGCCCTATTAGTTCGTGCAATTGCCGATGCCTTCGCTGCCTTCCTGAATCCTCGTTCACGACGACCTTTCCAATGCCCTGGATGAGCGGCACCAAGTATTTTTCCTTGTTCCCTGGCCTTCTCCAAGCCGGCCTTTATTGCTTTACTGCGTTTATCCTGTTCCTCCTTAGTCAGTTCCTCCCTAAGCAGTTCCAACATAGTCAGTTTTCTTTGCATGGATTCCTCGGGGATTGGCCGCGTCAGTACCTATTTCTTGGTAGTCGCCCAAAAATCCAGCATGTCGGGGAAGTATTCCTCGACGACCTCTCGGGGAATGTCCCCTTCGTTCTCCCCGTCTACGCCGACGAATATCGCCTTGCCCGCAATCACGTCGCCGGGCAACATGGATCGTCCGCGTTTGGCGAGCATTGCCTGAATAATGTCAGTTGCAGGTTGATTAAATCGGAGTCCTTTCATCTTCCCTTCTTCATCAATGAAGCAAATGAAGTTCTCGCCGACGCTCAGGGCTTCTAGGTAGCCTCCGATCGCCTGATGCAAGTCGGCGATGTCCTGGAACTCGATAGTATCAGACGTTACAACGATTGCTTTCATGCTACTCTTTCCCTCTCAATCATGTCAGAAATCTTTTGCAAGTCGCCATTCTTGAACATGATCTTGATTGTGCTTCTTGCTATGCCAAGTTTTTCTGCCCAGCCACTTAGACTCAATGTAACTTTTCCGATCGTAACCTTTCGGCACCGATGAATGCGGTGTCGTGAATCTAGCAACGGCAGAGTCAAAGCCTCTTCGATAGTCCAGCCCCGCCAGAGTCGCTGCTTTATTGTGTAATAGCTGATGCCCAACTTTTGTGCCCATTGTTTTCTCGTCAACGACACATCGCCGATAGTCACTAATCCTCCGTTCACGTTGGCATCTTCAACTCCTCCGCTGCAATTACAACAAAGAGGAGCCTTACCAAGGCGCAACTGCCTTGACCCGATTTCCCTTTCTACGCCGCAGTCACATTGACAACACCATCTTCTTTGATTATTCCGGGTTGGCAATGGGTGAAGTATGAGCCATGTCCCAACACGTTTACCAGTTAAATCTAATAGAAATTTTCCTCCTACTCGATCGTCTTTCAATTTTCCCTCTGGCGTCAAAATAAATGTTCCGACGCGAATACGCTTATAGATTACTTGCTTGTCAACTCCAAGTCGCCATGCCCAATCGTTGATGCTCAAAGTAATATCGCCGACCGTCACGGTGCGCGAGCGAGCATTGGTTAGCCAATTTGGCATAGTCAAGGCGCGTTCTTTACTCATCTTCTGTAGTCTATACCGCAACGTGGTTGTAGAAATACCGAGACGATCAGCCCATTCTTTTAGAGTAAAAGATTCGCCATTGAATTGAATCAATTTTATCTTCTGACAGGAACAACGAAATCCCTCATTGTTGCGCAAGTTCCTGGTTGGAATATCTTGCTCAATTCCGCAGTCACACCGGCAATGCCATGCAGTAATCCCGTTTTGATTTGGTGCCGGCTCTACCACGACGAACGTGTCAAAACGAAGACCTGTCAAATCAATTCGGTGGTGCATTATTCTTCCTCGTCATCGAATTGGTCTTCATCAGGAATGGTATCGTCGTAATCCACGCATTCGCCACGCCTGATGGCCGATCCTTCCAGCAAATGGGAATACGAACTAATCAAAGCGTCGGCCCCAATGACGGTGTTGTCCTCAATGACAGCACATTCACCAATGTAGACGCCATCGCAAATTGTGACGTTCTTTCCAATCTCCACGGATTCCTCGATCGTGACATTTTTTCCAATCTTGGTTCCTTCACCAACCTCAACATAAACCACTGTACCATCGGGATTCGTGTAGATCATTTAGTTCCCTCGGTATGCTATTTTGTCCACCATTTTTCTCGTCACCATCTGAAATGGATGGTCTGCGCTGATTCCAAGCGTATCCTGGAGGGATGCAAATCTCGTGACGCTATCTTCATAATGAAAATCACGACTATGACAAATGCTGCAAGAAATACTTTTCAACCCCAAGTCCAGGAAAAGGTCAATGATGCTTTTCAAGTACACGATAGCCATGTCGGGCGTGGTGAACGCTGGCTCCTCCCATACAATTGCAGAAACATTGTGGCAGTCAGGACAGAGACATTGCGTTATATGAACCATCAGTTCTTCAATTCCTCTTCCATTGCCTTGCATCCAAGTGCCAAGACGGCCAACTTCCACTCAACCGGCAAATCCTTCCACCGTTCTAGGTCACAGTGTCGAGCGAGGGACACATTTGATCCCTCAACCCAGAACAATTCGCCGTTGTCGTGCGTTACCACCATCAGTTCCTCTGGTATGCGGTCATCCTGTCGATCGCGTCTCTCGACATCTTCTGCCGAATCTGACACGCGGCGATCTCGGGCACCGCCTCATTGATCGAAGTGAACTTCGTCACTCCGTCTTCGTAATGCAGATCGCGGCTCTGACAAATCCCACACCAACCATTGATCGCGCCGGACTTGAAGTAGTGTTCCATCATTTCCTTCAAGTACGCGATGGCTGATTCTGGCGTGAACCTCGGTTCCATCCACACGATTCCAGAAATAGCATGACGTTCAGGACAGAGGCATTGCGTAATGTGAATCTTACCCATTTGTTTTCATTGGTTGAAAGCGAGGCACCTGTTGTCCACAATACTCGACGGTTTCCGTAAACATGGCCAGCGGCCGGACCCATAGTTTTCGATCTTCAAGGCTAAAATAAATCACCAACTTCTCGTGCGTCTCGCTGTGCTCAGCAGTTCCAGCCACATAATACAGAGTTCCCTTGAAATGCTGATAGACGCCAGTTTCAACAACGCTCATTTACGTTACTCCTATCTGCCCGAATCTTTTCTACACACCGGCGTCGATTATTGATCTCCTGACAAAGTGTTCGGTTCTCAATCAATTCAAGGAAATTGCTGACGCCGCAATCGAAACTGACGTTGATGGGCAACTGCTTCAACCTGCTAATCTGCAAGTCGTCAAGAATCTCCTCGCAGCCGTTTCCCAGAAGCACTGAGTCCTCCGTGACTATTATCCCGTAATAGCCGTCGTCCGTCAACACGAGGTCGCCCCGCCGAAATCTCTTCACCAAGTTTGTCGAAGTTGTCATTGTTGAATCCATGAATACGAATAGGACGCGGAAATTGTTCCAAGAGTTGGACGTAGGTTCTCAAGGCTTCCAGGAATAGAGCATGTCCGCCCCCGACGAACAGGTCAAAGAATACACCATCCACCCTACCGCTCCAATCCCAGAAGTCGCCATGCTCGATTTTCACCTTTCCCCTCGGGAGTAGGGGTGAGATTAGACCGATCACGTCCTTCTCTCGTTCGATGACCGTGATCTTTTCGACCTCGGGATTGGCATGGAGCGTGTGGACGATCAGTCCGAGGCCAAGGCCGGCCACCAGAACGTGGCCGTGGTAGAAAGTGGCATGGTTTTGCATCGCCCACCAATGAGGGGGATCATCGACCATCCACGTTTTGCCGTCGATCGCCAAGGTTCTGACTGGCAGATTGATTGCTCTATAATAGTGGTGCCCACGGAGACCATAGGCAGCATAGATTCCCCGATAGCGGAGGGTCTTGATCCGTGCATTGCCCAGGCTGGCTTCCGGGTAGAAGGACGCCGGCGTTTTCCAGTCGCGGAGTACGAGCATTCCCCCATTCTAGTCGTGCAGAAAACTTAGTCAATATGGGGTCATCGAAGTTTTTCACTACGTAGTGAACATGGCAGCGATCGACAACCAGCACTGCATGTTGGAGGAGCGGCAACATCGCGGCAATCAACAATCAGCACTGCATGTTGGAGGCAGTGCTATTTGACGCGGCAGCCCTATTTTCAGACGCCGGCCAGATTCGATAGGGCAGGGCATTGGCGGGGTCCGGGCATTCGGCACAATCGGAAAAATTGACCCCACCCGGTCAACCGTCATTCTCGGAATGCCGGACCGGCGGAAATGCTTGTTTCTCTATAGTATGGGTAGACATTATCGGGCAACAATGCTTGCCCATACAATGATACAAGCATAGGGCAATGGGTGTTTCCTCTTGTTTCAAGTCTGCAATCTGCAACGTGTTGCGTATCCTTGCCCCTGCCTACCCTGCTTTGCTACAGACTCGACAAGCAAGGGCAAGCAAGAGGGCAGGAAGCAAGGGCGGCGGAGACTCGACTAGCCTATACCCTAGTCAACAAAGCGCAGCAATAAGAGGGGTAGGCAGTCTATTTGTTATAATAATAACAGCCAGAACAGACATTAAACTCCCTAATTCCGGCAAGTGTAACCGCGCGCGTGTTATTCCTGCCTGTCCTGATACTCTGATAATATGATAATTATCATATATTATATTTATTTTCGTAAAATCAGATATAGGTGAATATATCACAGTAATATAGCCACCCCTCCCGTATCATGGCTATTTATTGTCGCAAGTCTGTAGTCTGTAATAAGTTATGTCAATTTTAGTCATTATCATCGAATTGTATCAGCGTATCAGGGAAGGGCAACAATGCTCGCATACTATACCACCTATTGCCATAATGAATATACCAATAAGGGTAGGCATGTCTTCCTATCGCGTCATGCCAATTGATAATGTCAGTATCATAAGTAACTTAGTAATGATTATTGCAGCCCGTTCTATTGTTGCCACCTATTGCTATACTCAATAGCCTAATAAGGGTGGGATATGTCCTGCCGTCCTGTCCTGCCGTCCTGTCCTGCCGTCCTGTCCTGCCGTCCTGTCCTGCCGTCCTGTCCTGCCGTCCTGTCCGATACTCCGCCGCCCTCTATGCTGGCCCATAGTCAACCCGCCCGCAACCCGCCCGCAACCCGCCCGCAACCCGCCCGCAACCCGCCGCC